TTCCTGGGTGTTGTTAATAACGAGAGTAAAGATTTCGGCTGTTTTTCCAGGCGAGTAACGAACGCATCTTCCAGCTTTTTGTATGCTAGATCGTTTGGAACTATCTACATCCATTATAACGCCAGTTGTTAAACCAGCAATATCGCAGCCCTCCCTGCACATTTTTGAGGAGTTAAGTACTCCTTCAGTAGCAACGTTAAAATCTTCGATTGCCTTTTTGTTTTCAGATGCTTTCTTGCCAGAGTGTAAAACAATCCCTCTTTTTATTGATTCTGCAAATTTTATTGTTGGACAAAAAGTTATGCATTTTGTGTCTTGTCTAGCATCTAAAATCTGTCTGCAAATTTCAATTTTCTTCGGATGATTCTCTATAAAAGCCTTTCTTGCGTGTAATGCCTTCATTCATTGTGCTGCCATCTGCAAAACAGTTTTTGGATCAGACCCAATCTGTTTCGCAAACTTATTGCGATACGGTCATTCTTGCAAAGCTGACATCGCACAGTTAAAATCGAAGCCAAAGAACGCAAAATAACTATTAAATTTCCTATCTAGTTCCTTATATTCTTTTAAATCAACATTCAAGAGAACAAGATAATGTTTCGCAGGTGAAACCCATCCATTTTGTGTTGCTTCATCAAGAGTAATTGTGTCACATACCGGTGCATACTTTTTTATAATTATCTCTTTCCCATCAAGTCTTTCAAGAGTTGCAGTAAGTCCTAAAATCATTTTATAGTTAACTGCCGTAAAAATCTTCTGAAACATGTCTGAGGCTGTAGCATGAATTTCGTCAACTATCAGTAAATCAACAACATACGTATGTTTAACGATTGTATTCACTATAATTACATCGCAATTATTAACAAGACTGTATTTTTCTAATTCTGCAATCCATTGATCTTTCAAGTACTGTGTAGGAACACTAACAATTATATATGCATCCGGATTTTGTTTTAGTAGCAACGAAATTGCCATTATTGCCAATCTCGTTTTGCTTAACCGAAGCCAGTGCACGCTGAGACGACTGCGGTGCAACTGGCTTCTACTCATCGTTTTAATGCAAGTTTTTGTCGTTCTGTTCTAGTAAGCATATTAAAATAACATTAATTGTTTCGATTTAATTGCATCTATTATTTTATATGCCTCAGATCGATAATAAGTATAATTTATATGTCGTTCTTTTATTGGCATTTCATTAAACTCGTTATATAACGTTACTTTACTAGGGCACATCGAAATGTAGTTCTTTAATTTTAGAGTAAGAGGATCTCTTTTACATTTATACATTTTTCCTCCATCTGTGGACATATAATAACGATTTATGCGTCTAATTATATGCTCGTTATATTCTACAAGAAAATCTTTACTAACCTTCTGGTAAGTACAAAATTTTAATATATCGTCGCACTCTTTAAGAGTTTCATCAACTTCTTTTCCAAGTACAAGATAGTTATTTATAGCTTCTGCAACAATTGTTGGAGCCATCCCTTTCCCAAGAGTAACAGAGTCAATAAAAAGGCCCTTCTTTTTAATTAATTTTGGATCATGTGTCTCAGACCAACCCTTTTTAACTCCAACATAATCGTTAATTGCAAACTGATAAAAACGCTCAAAATAATCTGCCTCTAGTGTTAATTTGGTAGTTTTCTCTCACCAGTTAACAACATTTTGCATTTCATTAAGTTTACTTTTATCAAGCAAAATAAACACACCATCTGTGTTGGATTGGATAATTTGTGCTCCAATTTGATCAAGAGCCTCTGCTAACATTAAAAGCATTAACTGTCCATTTATTCGGATTGTTAATGCTGTTTTTGGAGAATATACCCAAGAATGTTCTGATTGTAAGTTTCCAGAAAGTCCATTTAATGCAAGTTTTAGTGTTTTGTCAACAAGTTTGTTACCTTCGTGTTTTGCCTTCACACGATCGTCTTTAATCTTTTGATAAACAGTTAAAAACGCTTCGCCAAGATGTGGGGGATATACTTTGTGTTGTAATATAATACTTGGATACATAGAGGTAACATCTTGATCTATAAGCAGTTGCGAATCTTTAGGCTCAAATTGCTCTGGCTCATTAACACTATGTATTCCTCCCATGCCAAATGTGTGAGGAACCCCTCCGAGTATAAATTTTCTTTCAAAAGAGTTATCGTTTGGAGTAATTGTTTGATTTTTAAGGTCTTTTAAAAGGTCTTGTAAAGTTTTGGTTTTAAATTGGATAAAATCGAAAATTATATCACCTAAACAAAGAGATGTGCACTCACTTTTTTTGTCTTTTATTTCATTTCAAGTAAGTCCAGTTTCTTTTAAATAACGAGATTTTATAATTTCCATTCCAATATTAACGCCATCCTTGCTAAGTACGTTAATTCCATATTCTTTTTCAATTGCTAATCTAAGATCAATATCTTCTTTTAATCGAGAAAGCAATTCACAAGTAGATTCGACATCATTTCTATTATATTCAAGAACATCATCAATGTCGTTTTGCGGAACTAACGAGTTAAAATCGCCATCATATTCCTGCACATTTTTATATTGCATTGTCACTTGCATCTCTTTTAATCCAACACGTAACTTACTAGAAAACATCATTGCTAGTAGATCAAAACTTGGAAAAAGATGCGCATATTTATATTTTGATCACGAGGAAAAATTATTGTCTTTTGTTTCAATAATTGTATCACTAAGTTCTTTTATTTTTCGACATATATTATAATAATCATCAAAATGTAGAACCTCGTAACTCATTAAAATATAGTTAATTATAGGATCATCATAATGTAGATTATTATAGCCACAAAATATAATATTTTTATTGTGAAATATATTATATATGCTTTCAATTTCATTATTTCGAGACGATATTTCATAATTAACTATATTTCCAGATTCACTGTTTTTTATGCAACAAGTGAACAAGTTTGGAAACACTTCTACATCGTACACAAAAACAGTTTTTCCTTTAATAATCATTACTTTTCAAACTTTAAAAGTTCAATTCCTTTATAATTGGCCACCTCTTCTATTTGTTTGGCAATTCCAGTCCACCTCTTAATATGCCAATCTGTATCTTCAGAAAGCATTGGAAAAACTTTGTCTCGCATAAGTCTCAGAGTATCAGAGGAAAGACCAGAAATCTTTGGCAGTGGAGCAAGATGAATAAGCGCCCTAAACTCACTATAAGAAAAACCTCTTGGATCAATTCTCAACTTTACTTCACTAGGCATTAAACAACGTTCCTTTACAACATCGAGCCATGGCCTTTTCTTTCCTTCATCATCTCTTTCAGAAAGTTCTTCTTTCTCAGGCTCAGTAAGTCAGATTCCTTTGGAAAGGATAAAATGCTGCGAAATCATTTTTCTATTAATAACTTCAAGCTGGTCAAGACAAGCGGCGATAAGATCACCATAAGTCACACTCTCAAACTCCTGTGGTAAGTGATCAAACAGAGTAGAGACAGGATCAGAGTCAGTAAGATTGTTTTGCTTTTTGTACTCCCTAATAAGAGTAACAATTTGCATTGGAGTTTTAAGTGCTTCAATATTGCATTCATATATCAAGTATCTCTTGAATAATTCTGCATTGCATTGATTGATAAGGTATTGCATATTTATTTTAGTTTGATACTTTCCAGGCACGTACTTATCTTCGTTATATAGCATTTCATGCACATGCTTATATGCACGATTCAACTCCGTAGCATCCATATCCATCAACCGTATTTCCTCTCCGGACCTACGCTTTCATACGTACTGGTTAATATCTGTCTTAATTGCCTGTGCAATTGCACTTCCAAACTCTGTTGTGTTTTCTTTCATATCTAAAAACTATAATTTTTATCTTTTATATCTTTTGTTTTTATAAAATTCATAAAATAAAGTGCAGTGTACTTATATCGCTTAACTTGGTCTGTGTTTGCCTCCAAATATTCATCGCCAGCTTCGGCATATTCAAAAGTAACAAAACCTTCGTCCCCGATTGTTAAAGTACCTACATTTTGTCAATTCGGACATTGTGTAACAGTTATATACTTATACAAACTCTTATCATCTTCGTCCAAATTTTTAAAGACGTAATTAATATAAATTCCGTCTTGTTTAGCAACTAGTTTCCCGTGGATTGTTATCTTCTCCGCACTCATAAAGTTTGTCCATCATTCTTCTAATTGTACACAAAGAACTATCTATCAATTCAAGATGCTCCTTAATCATCTTCTTGTAGATTTTAACGAGATCTTTTTGCTCTTTCTCAATTGGACATTCTTCTTCCTGCGTTTCAATTGCAATTTCTACAGTTGGCTGCTGCTCTTCAGATTCCTTATATTTCATCTAGTGCAATTCTATAAACGGATTCATGTAAATCGAGGTCGTAATTCAATTCGAGCAAATTATATAATCTAGATGTTAAATAAAATTCATACTTATCAATATAAATTTTCATTGTAAAATCATCTTCTGTGGTAAAATAACGAGTCATATCTTCCTCGCTAAATTGTATAAGACCTTCCTCAATTATATAATCTCCTTGCTCAAAAAGCCAGATATTATCGACAATTCCTTCGTCATAAATATCTAACTTATTCAAAAACAACTCAATCTTTCTATCTAAAATTAAATCATTGGGATTGTGGTGTTTTATATTCAAGTACCAATGATTCCCAATTTTCTTAAAAATCAATCTTACAGATTTCATCTTCTGGTATATTCAAGCATTGTGCCGCGTGTACAGCTAACATATCTGCTAACTCGTTATATTCGTCACCATTGTGCCCCTTAACTCAAACAAAAGTCACATTGTGTCTAGGCAATTGTTCAAGTAATTCTCACCACAAATCAAGATTCTTTTTGGTAAAATCCTGATCATCAAATCACTTTTTTGCATGCCCATTAACAATCGAGTTAATAACATATTGGGAATCACAGTGAATTTCTAGTTCTGTTGGTTCCTTAAAATATTTCAGAGTTTCTAAAACACCACGAATTTCGCATCTATTATTCGTGGTGTTTTTTAAACCCATATAAAGCTTTTTAAAGACTTTTCCGTCTTTTAGAATAACAGAACTTCATCCACCCGCTTTTATCGAGTCCTGATACGAGCCATCACAGTAAACAACATATTTCTCCATTAAAACTTAATCGGATAAGTCCAGTCGCAAGCCTCGTCTTCTAGTTCGAGACATCTCTGCGTACAGATTTTTCCCAATTGTGCCTTATTTTCGATATACATAACATCAATTGGATTGTTCTCTGCACGAGCAAGTGCGAGTTTCTTTCCCACTTCCTTGTTAAAAACATCTTTTGTGGAACATCTTGATACACCAAAAGAAAGGGTCTTTTTCTCGGAGTCGTAAATGGAGCAAATTGTTACTCTTGGCACACTCTTTTTCTTGCCAGTAGGATCACCAATTGCAGTAATAACTTCATTGTTGGCATCAAGCAACACTGGAACCATAGCAACCTTGTACTCAGTTCCATAAAAATACCTAATCGATTTCATTTTGTTTCTTTTTATAAATTAATAATAACCAAGTAATTGCGGCTAAAACAAATACTTCTATAAACATACTAAGACAAACCATAACTCCCATTGCAGCACAAACCCAAACAAGGATTGCTGTAGTTAAGTTGTGAACATTTTTGTCCTTAAAGATCAAACCGGCACCTACAAAAGATATTCCAGAAACAATCTGCGCAATAACGTGATAATCAATAACTCCATCACTGTTATATGCCGTATAGGTAAAAGCAAATGCACCTAACATAACAAGTGCAATTGATCTAAACCCAAGATCTTTTCCAGATGCTTCTCGTTGTATGCCAATTATATATGCTATAGCAAGTATATAAACAATTTTAATCAGAAATAGTATCTGTAGGTCTATCATCTAACAAAATAACTTTTATATTGTCATACTTACCTTCGTAAGTAAACCCAACAATTGTTTTTTCTTTTATTTTGTCTCCTATGGTCAAGTAAGGACCAGCATCGAAATCAATTGCAACTATATCATGTGTATCAGGATCAGTTGTAATAAGCATATATTTATCCAGATCTGGACAACCAGGCCATTCTGTATAAACGGAATATGTTGCATTGTCTCCACTAACTTTTTCAAGCAGCAGTTTCTTTATTTGCCCGGTTCTAGCATGTCCTAATGGTGCTAAGTTAATTATTTCCTCAAACATAACTAAACTATTTGTGCTGCCATTTTTGGGGCAACAATTGCATCGGTATTTAAAAAGAGTAGCATAATCGAAATTGCATTTTCAAAAGCAAGTCTAACTGCTTTTGCTGGATCAACAATTCCAACTTTTATCATATCTTCAACAAAACAACCGCGTAAGGCATCAAAACCAGCGTTATTTTCAACTAGATCAATGTACTTCTCCGGATCTCTACCAGACGTAATAACAAGATTTTCAAAAGGGAATCTAAGGACATTTTGGATAATATAACCTCCCCAACCAAATTCTCGGGTAATAATTTTCCTTGCTCGCACATATATAGTTGCTCCGCCGGGAACAATGCCCTCCTCTATAGCTGCTTGTGTAGCACAAACTGCATCATCAACTCGGTCTTTTCTTTCTCGCATTTCGAGTTCGGTACCTCCACCAACGTGGATAACACAGATTCCACCAGTAAGTTTCGCAATTCGCTCCTGTAGGAACTTTTCAACAAAACCTCCTTGTTGTACAGGATCTGCTTTTACTCGCTCGTATTCTGCTTTTAAGTCTGTAATTCGAGATTCAATAAGATCGGCATTCCCATTGCCTTCTGTAATTGTGGTCTTTTCTTTTGTAACAACTACTTTCTTGCAAGAGCCAAGAATGGCATTGGTTGCGTCAACCAATTCGAGTCCAGAGTCATAAGACACGTTAAAACCACCAGTTAAGATGGCAATATCTTCAAGAACTTTCTTTCGATATTCGCCATAAGATGGGGCCTTTATTGCACAACAATCGAGAGTGCCGTTAAGTTTGTTAAGTTTCAATGCCTCAAGCACAGCATCGTCATAATCTTCTGCAATAATCAAAATAGGCCTACCTTCTTCTACAACTGGATTCAAGATTCCAACAAGATCGCGAGTTCTAGTGATTTTATGTTCTGTTATAAGCACATAAGGATTTTCAAGAACACATTGATCTTTTGTTGTATCTGTAACAAAATGTGGAGAAACATAACCTCGATCAAACTGCATTCCAGAAACAATATCGATCGTAGTATCTGCGTTTTTGGACTCTTCTACGGTAATAATTCCGTCCCTACCTACTTTAAGAAACGCATCAGCAATAAGTTGCCCAAGTTCAGGATCATTATTTGCAGAAATTGTTGCAATATTCTTTATATCAGCATCTGTAATTTCGATTGCATTTGCCTTTATAAAATCAACAACAGCTTTCTTTGTTCGCTCAATTTCCTCTCTAAACTGCACTTTTGGTTGTTTGTCAAGATATTGTGCAAGTTGTACACAAAACGCATAACCGAGAATAGTTGCTGTTGTAGTACTGTCTCCCACTGTGTTAACCGTACGGATTGCAGCCTCTTTAAGTAATTGTGCACCAGCATTTTCAAAAGGATCATCGAACTCGATTTCTTTTGCTACAGAAACACCATCTTTTGTAACATGTGGCTGTTTTCCAATATCACATAAAACTACACTAGCACCATTTGGGCCAAAAGTAGCTCCAACAGTAGTGGCGAGTTTTTTCATTCCAGAGAGCATTAACTCTCTAGCTTCTTTGTCAGTTTTTATTTCTTTAAACATAATTAAAACCCAATTTTATTCTCTTTCTTGGTAGTACAATCTGTCTTATCGAAGTTATATATCTCAGCGAGTGTCATTGGTTCATAACTATCAAGAGTTATTCCTTGCTCGTTCAAAAGAGTCTTTGTTTTCTCAACGCAGAGTTTCTTAAACTCATAATTAACAAAACAACGACCTTTTCTTAAAAGAGCCTTATCAATCGTCTCAATATTTGCATTAAAAGTACAGATAAACTTAATATTAAACACATCTGACATAATTCCATCAGTCATATTCAATATATTCGATATTGCTCCACTAAAATTTGTCTCTTCGTCACGATCTTTTATAACCTGCTCACAATCTTCAAGAATGAAAATACTATCTCTATTTTCAAGCATGAAAGACATAAACTCCGGAGATGCAAGGGATTCTGCTACGGTATTAGTAACTAAGATATATCTTTTTGGGTAACTCGTTATCAATGAGCGTATTAGGTTTGTTTTTCCTGAACCTGGGATCCCATTGAGCACAGCAAGCCCACATTCACGACTTTCAATAAACTTAATGAGATCGTCGTAAACAGGGATAAAATCGTCATTGTAATTCTTTTTAATATCAACGATAGTTTTATTAATCTTCGCTGGTACGGAGTAAAAAGATTGATCATAAACAACAAGACGAACCTCAGATGTTTTTGGTCCCTCGTCTTTCTTTGCTAGTACCTCGTCGAGATCGCTAATTAATTTTTCGTAATCAAAATCAAGACTAGTAAAATAAACAGTAATTGAATTTACATCTATATATATAGCAAAATTCTCACTAATTACTTTGATACAACTTCCAACCCATTGTCCTCCAACGTAAACTTCGCCGTCGTCATCATCTTCATCGGCAGATGATGTCTTTCGATCATCAATAGTAGCAGAAAAGAGTACTTCTGCATCTGGATATTTTTCTTGGAGAGTAATTGCGTCCTCCTTTTTTAACTCGAACTTTCCGTGTTCATCACTAAAAACATGCACCGCCTTGTGAGTAAACTTTCCAGACGCATTATTAAACGCCTTTTCAATTAAAAACGTACCCTGTCCACTAAAACAATCATTAATGTTCTCGATGTTCTTTAATTTGGTCTTGTTGTTCATTTAACATTTGATTTCTACAAGCGATATCTAACTCAGAAAAAGGCATTGTGTGCCCATTTTCAGAGAAATAGAGCAGATTGTCCTTAATTTCAAACAAGTAATTATCGCCTTGTAAGTTTCACATTCATTTATTTTCTTTTATACAATTATATCGAAAGATTCCCTCTTCCTTTGTAATAAAAGATTTTTTATTCATTTTATCATTATTCACATCTTTATTTGCTAGTTCTGGTGCATATTTTTTAAAAACTCCAGAAATAGTTTTTTTAGATGGATTTCCTAACGCCTTTTGCATATTTGCGTAAGTTCAATTGGCTTCTCGCATTGCTAAAATACACAATTCAAAATCGTTAGCTTCAGGGATATTGTTGGGAAAGATCTTTTAACCCCAACTCAGTTAATTTATTTTTATAATTCATTTGCATAACAAACACATAAACAATAACGCCCGTTACATATACAATATGGGAAATTGCCGACATATTTAATTGGGCCACATATTAAACCCTTTTGAGAAAATCGCTTGTCAATCTGTGAGAAAATAACTTTTACTATAGTAACAACCTGTCCTTCTTTTGGAAAAATTATTTCAGCGTCAATTAATTTATCTCTTTGTAACATGCTACTCTACAATAATCTAAACTGTTTTTAAAAATCCAAGCAATACCTCCCCAATCGATTTTATAAACCTTAATTGCATTTTTTCGATCATATAATATGCAATTTTTATATCTTTTAAAACTCCGAACTTTATAATTCTTTTTATTGTCCGGAGATTTTATTTCCGGGTCAATCCAACTAGACATTGCGATATTTACAAAAATTACAATAATGTGAGACACAATTATCATCTAGCCAAAATCCAGTATTTATCCCGAGATGTCCAGCACCACAAGCAGTAACAATTTGACTTCTATTTATATGTCCAGGATATTCAGATATTCCAAAAAATTGTATTGGTACAACTTTTATTATATCATCTTCTTTCGGAGGTAGTATCTCGGCGTCTATATAAATTTCTCGTAACTTCATTTGTATAACCAACCGTAAGCAATTTGATCCAAGGAATGTATTATATCTTCATCATTAAAAGAGTGAACTGTAATTCTTTTTTCAGGAAATTGTACGAAATGTGCAACAGATATTCTTACATTAAATGGGGGGCGTTTTATTTCAACATCTATAAAATTAGACATCATTTTCTGCATCCCAGATCTCCTTATCAATAAAAATATTACACTCTTTATCATTATCAACGAAAGTACACTCAGTTATAAGTTTTTCGTTAACTCCATAACCCATTCCATCATCTTCCAGTGTTCTTGGATAAACATCCAATCTAGGATCATTAAAATCTATAACCCCATCCTTTATAAAAGGCAAGTACTTTAATATTTCTCGCCAAGTAAGAGCATAAACTGGCCAACCTTGAAAATCTTTACTAATTTTTTTCATATTTTCTCCATTTATATATTCTTTGTTTTGTAGTTGTTGGTCTACTAAAAAAGCCGTTATACACTTTTCCTCGACAAATTTCTCCGTCATATATTGGAATTATTTTTTTAATATTAGTCCAATCCCATTGAACAATTTTTAATCCTACATATTTCAATATCTTCTGGAACTTGAACAATTTCAGAGTCTATATATTCATCCATTTATATATCCAATCTTTGTGTACTAACTTATTGATTCGACCTCGAACTATTTTCCCAATTAAAAGAGTATCGTGTTCTTTGTAATGATCGGGTAAAAGGTAGTTATCTCCTATTCTATATTTAGCCATTTCTATTTTAACACCTTCTAGAACTGGAACAATCTCTGCATCTATATACTTTTCCATACAAAAATCTTATCATACGGGAAATATGTGTCAATTCCCAATATATTTGCTTGTACATTTATTCCATCAAAAATTCCAGAAAAATCTAAAACGCCATATTCAGGAACAAACAAAATTGGCTCATTTACTCTAGGTGCTTTTATTTCGGGATCATAAAAAATATCGTGATTCATATTATATATATTTATAACAAACTATTTCTCTAGCGCCACAGACACATTTGTACTTAAAATTAAAAACAGTTCCTGTCAAAATTCCTTCACCAAAATCAAGGTACTCACCATAGCCTCGGCATACAACATACCGATACATAATAATACGACCATTTGTTGGTAATTTTATTTCTGCGTCTATCATCCTAAAATAAAAACATTGCCATAGGGAGTTGCCCCTATAAAATCATTTAATTTATTTTGTCAGATATAACTGACGGCATAAACTTTCTTTTTGTCTCCGTCCAAACACAAACAAGATCTACTCATCTGTAAAAAGAATGGGCTTTTTATTTCTATGTCAACCATACTAATAATATTCTCAAAATAAAATTTCAGACCAAGCAAGGTCCATATTTTTAAAAATTCCCACTTTAGCACGCGTTTCAGAGCCGTACTTATAACAAACGATAATTTTAGTCGATTGCGGTGGATATTTTACTTCAATATCATATCTTTTTAATTCTTTTTTCATAGCTAAAAACATAAAAACCCACTGGACTTCACAGCCGAGTGGGAATAGAATTTTTCAATGTAAAATATTTATAATCAATTAGTTAGGCACCCTCGGCCCGAATCCAACAGGCACTTAAGGATTTGAAGTCCCCAGTTCTAAGCATTAAACTACGAGGGTAAAAACCACTATAAAGTCAGTGGTTAACTATAGATTTTTGATTATAAATTTTTCGTTATCTATAAGCAAATATTGTTCCAAATTAGTATCACAACACCAAATATCAACTGGTTTTACAACTATATCTGGGCCATATGTGTGATCCGTACCTTCCACATCCCCAAAATCATTAATTATGTGTATGATCTTTTTAAAAGTGGTATGTCCAATAACTTGTGTATATCCATCAAGAGCATCCTTCATAAGAGTCTGGGGACGTATCCATGTGCAGGGCTGAGTTCTGCTAGTTCCGTAGTAATCCATGTAATTATCTGGAGTAAATCCAAATAATTCACTAGGCGGGAGTTTGTTAATATCCTCTACTTTTTCACAGCCTGTTCTGGCAAACCAAGTCTTGGAAATTCCAGCATGTGAAAATATGATATTATCAACAACATTAACCCATTCTGTTGCATCAAGCCATTCTTGCTTGTGTTCCTGAAACCATTGTTCACACTTACTTCCGGCTCTAGGAGAACAATCTGCCCAACTATATCCGAGTTGCTGGTCATGATTGCCCCTCTGTATGTGCATTTTATCACCAAAATCTTCTTTTAAAGATAAAATGCCTTCCATTACCATTATCTGGTCGTCTTGTGTAATCTTCGGGTTGTGTGTCGAAAAGAAATCTCCAGTCAAATTAATCATATCGACATTATCTACTTCTTTTCGTATTATCTCAAAAACATCAGTACGACCATGAACATCACCTATATTCAGTATTTTCATTATTTTAAAATAAGAGTTTTTCCAGACTGCTCTAAACTATTTCTATTATAAGGACGTGTAATTGTAAAAGTGGTGTCTATAAGTTTTCCAGCATTATCTGTATAAACTATAAACACCACATTTTCTTTCCTTTCTACAACTCAACCATCATAAAGACTTTCTCCAATTTTAACTTGGACATCGTCATATTGTTTGATATCGTTAAGTTGAGTAAGACTAGTAATTGGTTCAGAAACAACTGGTTTTTTAAATAAATCTAGAAATTTTCTAAACCAATTCTTCATCGTCTGTTTCTATATCTCAATTCATATCGTTAAAATCAACATAATTCTTTCTATGGTCGATTTTAATTCTTTTCTTTTTGCTTTCTCCAGACTTGTGTCTAAAACGCTCAAAAGTAGCTTCATCTTCATAACGATCTAGACTACCTAAAAGATTTTTTCCCATTCTTGTTTTTAATTAATTTTAATATCTTTTGATATACAAATATAATAAAAACTTTTATTCTTCGCAATCTTTTTCATAGATTTCTGAAAGTTCTTCTACTCGATCTTTCATCGATCTATAAATTGTTTCTGGAAAGAAAGTCATTCCAACCATGATTGTTTCTAGCATCTGCATCATATCATCGCCATTAACATCTTCGTATGGTCTTTCTATAACTATCTTTCTATCAGATTGTTCTAGTGTAAGTCTAGTAAATCGGTCCTTTTCCATTAACTTAAGGGTTTTTCAAAAATCATTTTTGTTTCTGGGAACGTACCCCCAATCCATAACTTTCTCAAATCGTGCGTCTTATGTAGCTCTTTCTCTGTGAGTTCATATATTGAACGAAATTCATTATTTTTAAAATCAAATAAAAAGAACTCATCACAAAGATCAAAAGAAAGTAACTGCGGATTATTCGTTAAAATGTTTATATCGGCACTAGCACTATAAAAGCGCACTTGTTCTAAATTATATGTAGTTCCCATACCAGCATCTATGGTAGTAAACTTAGCATCTTTTTTAACGTTAAGTTTACCTGCTGCCATATATACTGGGCCATCATAAAAATAAATTGATTTTATCATTATTCGGCTACAACATTTCCAGACTCATCGTAAATCTTTCCATCAATCAAGAAAGTCTTCTTACCAGCCTTACTAGTAAATTCCTTCTCGACTTTCATTCCAGATTCACGAAGATCTGTTGCAATTCGTGTTGTGTGCTGCATATTATACATTGCCTGCATTACCTGCTCACGTGTTTCAAGTGGTCCAAAATGTGAAAGCGCTTCTTGCATGTTTTTCTCATCTTCATCACTATACGCAACACCCACAGGAACATCTGCAATCTTAACAAGACGCATTCCTGCATTAAGAGTGTCTACTACTCCATACTGTTTAATTGGCTCTGCTTTTTCAGCATCAATCTTCTTTTTTGTTTCTACGAAACTCATAATTAACAAACCTTGTTTAAATTGTTTATAATAATATTAAATTTTTCTGCCCACTTTTTTATAAATTCACTAACGCCTGGGATTTCGTCAATTTTACAATTATATTTTCCGTGGGCTTGTTCAATTTCATAACTATCACCTGTTGGGATTATATCAACCGTTACTAAGGACTTATCTAATTCTCCGTTTTTACGTAAAAATAAAATTATATTACGGCCTTCAACAATTCGTTTCAGATAACTTCCAACACAATGATGTAGAGTACTCCCTTCTGTTACTATGTCTTCTGCTGTTTCTGGATAAAATATACTAAAAATTTCATCTGAAAATTCATATTTTGGAAATGTTTCCTTAATTTTTAGATATTTTTCTAGTAAAATTCTGTCCTTGTTTATTTCATATATATTTAATATATTCCAATGTAACTCTGATACTTGTCTTTCACTTTTAATATCGAGAAAATGGGCCGGCTCAGCATTCGGGTACATTTCCTTAAACATTGTGTAATAATCAACATATTCTGTGCAAGCAAAATATGTTGCCCATTTAGATAATTTATTTATTACATGTTCTGTCATAACAAAATTTGGAAACAATCGGTCAATTAGAGTGATATAACTATATAAGTCAGGCAATTTATAATCTGGGTGGTCTATTAAAATCTTTGCAGTACATTTCATATGCAAAATAGTTCTGATTCTAGACTTATTTTTTTCATAAAAAGGACGCGGCATTTTTAAAAACCCAGCTGGAGATTTTTCATTTGAGCAGATTGGGCAAGTAAAATTAAAAACTCCGTTATTTTCAAGATACTCACCAAGATCCTCTTCTACTGGAGTTATATTATGCCAATCTTTAATATAAAATGGGGATAAGCCTTTTTTAAACATATTTAAAACTGCTGGATCAGTAAAATCCTCTTTATGAAGATATTGCCAAACTAATGGTATTCTATATTTTCCGTTAATTATTGATAATCCTTTATTTTCGTCAATTGTACATCCATAACTCTCTTTTGTTCCATTGATAACATATTCTTTAATTGCAGCAATTTCGTTTTCCCAGAGTGTTGTTTCGATTGGGCTCAATTGTGAAAAATAAGTATACTTTTGATATATAGTTCGTATAAAACGTTCCATATCACAAGGTCCAAAATATTTAAAATTATTCGAATCCTCAGTACAGATAGCATATTTACCAACACGATAATAAACTGTGGCTATTCCATTGTGAAACATATTATCATCATCCCAAACTCTATATTCCATTATATAATAACCATTTACTTTGGGAGTAATTGTGTGTCTTTTTAGATCGTCAACAACATATCTCATAATTAAAAAATTTTAAAATTTGTCATCCCGTGGGGAATCGAACCCCAATTTCTTCGTAGAGCGAACTAGCCATTATTCGACAGGATGAGATTTCCCTAGTTGGAATTTTAAGTTTGATAATAAAATTGTTAATAATTGTTAAAAACTAGGGAAAATAAAAAATTATTCTTCGTATATAACTTTGTCCTTTATTTTAGGATAGTAATACTCTTTTAAGCGTTGAACCTCTGCCTTTGCGTTGGATAGATATGGGTATTCCATATCAAAATAACCACCATAGTTTTTAACAGAGCTCCAACCTAGCCAAGTTTTTCTTTTAACAACATAACAGATTCTTCCATTTTTGTTGCGTTCAATTATTCTAAACTTGTACATATTTCTTCGATTTTATAATCTTTTATGCTTTCTTTTGGAACTCCAAAAAACTTTGCTAGTTTTTCTTTATTCCATTTAAAAGTGCGTCTAAAACTCTTAAGAACGCAATGTTCTAATTCACAAGTAATTAAGTATTTCATTATATACTAAAAATAAAAACAAACAAAATTAATGCAATAACAAAAAATATAACAGAGCCTATAATAGAAAGGTTCTCGATATTCTTTTTAACAGAACTAAACTCAGCATATTTGTGTTTTTTGCAATATTTTTCAGCGAGCAAGTTTTCATCAATATCTCGTACTTCTATACCAAGAAATACCAAGATAATAATCAAGATAATACAAACTATTTTCATCGTCGATCAATTACAAATATACCGAATTTTTCGTAGTACCCAGCAAGTTCCTCAAGATTTCCCGTATTTGTGATTTTAAGGTACTTCTCAAGGGTTTTCTCCGAGTCGATGATAACTACATTGGCAAAATGACAAGACCCGTCAGAAGGGAATTTAATGGTGTTTTTGCGAATGTACCAAAAACATATAGCAAGTCCAACGAGACTAATTATCAGAATCCAAAAAATCATCATTTTGTTGTTTTTCGTAATCTTCAATCATTTGCTCTCGTTCTACGAGTTCATCACCATCGCGGCCATTTACATTTCCAGAAACGCCATACCAAGAGTTATACAACCCAAAATCGAGTAAAAACCTAGATTTTCTCGGAGCATGTTCATCACAATACGGACACTTCCAATACTCAACAGGGGTTTCACAAGTAGCTGGTTCTCCACAAATTATGCAAGTTCTACCCGAAATATACTCATATTTTCTAATAATCTTATATACTTCGGGAGTGGCTGCTGCTGGGTAAATCTGGAGTTCTCCATACTTTTCTTTTATATCATGGATCTTAAAAGAACGAACTGCTTTCCAACCACCTGTCTTATAAAGGGAGTGTCTTATCTCTTCCCAGAGTTGTACTCCAAACGCTTTTCTCCAACCGTATGGTATCCAAGTATGTATGGAATGTGTTGGTACACAATGAAATATGCCAAGAAAATTTTCAAGAAACCCGAGAAAATTATAATATATTTCATATTTCTTAGATTTCCAACGATTTTCTACAACTTCGAAATGGGAACCTCCAGTAGCAGAGTGATCTTCTGTGCGAAATATATGATGCTTATTATATAGGTCGCTCATTTTAGTCTGGATTTTCCAGTTTGTATAGTGTTTTCCAGACCAAACATTTCTCGGATAGAGAAAAGGAAATCTTATGCACATATAGATAGCATTAGGCATATTTCGTACATTGAACCACCAATACTTTACTTTACGCAATATCTTTTTCATTTATTAAAACTTTTCTTAATAGATCTTTTGCATAATTAAATTGCTCCAGACAAGGAGCACCCTTATTAACGCGAGTCTGGAGCAATTTCATAATTTCAGAGTGCAATTTTTTATTCATAGAGCTCATCTTCGTTATAGTTAAAATTATCGTGCTTCGATAAAACCAAAAACATTACATAAAATAGCCAGCACATAATTTTACTTCCGAGTTTGCTTAACTTTTTTAGTTTGCACTTTTACGACAAGATGTACAAGTCGTTTAATAAATTTTGATATTTTAAGATCGCAACGTGCTTCTGCAAGTAGTTTGCAGACATTCACATTGTCAGATTGTTGTAAAGTAACAGCACCACTGAAAGAAACTTTTGCCTCGTCAATTTTCATGCCAGATTGTACAATTGTCTCTTCTATTTCATGCTTAGTAAGAGCTGGATATTTCTCTAGTAGTTTAGAGAAATCAATTGTTTTATTGCAAACAATTGCAGCGTCTCCTATTGTGGTTTGGGAAGATATAACTTTAATCATAATTTAATTAATTTCATCTAGATATTCAGCAACATCATCTTTAAAAGTCTTTTCGTCAATAGCTGGATAGAAATATCGATCATCGACATTTTCTTCAGCGTCGGTAAAAACACAATAGAGAGAGTATTCGTTAGACTCCGGATATTCTTCTTCAACTGCTATAGAGTATAATTTTACTTTCCCAACCAAACCTTTTTCTTTAATTACTTGATTTATTATATTGCAAAAGTATTTCTTAAACTTGTGTAGTGAAATAGTATATTCACTTAAAACTTGATCAAATTTCATAATTACCCCCTTGCTTTATTATATGCATCAATAAGTCCGGATATCAATTCTGACTCAGTTTCACCTCTATAAGTAACAATTGTAACTTTATCAGTTGCTTCATTATATAATTCTATACGAATTACGAGTGTACTATATGTGAAATCATAGTCGAAAGTAGGCTCTTCGAACGAAATCATATCATCCTCTTCTACTTGTTCGAGAACTTTATCATAAATTTTATAAATTTCTTTAGCAAACTCGTTGTATGCTTCCGTAAAACTAGTTCGCAACTTCGTGAAAGTCTCTAATTCCATAACTACTTGATTTTTAAAAATTTACACAATTGAGCACGAGTCATAAAAAGGGTATTATGTTCCTGTTTAAGGATTTCTACGCTTTTTCTGGGATCTCTCCTACCACGATTTTCAATTACTTTAGTTCCATAGTCTACTCCAATTTCGTAGACTTTTCCGTTAGCATAATTAGCCATTGTATCTATTCCAATTTTTAAGAAATTTCAGATTTTTGTGTTGTATTGCCAAACCAAGAGCCATATCTACTCTTCTTTTGGTGTATTCGTTCATTGCATTACATGTTGGTGCTTTTATATTTTGCCACCAATCATATTCTGCTTGAAACGAGAAGTTCTTGCCCATATATGTCCGACCAGCGGCCATATAATCACAGATCATTTCTAGAAAATCATCTTTGGGCATCCGTATTCGAGAAAAAGTCTCATTATCGTAGTTATCGGTCCAATATTCATAATGATGTGTATTTCTACCTCTATGATGTAACCACGCTCTGGAAACACCTCCATTTGCTTGCTTGCATTTATTTATAGGAGAGCCTTTTCCACCATCATAATATTTAACACTTTCCCAAAACTCAGTTGGAGAAAATTTAGATAGATCGTGTACTAAACCTCTCCAGATAAGTCCTACTTGATAACAATAGTAGAAAACCCACCATTTATGCATTAAAACGGTCTTTAAGTGACCGAATATATTTCGTATCATCGAAAGATATTTTTGACTTTATCAGAAAACTAGAGAGCAAAATAAGACCAATTGCTTGCCAGATATTTATTGTAACTAAACCAAAAATAAGAGGCATAAGCCAATTCCACAAAAGCATAACAATCAGTCCTAGCCCAAAAATAAAAGCAACTGTAATAATTGCAATTATTGTAAAAGAAATTAATCCAGTTATTATTTGATCTTTTGTTTGCATATTACTCCAGATTTTTGAAATTGAGTTTTGAGTTTTTCTCTAAAAATATCCATTGCTACAACTACATCAGACTTGCCAATATAATAATAGTCAGACCAAACAGAAAATCTAGTCATTTTTACTTGAATTGTATATGCTTCTTTTTTATCGCATATAAGACGCATCATATATGGCTTTGTTACTCGACTTTCTATAATATCTATAATTGGTATATAGAGCATAACACAAGCTGCACATATAACAACAATAACAAAAATTGCAGAAAGAAAATTAAGCATTACTCGAAATATTTAATTATTGTGAAATCATCTCTTTTTCTATTAAGATAATCTTTAAAAGATTCTTTTCGATATTTAAGCTCTATTTCTCTAAGCTCCTTTACTTTATCTAGTGCGTCTATGTAATTTACATATTCATACTTTTTAAAAGGAGATAAGACATCTGCACGAGAACCTTCATATTCCCAAACAGAGTGAGAAATACCATCATCACAAACTTGCATTGTGTGTCTCTGAATATAAAAATGCTCGTTGTGTTCTACAATTCGAAATTGACAAACATCTTCATGATGTTTGTCATGATATATTGCCACTATTACACCTAGTGCGATAATAAGTAGTGTTGTTACAATTGTTAATGTTACCCACATATTATTTTTGATTTATTTTGTTAATTATATCAAAAGTACAGTTGTTTGTTATAAACTCCTCAAAATCAAAAACAAAATTTGCGCTATTTATTGGCATAATATTTTGATCCTTTTTAGGGTCTACAACAAGTAATGTTATTGGCATATCTCTAGCACTAGCATAACCTAACTCCCAAGAAACGCCGGAGTCAGAATATTGCCCAAAATATATTGCAATAACAGCATCACTATTTCTAAGAGCTTCAACATCCATATCATAAACTTTTTCAGCCCATTCAGAGTTAGTCATAATTTCTCCATTTGGAATTTTATGATCTCTAGGAAAGAAAAAGTCTGTTTCTGGAAATTGTTCCAAAAGAAAAGCGCGTAAGAGATTCAATTTTTCAATCTCTTCGTCATTAAAAAAGGGAGCAGCTACGTAAGTCATAATTTATTTTATTTGTAACAAAAGTCCAATTTTCTCCTATTTCTGGTCTTTTGAGAACTTTATCCCAAGATTGGTCATTATCCAGAAACTCTTTTAATTTTACGAGATCCTTTGTAACAAGTAATCCCACCCAATTTTTATCAATAACAAAATATTCCATAATTGTTTTTATTTAACGGTGTGTCTGATGAGACTTGAACTCATGACCCTGATATTAAAAGTATCATGCGCTAACCAACTGCGCCACAGACACATACTGGAATTAGAAACTCTTTTTAACAGGATATTGTTGACTCCAGACGACCTTTATTTTATTTGAAACAATATGTCCAGTTATTTTATTTTTAAAATAGATTGCGCCTTTCGGAATAATACAATTAACGATACAATTTGCTGAAGATTTATAACGTTCAGGGTGTGGAATATACGAATGAAAACCTTCGTCTATTACAAGTAATTTTTTACATATTGGGAGACGTCCATATCCAAGATCAAAAGGACTCATACGCTCTTCTTTTCCTAGAGTGTAAACTTTTCCATAAAACTCAGAAATAAACTGATTATCAGCAACTTTATTTTTTGTCATGAATTTTATCACTTGAATATCCTTAAAAGCAATCCGAAAATCAGTTATTTTACCAATCCAACACATAATTTATTAAGATGCTAAGATAACATGTTCTTTATCATAAGGGTCTTCCAGAACGCTTGCAATATCACCCTCGTGATCCTCAATACCATCACAAACAAGCATAAGAACTTTTGCTTCGGGGTTCATTTTAGAAAGTTCATTAATTAATTCTTTGATAGTCATATTTTATTTATAATAAAAATTAAACAATTGGAGATGTTATAAGAATCGCAGGTTCCACATCACGTAAGTCTATTACAACATCTTCTATACCTCGTTCATACTTAACTCCATTCACATAAGTAACTAAAATAACCTCTGCATCAAAATCTAAACCACAGAGTGCATTATCAAGTTCTCTTACAGTCATAATTATTTTATTTTAATTGAATATTCACATATATCATCATTGCACTCATCACAATGATCAACATACTTGTATTCTCCAACTCTTTGTGCAACATCTTGTAAGATTTGGATCACATCATCCTTATTTAAGTGCTCGATGACTTTTAAAAGTGTGTTTTTAATTTCTACTTCAGAAAGATCTTGTACGTCTTTTTTGTCTATTGTAAGACTAAAACAAGTACAACCTTCAGTGTAAACTATTTTCATAATTATCTCATTTCGCAACAGCTGATAATTTCATCAACATCCCAATATTCATGCCTTATTTTTGTAATGGCATCTTCACGGGTTTCTGCTTCAGTCCAGCATTTGCTTGTATCGCCGAACTTGTCCTTGTAATAAACTTTCCAACTTTTCATAACTATTTAATTTATAAGTGTTTGTAATTCCGGTTGGAGTCGAACCAACTACTTGCTGAGACTTCATCATCAGGGGCTGCCCTGACTTAGGCCATGCTGCTCTACCGTTGAGCTACGGAATCAACCAAGTTTCTCCAATAAAACCAAACACATTACAATGGAGAAACTATTTCTTCAACATTTCTACAAGTTCGTCTGCATAAGATACGGCAGATTTTGAAAAATAATTCTCATCTGTATTTTTAGAACGCAATTCTCTTGCCGAATCACATCCAACTAGAGATGCCATTATCTGAATAGCGGCTTTTATCCGTATGCTTTCCCAATCAAACCCCTTATCCAGTTGTTCTTTTGGAGTGATATCTAGATGATAATTTAATTGGTCAAGAGTACTTGGGCAACATTTAATTTCTCTTGGAGAATTTTCCCAAGTAACATCCTTGAATTCATTGAAATCAAGTTCGATAGAACCTTTTCTTACCTGGGTAAATATGCCGTCAATTTTATCCTTAACAGGCTTAACTGAATAGGCATATAATTCTCCATTTCTATCTCTTGCTATCCACATAATTATCTTCCCTTTTTTTGTTAACCATATCCAACCAAGTGTTCAGAGCATCAATTGCCTTGTCTGGAATCTCTTTTACCTTAGGATTGTCTTGACAATAATCAACTATTGTTCCTGCACCATAGATGAGGTACAAGTCCTGTTTCGATGGAATGAGGCAGCAAAAAATACCAAAAATCAAGGCTGTAATACCGGATGTAATTGCCGATTTCTTAACTGTCTTAAAACAATATGATTCTTTGCCGTCTGCAATTATGATAAAACAAGCAATTGAAAGCAATATGAACGCAAAAAACGCGACAATTGCAATAATGAACGACGCCGCACTAAAACTTCCAAGAACTGTTATCCAATAAATTTCACTCATAATTATTCCTCCATAAATTTTATAAATTCCTTTTGTCCGTTCGGTAAAACATCCGAATCACGCAGCCAATCATCTATTCGACAATCTTCGGCAAGATAACCCTCGAACCATGACATAGCTTTTTGTGAAGCAGACTTATATCCTGCAAGAAAAGCCTTCATAACAGCGATGTTCATTGCGTTTTGAAAGTCGTTATCTGCAACAGAGTGATTTTCAACAAGATACTTATTTGCGAGTTCTATTGGTTTCATATTCTCCACTTCGTTTCAGCGCTTCAAGACATTCTATACAGATTGGTCTATTACGCCAAGTGATATACCCGAGACCATCAGTGCCAAAAGCAGGTCTTTTGTGGCATCGGGTACATATTCGGTTTGATTTAAAATTCATTACAACAGCGGTTTGGCGGTTTCCAAGAGGTCCTTGAAGACATTGATAAACTCCTCAGCCGTGGTCATGTATTCAAAAGACAACCCGCACGAATTAAGTATCATATCACTCACCATTACCTTGCCGCCCTGTGACATGATTTTAAAGCGCAGAGGCATTCTTTTACAGTCTTTTACCCAAGCATTCCGCAGCTGAATCAGCTTCATGTAGGCAATGAAAGCCTCACAGAGTTCTTTTGACATTCCGCATTGTAGAAATTCTGAGTTATTGCCGATATATGCATTTATTTTGATGCTTGCGTCTTGAATCGGACGGCTCTTTTTAAGATATTCCTCCCAAGACATCGGTCTGTCGTTGGAGTTGTACCAATTCGCATATTCAGCAGAACGCCTGCCCCAAACCTCGTTTCCCTGTGCGGTCAATTCATAGTCAAATGCGGTGATTATAAAATCTCCGTCATACGAGGTGTGCTTCAATCCTTGTTTGAAGCTATTCTCGTAAAACTCATTTTTCCACGGCTGCTTGTCGAGCCATCCTAAAATCTGTTCCTTTGTTTTCATATCTTAAAATTGTCTGCTAAATCGTTAAATCCAAGAATCCTCAAAATATTCTGCAATTCATGAACTGCGGAAAATGAAGCCACAGAATCACCGTGAATATATTGCTCGTGGCTGTCGCTAATATACCAATGCTCCTGATTCTCATCACATGAAATATGCAGCTCTTTAGGGTTCTTATAATATCCCGCAAAGTACTTTTCAAATTCATTCTTTTTAAGAATGTTTGAAGTGATTGGTATCTGCCCGACTTTATCTATTTCTACACAGACATTGTCGTTTAATGTACCGATTGTTACATAGTGTTCAGAAATTCCTATAACCTTGCCATAAAGAAATTCCGTTGTTGGCGTTTCAAATTCTACCCAATCACCCAACATTAACTCGCTTGCTTTCATAACTCTATTTCTTTAATTCATCAATAAGGGCATCAGCAAATTCAACTGCGTGTTTCGCCTCGCTTTCATAAGATTTTCCACAGTGGTTCGGATTGGAAATAAGGGCAGCCAAGGTGTCCCTTGCAATTTCATACCTGCGCTGCTCCCAATCAATCTGCTTGTTGTAATTACAATCAGTCGAGTGCTCCCGACAATACTTTGTTACAGATTCATAGAAAGATTGTTCTAACTGTGTCATCATAGCTCTATATTTCTACAGATTCATCATCCCAAGTGATATGCTTTCCGATGAGTTTTTCATCGGCATCTGAAGGGAGTGCTATTCCGAAATCATCGTCATACACATTAAAGGCGATGTAAGCGTCAGTTCTCCATCTGCCAAAATTGTCCCTTGTTGGTTTTTCCCCAAATATTCCGAGAGTTTCATCACTATCTCTTGCTATCCATGCCATAATTTTACTTTTTAGATTTGCATAAGCGGGTCCAATGGGCGTAAGAACGGTTGCTTTTCAAGGTCTGAAATCCTTTTCAGATTCTTGATTTCATTTCTTATTTCCTGATTATTCATAACTATTCCTCCCATTCAAGATATTCTTCTTTTAATATTTTTATGTTTGGCTGGTTATTTTTGAATTGCTCCACTTCCGGATATGTTATAAAATCAGCTGTTCCAATTGCGCCACAAGGATATCTGTATATAACTATCCATACACCATGCTTTTCTGGAGCAAAAAACAATCGTTGTTGATCACTATTACTAGATTTTCCATTCTTAGTATATAATGTAGTTATTTCGTTTCCGTCAGATGTAACAAGCGCAACAATTGGTTTGCCATCCTTGTTATTTCTGTCAGTTGCAATTATACGCACTGATCTATCAAAATCATCTACTATTTTCCTATCTGGATTTTTCAGATATTCTTCAAGTGAAAATGGTTTCATTATTTTTCTTTTTTAAATAAATAAATATAAATATCAAGCATTAAAAGAACAATGCCTGTTCCCGACATTGCAATCGTGGCCCAAACAGGCATCCATGATGAAAACACACAAATTGTTACAACAATCGAGTAAAACATACTCAACCATCCGAATAATCTACTAAAATCAAACTTTTTCATTATTTTGTTATTAAAACCCATTTTGTTGTTCGATCTTCTATTTCAATCTTACAACCAACTGGTAATTTCCATTTTTTAATAATTCGTCTAATAATCGATTTTATGGACTTATTTTTAAATGCCGCATAAGAAGCAGTGTGAATGTCGTTCTCAAACGGAATTGTCCAAAAATCATATTCTTCGTTATACCAACAAGTACTATTACCTAGATAAATATCGACGATCCAATATCCGTATTTTCTTCGAGAGTAGTCGTTATAACTTTTATATGGCATATTTCCTATGCCATTTTTTAGCACAGAAACATGCCTACAAGGCACGAACTCTGGAAGAGTGGGTACTTGTGTTATCTCGTCATAAAGATCGCCTGTAAGATTGTTTGTATAACGGCTAGCAAGCCATTCTCTAATAAAAGATAGGTTGCAATTGTGATAAAGATAATTGTCGAATATCACGGGAGAATTAAAAATTGGTACACAACCATCCTTAAAATCCTCTTCTTTCCAATTAAAGATATAATCAGAGATAACTACTTTTGCTCCTCTAGGAGTTATAAAAGATCTATCTTTTGCCCAATCACAAAAAGTCTTGTAATCAGCATAGCTATCTACATAGCACTTATCTATCGCTGCCATAAACTTTTATTTTAAATTGTTCTAAAATAGATTTTGGTTCAAAAATAGTACAAGAATCAAGGAGATCTTCAAGAATTTCTACACATTCATCTTTTGTGTCTTTTTCAAATTCTTTTATCTCTTCAATTGCGATATGACCAAGTTCTTCACAGTGATCAACATAACAATCGTCAGCATAATTAAGAACATCGAGAAGGTTTTCTTTTTCATCAGAATCAGACATAGCAAGTACTAACTTATATGCCTGTGAGATATTATCGTAATTCATAATTTTAAAAATAAAAAGGGTGATGAAATCGGAATTTCACCACCCAAACAAACAATTAAAACAATATTATGAAAGTGGGTCCCACAGTTGGAATTGCACCAACGACCCCGAGATTATCAGTCTAAAAGATAATGCGGAAATAACCAAAACTGGCTATTTTATAACGTGCTCTACTACTGAGCTATGTGGGACTTTATATAAAAGAGATGTCCGGGAGGGTGAATTCTACAGAATTATCTGAGAATATCTCTCGGAATTTATTGTTCTTAGCATAACTGCCATAGGAGAAAGATCGTCTCCACCAAGAACTGATTGTACAATTGCTGGCGAGTAACCAGAAACAAGAGCGCAATTCTTATCAGCAAGAGTAACAGGCATATTATTGCCACGTCCTTCTATATTCCAAAAAATCAACCCAGGCCTTTCATAGCCTGCATTTTTAAACTTCTCCTCGATTGCTTCAAAATTCGTCTTATCTGCCTGATTCATAACACAATCAATCTCCATATCACTAAGTATCAATAACTTAGTAGGAAGATCTTCTTGAGAAAGATGACATTCTATTACTCGCCTAAGAATAAGATCAAAAACTGCTTGCAAGTCTGTGTTATAACCCTGTATATAGTTTTTAATATATTCAAATTTTGCAAATATGTCATTGCCGGTAAGAGTAACTATTTCTGGTTTTTCTGAGAAGGTCATAAAACAGTTATGAAATGGGCCTTCATTGTGTTCTGCAAGATATACTCCGAGAGCAACTGAAACATCGATTGGTTGTACCTTCTGTGCAGGGTTTCCCCATTTCATACTACCAGAAACATCACAAATTGGCATAATGCGCTCCTTGCAACCAGCCATAAAGTTTGGCATATTATTCCAAAGTGCTCGAACTGCATCTTCTTTTAAAGTACCATGTCGATAATCTGCATATATATCACTTGGAAAGAGAACCAATGCGTTAATTTTTTGCTTGCCATTGTTAACTGCTTGTAAATAAGCAGAATAACGAGCAGGATCGTGCCTCCCAAATGTTCCAGAGTAAATACGTGATGCCACACTAGGAACGGTACTATACTCAATCTTGCTCCATTTTCTAGCACACATTAATTGTTCTACAACTTGTGTTCTATTCACAATATGATGCCTAAAAACAGTTGGAGTAAATCCAAGGAATTGACGCAGTTTCAAAAACCACAAACCCTTTCGAGGACAATATTTTGCACAAAGTGAATGATCTTCTTCGTTAATAAGCGTGTTAGCTATATAACGAACAGGTTCATCTGTTGGTTGAAGTTTGTAAAGATCTTTCCAATATCCATATTCCGGAACTAATCTGAAGATTTTTGAAAAGATTTCAGGCCTATGTTCTTGCAACCAAGAAAGACAAATCTGAAAATTCTTTTTTGTACCAGCACCACCTCGGCAATCACGGGACCAAAATAAGATCCGAATTGCTAATTGCTCATTTTCTCCAAACGCGGAAAGAAAAGAGCCTAACATATCTTGGTGATTTCCTGCAATTGCAAAGAAATCTAGACATTTGTTGAGTGTTGTACTGTTTGTGATTGCACCGTTTGCTGTGTGAGCATTTTTGGTGCTGATTGCTGAAATGAAGTTATCCATAATAAAAAGAAAAAAGACTAGGGGAGAATGTGCAATACGGAATAAACACCCTCCCCTAGTCTGTTAAAAGGAAGTGTGAAATCATGAATTTTAGCTAAAAAATGCTGAATTATTCCAAAAATACAGGTTGTTTTTTAATGATTTTATAGCAAAATAGTAAAAATAAGAATGCTGAAACAACCTTAAAGAGTTTCGCCGTAATACAAAACTAGATGCGGGAGTAGGGCTCGAACCTACGTAGATCGGCTTATGAGACCGAGCTGGGACCATCTCCAGTCTATCCCGCAATAAAATAGGTTGGTAGCATCATAAATAAAATGCCACCAACCCAAAAAACAAGTAAATTGACGAGGTACGGACTAGCTCACTTATTGAGCCTGTTGCGTTCCATCATATGCTCCCTCACGAGAGTCAACACGTTATTAGCGACAACCCTGGTTTATAACTGGTTTCATAACACATAGCCATTGTCCGGAATAGCTATATGTACCTCGCTCGTAATAGTGGTCTGTACTTGTGAAAATTAATTTTAAAAATCCAATATAACGAATTGGATTTTGTACCAAAAGCGGGACTCGAACCCGCACGGGCCTTTCGGCCCAGTGAATTTTAAGTCCACCTCGGCTTCCATTACGACATTTTGGCAAAAGTTGAGATATTCTGACTCGAACAGAAATTCCAAGAACCAAAATCTTGTGTGCTAACCCATTGCACCATATCTCAATAACAGTAAGTTTAAGGATTACTTACAACCACAAATATAAAAAGAAATTGCGATTATTTCAAAATTTTGTTTCGTTATTATCATCAGGGAATTTTTCCTCGGGTTTTTCATAGCCTATGTTAGCAAGGATTGCACAAATTCCCCAGATAATAAATGGAAGAGCAATAATTATGCCAACTATTTTTGCGTACATTATTTCACAATTTTATCTACAAGACCGTAAGAGACTGCCTCTTCTGCGGAAAACCAACGATCTCTATCAAAATCATTCCAGATCTGGTCAAAAGATTGTTTAGTTTTATCTGCAAGAATCTGACAGAGTTCTTTCTTCATTTTTTCAAGTTCTTTCATATCGATGAGCATATCTGATGCTTTTCCTTCAGTCCAACCAGATGGCTGATGAATAAGAACCCGTGAATGAGGAAGAATGGATCGTGTAGCACCGTTTACGAGAAGAATTGAACCCATTGAAGCTGCCATGCCAATGCATATAGAATTAACTGGAGATTTAATTAGGTTCATTGTATCATAGATTGCTAGACCAGCAGAAACAGAACCACCAGGAGTATTGAGGTAGAGCTGGATAGGTTCGTGTGATTGTGAGTCTAGATAGAGGAGTTGCGCAATTATTGTATTGGCAACATCATCGTCTATTGGCATGCCAAGAAAGACTATCCTGTCTTTTTGGAGCCGAGAAAACACATCTAGGGTTATTAGATGTGTGTTTCCAGATTCAAGTATGAATGGAGTCATAATTTTTCTGCTTTTGCGTGTTGGCCGATTATATCAAACTCTGGAAAGACAATTGCTATATCAACTCTATTGCCTACTACATAAAAGACATAGCGTAGATTGCGTACACCTTCTATTACATAGGTAATAGTTGTGAAGCCGTTTTCTTGCTTGATTTGTGCATCAATCAGTTTGAAACAGACTTTCATATTAGGACGATCTACGTAGACCATCTCTTTGTCTGTATCTACTGTGATTTTGATATAACCGGAAATTATTTTTGTATTCGCTTGATTTGTGAGATCATTAGAATAAAAAACCTGTGCCTGAGAAGCAAGTCCCAAGCATAGGAAAACAATTATGAATATTAGGCGTCTCATTTTGTTTCATTCTTAACGAGCCTGTGATCAGGTAAGAGATTGGTCTTACATGGAAGAACCTGCCAATCCTTTACCTGGTTGCCATTTTTGTCCTGCTTGTACTGAAAACGCTTGATGAAAAACTTAGTCATGATTAATTGTATTTATGAGTGTTTTGATTGCTTTAGAGAATTTAGCCAGATCTCTTAGTTCTGGAAGCAGTTCAATCAGTTCATCAATTGGAGTAGTCTGCTTTACTACAGCAATTGGTTTTGGTTCACATATTTGATTGCGTGACTCCTCTATAAGAGAGATGATCATTTTCTCGTTTGGTTGTGCTATACCATTACGAAAACGAATTTTGCCGTTTGTTGTTTTGATTAGCATTTTACGAGATACTCCCTCGTTACGAAGTCTTTGGGCATTAGTAGGAGATACTATACCATTTAAGGCTTTGTAGAGTGAGGTAGAGTAATTCGGATCCTCTTTTGATTTGAGCCATATAATATGGAACTGATGAACAATTTGACTAAGTTTAGCCTTGTCAGTGAGTTTTGTTCTGGGACACCCGATACGAGTGGAGCCCAGATTTGTTTCTTGCATTACTGTTTAGTTGTGATTGGGCGGATAGCATATTCTACGTGTTTCGTGATTCCATCTACTACTGTAGCGGTTTCTTGGATACGATTTTCATAATATGCCTCCATGGTTTCTTGTACAACTTCTTCACGCTGGATTTTGAGTTCACGCTGATAAAAGTTGTAGATTTTTTGTTTCTCTTGCTCGTTTTTCACTTGGTTGGATTTATAGAGACCCAGACCAGTAATTGTGAGAATAAGAGAAAAGATTGTGAGAACAAGTGCGACAATGTCACGGACAGAGTACTTGTTCCAAGTGAAGAGAATGAACAGCGTAAGTGCACAGAGCAGGATTACGGCTGTAATTAATGACCACATTTAATGGGAGATTAAAATTGATTTTTGATGATTTTTTAGGGCCTTTTGAATAAAAGTAGTGTAGGATAGGCCCTCTACATGCATCCTACGCTCATATTTTGCTTATTACAGGGTAAAAATAACTACCCGAATATATGTTGGGTGCAATGTACTTGCAGTACACCCACGCTTTTTCTAAACCGGAGAACCACTTGCGGTCTACACAAGTTTCTCCACGGTATATGAGAAAAGTCATCGCCATTAAGTATAGTTATGTAAGTATAGTATAAGTATAGTTCTTGGTACAAAATCAGCCACAGGTAGTTCATTTTTAGCCACAGCCTGGTCATTTATAGCCACAGGTAGTTCAAAAATAGCCACAGCTATTATAAAATAGTTGTATAAAAAGTTGCAAAATTAAACTTTTATTACTATATTTGTATTATTAAAAATAAAAAACTATGGATGAAATTATTTTAAACCAAAACCAATTTGTTATTCTCCCCAAAAAAGAAGACGGAGAATTACTACAAAAGTACGAGATATTGGTATATGTTGCAATACGCCGATTTATGAATAAAAAGACAATGCAAGCATATCCATCCCTAGATAGAATTGTTAAAGATACTGGAATTTCAAAGGCTACTGTTATTAAAACAATTAAAGAAATTGTTAATAAAGGATATATGACAACTGAATCCAAGAAAGGAATTGGTGTTACATATACTTTTAATAACGAAAAGTCTTTTGAACCTTTTAGTTATGAATTTTTAGATAATCCAAATCTTACAAAGGCGGAGAAATTGCAAATACTCTGTACTCAACAATATATGTTTAAAGATGATGGTGTTGGAAAAATATCATATACAGATGAAGAACTATCAAAAAAGACAGGCCTTAATCGACATGCTATAGCAAAAACAAATAATTCTCTTGTAGAAAAAGGTTTTGCAACACAAGTTTCCTTAAAAACAAAAGACCCACAAACTGGTCTTATGAATAAAGAAACTATATATCATCTTAACGAGCTTGGGCAAGCAATTGTTTTTAAACTGAACGATCACGAAACTCGTATTGAAAATAACGAACAAAAAATCTCATCTCTTGAGAAAGATAATGAAATTCTTCGTAGGGAGATTGATGAACTCAAACGACAAATGGCCCAACGAACCGTTTATAACTTTTAATATAAAATCCCACTAATCATCACGACTAGTGGGATTTTGTCGTATTATGCTTCTACACACACCCACTCTGAGGTATATGCACAAAGGGTGTGATTGTCACCTTCTGTTATATGAAGGTAACTAAGATCCCCGAAATCTTCGTGGATCTTTTTAGAGAATGCAGACATGAATTTCTTCATATTTGTTATTTTGCATGCAGGAAGTTCTGCTGTAGCAATTAGAACCTCCTGAGTTGTGAAACTATACTTTTTCATGTTGTTTATTTTTTAGAATTGTACTCTATATCAGGGATACTACTCCGACTATGCAGAGTAATATCCCTATGATTAGAAAACCTAGCATACTAGAACTCCTCTATAGATAGAGTTTCCTTATATGCCGTTAGTAGCTTGTAGTCCAGACTACCACAATGCACGGTTTCTACGCGCATTGTGTAGCCTGATATGCCAGACTTCTTGAGAGCGTCCTCAAAAAGCTGCTGGCATTTTCCAACTTCGAAGGAGTCTGCTCCTTCTGGGCAGTCGCACGTAGCGACTAGTTTTGTGGTTTTCCCCACATAAAATCTTTTGATCATAATAAATTGTTTTAATTGTTTCTTTTTAGCAGATTTAGTTTCGTTTCCTACTTATCTTCCAAGCCACGTAAAGGCACTGCTTATTTTGGGAGTTCTCTCAATAGTCTAGACGCAGCTAGTTAGGCCACCTATAGAGAGTTTGTTGCATTCACGTGTAACTAACACGATCTAGTTTGTGATAATAGGGGAATTATCACACGTATTTCCCTAGTGGGCGCGACTCCACAATACGTTTCGTATAGATGCAACTCTATACTTCGGACGCACATTCTGTCCGATTACAGGTGTGTTTCAAGGTTTTTTACACATAAATCTGCCTATTACAAACACTCTTTTTGGTTCGCTGGAAACACACAAATAGCTTAGCGTCAAGAGGTTGTAATAAGTAGATGCGCACACTAAAAAAATAAATAAATAAGTGGCCGCCTGCAGTTTCTTATATAGGTGTGCGCTATATAAGTCTTTCACGGGGGCCTTGTTAAAAATAAAAACAAACAAACTACTTGTTGCATGGTAGCTTGTTTGTGATGCGCTTCTTGTTTTATTGTGCGCTAATTACGCGAGGGCCAGTTAAACCCTATGATTTCTCATTCGGCAGATAACGCGACCCCTGCCTTGCCTAGGATGCAACAATCCTAGACTATTGTACCCATAACACCGATCAAAGTGTTATGGATAAATCACGGAGAGAATTGTTCATTTCTCTCCGGATTTCACAATCGTTCAGTAACCACTGACGTTACGTCATATATATCCGTTAGTAAGTTCGAGTTTACCTCCGGGATATATGATGTAGTCATTTCAGTGGTTACCTTTGATTGTATAGAGACAAGGGATACTACTCAGCATCCCTCATCTCGATTGTGACGTACGTAGCGCTCTCGTATACACGCTCACCGTCTTCGTTGCGCTTCACAGCGCCGTCCTCGAAAACGGGGCGGTACGCGTCATACGTACCGGTCGCTACGAGCGTGTGCCCTGCAACGTACTGCAGGCGCTCGTAGTCAGAATCCATCTGTGCAAGCGTCTCGCGGAGCTCGTCAGGATAGATTCTGTTGCCCTCAGCGTCGTTGCACTGACGGCTGAGGACCCCAAGATTCAGCCAGCTCTCTTTGCGGACCGAACCCTTTGTACGGATCACGCGGACTAGCATTGTCTTATTGCGTGATCCTACGCGGGCATCCTGCTCCTTAAGGTAAGAAGCAGGGTTCTTCTCAATTTCCGCCCATGACGGAAGTGTAACACTTTCGTCCTCGGAGATGGAATAGCCCTGGAATGCCTGGTGGATGTTTTTGAGAGCGGCCAGGCTTCCGCTCTTTGTGTTCAATGCCTTAGCATTGAACACATTAGGGACATCAGTCCCGAACTTGATCTTTGCCATGTTTTAAAAATTTTTAATGGTGTTTATACTACATACTTGATACAGTCTCTGTGTCCCACAGGGCGAGCGAATGCGAGGCGGAGCCCGCATCGCGATAAAAAAATAAAACCGGCGGAGCATCTAGTTCCGTCGGTTTAAAAAGAGAGGCTGTTAAACCCCTCTATTTGTTATTTGGAAGCCTTCTTGGGCTTCTTTTCCGGGATCTCTTCGAGAGCCCAGATTTTGTGCTGGAACTCTCGGCGATCATCGCCGTCACCTCGGGCACAGGTGAACTCCGCCTCAACGACGGAGAACTTGCGTCCGAATAGATCTGCATCCACAAATGCGGAGAGATCACTCTTCGGCGAGAGCGTCATCTCCGCATAAAGCGGATGATCCTTGCGGAAGGTCTCGTACCGGGCCTCGTCTTCAGGGACGAGACCCTTCGGAGTTTTCCGAAGCGCGTAGAGAGGCACCTCAGACTTCCTCCCGTTGAGGTCCACGTCCTGGAGTACCAGGCCAACGGTCTGGTACCCCTCTGAGAACGTAGCTCTCAGATCCTCTTTCTGAGGTAACTTAATCTCGTCCCCATCATGGAACGAGAAAGAGACCCCTCTGAAGAGGCCGTTGATCTTGGCCTTGCGGTCAAGATCCTTATTTCCGCTGGTCTCAGAACCAGCGAAGAAATTAAACAAATTGACAGACTTCTTAAGAGATGCCATAGTCAATGAAAAGTGCATAACGCTGCACTCGTTGCGTGTTGGTCTCACGAGGGCTCGAACCGTCACCTCGCTCCAACGATAGTTCAACAACAGTCGCATTGGCTCTTCATCCCCTAGCACGTAGCTATGGATTACCGCATGGCCTGTCAACCAAGCTGCTTACTATACTTCGGCGTGCTCCAAGTTGACCGTTGTTAACTAATTACCAGATACAGTCTGGACTGTGTAGCGTTGTCTACAACCAGCTCGTCTACAAGCGTCTTTGTTGTTTAACGCACAACTGCGCCCGAATATACGGGAATAGTACCCGCCAGTCGAATCGAACGACTGTACAACCATTGCGGGTTTGCCTAGTGGTGTTCTAGGTCTTGTAGACACTGTTTCCTATATACACGAAACAGTCTAAAAGTTACTGCTACTATTAACCATCTCTTTTATTGAGGTAGCAGAAAGGTCGTAGTTTTCAATCGGAGTTGCGCCGATGGACGGACTCAGGCCTCTACAAGTGCCCAGCACTTATAAGAGAACTCCCGGTACTCGTCACCCTCCCCGCGTCCGCAGGTGAAAGATTGCTCTTCCACGCGGAAGGACTTGCCAAACAAGTCCTCGTCAACGAATGCCTGAAGATCGCTCTTCGGGCTAATCGTCAACGCTGCATAGAGAGGATGGCTCGCACGGAACTCGTCATATGCTGATTGCTCAGCATCGACTAGTCCCTTAGGAGTCTTCCTTAGGGCGTAGAGCGGAACGTCGGTCATACGACCGTTGACTTCCGCTGCTACAACCAACCCTACAGTCCGATATCCTTCCGCGAAGTAAGCGCGAAGCTCACTTGCGTCCGGAAAGGAAATTTCATCCCCGTCATGAAACGAGAACGAAACTCCACGGAACTGCCCGTTGATCCTTGCCCTAAGGTCGATATCCCGAGATCCGCTAGTCTCCCGACCCTCGTAGAAGGCCAGGAGATTTACAGACTTGCGAATATTTCCCATATTGCAGGTCTTGTGCCAGCATATCGTTGCCAACGGTTACGGCCGACCAAGTTACACGTCGTCGAGCAGCCACGTAGAACAAAAGATAGTTTTACTTTTCTTTTGTCCTAAATTTCAGAAACAGTTTGAAAAGAAAATCGTTTTCCCGTGGCACAGCCCGGGGGGACGATTTTCTAATGTGTCCATTTCTCCTCAACATATATACAATTTTAAAAAAATTATTATCTTTGCACTATGGGAAAAATAAAACACAACGACTACTATGGCTATGTTAATAAACTTCAAACATACGCCATTCAGCATCCAGAATGATTCTGGAGTGATGATTCTAAAGCACAAGAAGCTCGCCAGTGGTTATATAACAATAGCGCTAGTGCTATAATAGATACGATCTACGACGAGACCCCAGATAATCTCAAGCCGAAAGATCGTAAAAAAATGGACAAAAGATCAACAAGAAAAAGTCGGAACTAAAGAAATGAAAGATAAAATACATGAAGGTCAAAAGGAGTTTCTAAGTAATGCGTTTGACACAACAATGCGATCTATGAATATACTTGGTACTCCACTTGATTTTTATGCAAACCAAAAAAGTAATGGAGATTATCAAACTTTTGGAGAACTAGTTCGCAAAGGAAATGATTGAGGCGTAGCCGGAAATATAGGTGCCGAATTTTTAAATCCAGGAAATGCAGTAGACCTAGCCTTAGGTTTATACGGAGTAGGCCAAGGAATTAAACAGGGGGTTAAATTGGCAAAAGAATATGCTCTAGCCGTAAAGCAAGCTGTAAAAGACTTTAATTGAAAACTTGGCCCACAAACTTGAAAACAAGGCGACGAAGCTGTTAAGATGTTTAAAAAATATGGAACTCAATCACCAGTAGAAGCATCCCCTTTAATGGAAAGAATAAAAAAATACGTTCCAGAAGCAAGGGAAAGATATGGACTTGTTGGAAGAGACGACATAACGGATGACGAGATAGCGGGAGCTTTATATAAGAAAGCAATGTCTCTTTCTAAGCCTGGAAATGCTGCTGTAAATGAATTTGGGGAACCACTGTTGTTATTTAGGGGCGATACGCGGCGATATCCAAGTTTTAGACCCGTACTCACTCCAGAAGAATTAGCAAAAGGACGCGGCTCGATGGATAATGCTTTTGGAAACTTATTTCTAGGGGATTTAGGAAAGGGGGAAGAGGGCGTAGAGCGATATATAAATTATGTTTTAGAGCAACCGAGTGGGTATCGACAACTGAGACCATCTGCAACTGGGGATAAGGTTACTTTTAACGGCATAAGAATGGATGTAGATTTTGATGAGCGTGCAATTATATTACCTAAGAGTGCTATTGGATATGATATAAAACCAATGCAAAAAAGAGGCGGCATCCAAACTAGAATTAGAAAAGTATCTCCAAGTGTAGTTGAATCGGGTGTCAACGACATTAACGCTTTTGTTATAAACACTGGTAATGTTAGAGATGCAACTATGGAAATTTCTCCAGAAATGGGAGGTCACTTTATAACGATTGACGGAAAGCCCAAATTTAAAAATGCAGATGGGGTTGATAGGCCTGCTGCTGCAAAGAGAATTGAAGAAATATTAAACGACGCGCAGCAAAAAGGCGAGGGTCTTCTTTTATCGAAAAAAAGATTCTCCTTTAAGGCAGCAGGAGCACACATCTTATGATTATTATGCTCTACCTAATTTTAATATAAATGGAGCAAAATCAATTTTGCCATATGATTTAAATAGACCAACATTTCCTTTTATAGATAGAGGACTTTTATATAGAAAACATGGAGGAATTATAAAAAGGAAATAAGAAAAATCGCAGTACTACTTTTGTAGCGCTGCGATTTTTTGCTTTAAGTCTAGTTCATTAAGTCTATTAAGTATATTAATTATATTAAGTATTGTTAGAGTCCAGTTTAGAACAAAAGTAGTCCAATCTAGAAAAGAAGTAGTCCAGTTTGAAAAAATAGTAGTCCAATTTGGAAGCGGAGTAGTCCAGTTTAGAAAAATATATTTTTATATAAAAATACTTGTTTGTATGTAAAAATATTTTTAACTTTGTAAAAATAGATATTTTAATATAAAAATTTATCAAAAAATGCAACATGTAGAAATTCCAAACGAGTTAATTAATTTAAAGAGACAAGGAAAATTAGAACAAGGAGATCAAGTTATTTTTGCCGCAATTAAAAAATATATGAATTGGGATACTAGAGAATGCTATCCGAGTATTACTACAATTTCAAAATCGCTTAAATGCAGTAGAACAAAAGTTCTCGCAGCAATAGATAGATTGTGTGAAAATGGACTTATACAAAAGAAAAATAATGGAAAAGGTTCAAGCAACTCTTACTTGTTTGTTAGAACCGAGTTTGATAACTTTTTTGAGATGTTTACAGAAAGCTTTTTAAAAATAGATATGCCGCTTAACGTGAAAGAATATTATATGGGAATTCAACAATTTTTATATGGAAAAGACTCCGGAGTTGGACGTTGCACTCTTAGTAATTCAACATTATCTGAAAAGTTAGGGATTAGTAAACTTTCCGTTAAAAAATACAACACATACCTTATAGAGCACGGGTTTCTTGAAGAAGAAACCATGAATAAGACAGACGAAGCCGGATTTCCGATGATACAAAAGAATTTTGATCTTAATAGCTTGCAACAAGCAGAGTTATGGGCACGTGCCGTTACGCAGCAGGTTATACAAAACACATCGGATATAGAAGATATGAAAAAAGAACTTGCTGAACTCCGTGAATGAAAACAGAGAAAGGAGCGCGAAGAAGCTCTTGAAAGAAATAGAGTGGAAACACATACATATAACTTGTAAAATCCAAATATTTTTATTATATTCGCGCCGTTATGAAAATTAGAAAATACCAAAACTCGGGAGACTTGCCTTACATGCCTGCTGATAATACGGCAGTTGCATGAAATCCTCAAAGGAAAGAAACTATTGTTGCTAGACAATACACCCCAACACAAGAATTAGATATTACCGATAATCCGATGGGGTATGCTCCGGTAGTAGGAGATATCTTACAAGGAGGACAAGCAATTATAGATTTTTCAAATGGAGACTGAAAAAAAGGTGCATTGAATCTTGCGTTACTTGCAGTTCCTAATGTAATTGAGAGGCCAGTAAAAGCTGGTATTAAGGCATTAAAACAAATTCCTCGGAACGAAATAAAAAGAGCGGCTCGAAAAGGGGCGAGAGATGCTGATCGGTTTTTAACCAGTGACCCAACAAGAGCTTCTATTCAAAGAAATATAGATCTTTTTCTAAAGAATAAAGAAAAATATAAAAATATAGACTGGTCTCCAATTTCCCAAGACGAAATTGAAACTGCCTCGTTTTATTCTCCAAGAATAAAAGTAAAAAATCTTGGTACAAAACGAGGCGAATCAAAAGTTGCAGTAGATGACAATGGGAGATTTTTAATTTCAATGAAAGAATCTATTCCAAACGGCGGAAATGAAATTATTGTGAATTTAGATCATACTGCGTCTAGTGCTAGGTCGACAGGATTTCATGAAAGATTACACGTGCTTGGCTACGGAGATGCCTCTAGTAATCCAGTTAACTCGGAGTTGGGGCTTTCTTTATTTAAACCAGAAACAGATATGCACTCTCAAGCTGCTGTGGATTATATGAGATATTTAAAAGAGCCTCACGAAACAGCTGCGTGACTCGCACAAACCGGATACGAACTAGGATTAAGATCTGGCACACCATATCCCGGAGTAGACGGGGTTAAAAAATTCATAGAAAAAAATAAAAATCAAACCAGACTTAATTACCTGCTTAATTTCTTAAAATTAGACTCAGAGGAAAATTATAAGAAATTATGAAAAGGCCTGACTGGAACATTGTATACTGGCATAGTGGTATCAACTCTAAATTCTGAAAATTATGCTCCCAATGGATTGTACTAAAAAATTAATTTTTTGAAAAATTCACAAGAAGCCTGTTCCAGATTTTTATAAAAAAACCCTTCAATATTTTGAAGGGATTCGCCCAGCAGTATTTTATGAAGAAGAGGATAAAGCAGAAATAATTTCAAAGAAAATAAATGAACCAATTGGAATTGTTAAAGAGTCGATCGAATATCTAGTAAGCAATAGCATAATTGAGTTTTACTAATATGCCAATACCAAAATTTTGAATAGACTGAAAACGCAAAAGAGATCGGGAAAATCTTGAACAAGCGTTATATGAAAAGATAGACAAAGATAGAGAACTAGAAGAAAGGCAACATTCTCTTCCAAAAGAAAAGCCACTAAAACAAGAGCATCCTGCAATGGATGTTGCTCTTATGTGGACGCAGCCCGGAGGCTGGCTTGCAAAAGTTATGGCTCCTGGTGCTTATAAAGCACTTATAGAAACGGCTATATCCGGAAATACAGAGGACTTATTGTATAGTGCAACACCGGTTGGGAAAACAAAGTTTACAACAAAGGCTCTCGAAAATGAAATGAAGGCCGCCGCAAATAAAGGTGTGCGCGATGCCAATGCTTTTGTTAAAGACCCAGCAGTACAGGCATCTATACAAAGAAATACAGATTGATTCGCGAGACAACAAGCGCTTGGGCAAACGCAGATACAATGACCTGCAACTCAGGCTAGCGAGTATATTACTCGCGCAAATACGTCTCCAAAAATAGAGCTTGTTGATCTGGGAGTTGTTTCAAATGGGAGAGGGGCTTATGCAAGAGTTCTACAAGACGGTACAGAGAAGTTTATTTTTACCCCACAAACAATACGTGCTGGATATTCAAATAAGATTGATATAAATAAGAACTTACCAATAGAAAAAGTGGAGTCAACTGCTTTTCATGAACGACTTCACACCCTTGGATATGGAGATCTTGGATCAAATCCCGTGAATGTAGATATTGCGAATAAAATCTGAAAATCATACAGCGAAGTACCTGCCCAACTGCACGAGGAGCTAAAATATCTAAAAAACCCAACTGAGACCGCAGCGTGGCTCTCCCAATCTGGCAAAGAATTAGGATTAAAACCCGGCTCTAAATATATAGGTAAAGATGGGCTAGAAAAACTCATAACAAAAAACGAAAGACTTAGCAAACTAAAAAAATATTTCAATCTTCAAACAGAAGATGATTATAAAAGACTGTGGTCCGGTCTAACGGGAACTCTTTTTGGAACAACTGTAATTGTTAATAACTATGGTGGAGCTGGGGGTGAATAATTTTAAAACTTGAACTGTTAACCACGATAAGGCCATACCAGATTGGGCGTATCCTGTTTGAAGTTATTTTGTCGGAGTATCTCCTGCAGTTGTTTTTGATGGAGAAGACATTGTTGAAACTATTTCAAAATTTAGAAACTTAGATTACTCAGATGTAAAAAAAACTCTGGATTTTTTAGTTGAAAATAAATATATAGAGTTACCATGAAACAATATTTCACAGTACAAGAACTCTGCTACTCCGATACAGCAGTAGCAAAGCACATAGATAATACTCCTACAAAGCAAGTAGAAGAGAACCTTAAAAGACTTATAGATTTTCTGAACTCTCTTAGAGAGAAATGGGGATCCGGAATTAGAATTAACTCTGGATATAGATGCCCTGCTCTTAACAAGGCTGTAGGCGGCGTTCCGACTTCGGCACACACAACAGGAAATGCAGTTGATCTCTGACCAATAAATGGTCAGTTTGATGCTTTTTGTAAGTTTGTCCTTTCTTATCTGGACGCTAGTAAAAGCTGGGATCAGTGCATTATTGAGCAATCTGGAAAGAGCAAGTGATTGCATTTTGGATTGTTCAATAATGATGGAAAACAGAGAAAAATGAAATTCGAAATAAAGAAGTAATGATACAATACCAAGCAACAGTAAATAAAGACTTTTCAAGTTCAACACAGGAACCAGAGGAGCCAATAATAGGATATCAACCAAGATTCCGACCAAAAACACAAGAAACAACACAATCTGCAGAAACCCCGGAAGACACTCAGGTAGAAACGCCTACAGAAACACAGGAAAACACACCCCAAGTAGAAACGGTTTCCCAAGAGAAACCCCAGGGGGCTGAAATAGACTTTTCCAATACTACTAATCTAGGCATGCGGCACGCTGCTAGTAAATATCTTCAGCAGAAATTAGGTCTTACAAAGGAACAGGCAGCAGGTTTAGTAGGGGTTTGGCAGGCAGAATCTGGGTTTAATATAAATGCAGAAAACAAAGAGGAGAAGGCAGGAAAGAACAGTTCTGTAAAATCAAATCAATACGGAATTGGAATTGGGCAATGAACAGGATCCAGGCATGATGATTTTGCTCGTTACGTAGCAGAGCATGGTGGAGTTGCCGATCTGAAAACGCAGCTAGATTTTGCAATAGACGAGATACAAAACAAATACAGTGATTATCTAAACAACCTTAGAAAAGCCCAAACAGCAAAAGATGCGACAGCATATACTTATGCGCAATACACAGGGGCAAACGAGAGAAATATATCTAGCCTAGATGACTTATATGCCCGTGTTTCAAAAATAGAAGCAAAATATGCGAAAAAACACAAGGAGATGTACGGAAAATCGGGATCTGGAAATCTAGATAGAAGGGTACGTGCTGCTGAGGAGAGTATTTTTGCTAAGAAAGGAACAAAGTTGCCGAAATTTCAATGGGGGAAATTGTTGCCGGCAGATACTCGTGGAGAACACATAGATGCCAATGAAATAGGAATGAGGCAGGCTTTTATGGAAAACAATTTTTCTTCTACTGGCAAAAGTCCAAAAGGAGCAAAGGGGCTTTTTCAAATTATGCCGGCTGCACTAGCGGATTACTTACAGGCAAATCCAAAAATAAAAATAGACCTAGATAACCCAGAAGACAATCAAAAAGTACGAGACTGGAGAATTGGTCGCGATATAGCTTCTGATGTTTTTACAAAAGGAAATCCATCTGACAGAGTTTTGTGGGCTAAAACATTAGCCGCATATAATTATGGAAGAAGAAATACAATAAATGCTCTTAATAAAGCAAAACGGGCAGGAAAAGATATATATCAAAGTCTGGACTGACTTGAACACCTCCCGAAGGAAACGAGAGATTACGTTAATTTTATTTTGGAGAGAAAAGATATAAATAAACATAAAAATAACGAGAACTATAATAAAGCAAAAGAGGGAGTAGCCCTTTCTTTTGAGGACCCGTTGCCTAAAAAGGCACTGGTAGCAGATCCTACTTTTTTATATATACAAAATGAACTTAATAAACAAATAAACCCAGACCATTAGGCCTGGGTTTTCTGTTTTTAATAATTATTTCTACATAAAATTCCTCCCCTTTTAAAGGAGAACATGGTTTGCGCGGTTGGTGAGTACGCTGGATTCCCACCGGCACCTTCTAAATAATTCACAAATTCAACAGATGGATTCCGCCAAGATTTTGGTGCAAACTGCCCAACATGCAATCGGCTACTTCCTACAAGTCCTGGAGTATCGGCGATTCTAGGTTGCCATTCTGCGCCTGTTGGAACAGAATAAATTTCTGATGGGTTTACGCCTCTACCAGTAACTGCATCTCGATACATAGATCTCGGGGTAGTATAAACTTTCCCTGAAGTTCCGTAGCTATTTCTGCCATAACCTAATCTTGGTAATCCTGGCTCAAAATTACTACCAAACGTACCTCCTGCAAGGCCACCAACGGTACCACCAATAATTTGACCAAATGGTCTATGGTAATTCTCGGCAGGTATTGCTGTGGCGATTTGCCCATAATATTGATCAGCTGTAGTAAACCCAGATGTGTCTCCTTCATGTAAATTTGCAGCGAGGTCTCCGCCGATTTTACTACCAAGGGCGCTTCCCGCAACACCAAACGCAGTGGCTAGTGGTGCTGCTGCGAAGGACAATGGTAAAGCTAATCCTCCTGCGACAGTAGCAACTGTCCTTCCTCCCTTGTTAATTGCGTCTCGAATGCCAGTGTTATATGCAAACTGTTTTTGTTTAGTTGTCATAAGTCTACGATCCGGCTTCTTTCCTCTAGAAACGGCGTCTTCATAAAATTCGTTAAAAATGTCTTGGCCTTGAGGTGTAGATCCCAAAAATTCCCGCCACTGTGTTGCCGATGGATCTTCGGATCAAAACCAATCCTCGCCCCCCTGGCCATAATATCTTTCTTTAAGTGCCTGTATATCTCTATACATATCGTTTTGTGTAGCCCACTTCTTTCGAGGTGCAGGTGACTTCTGACCAGTATTGACTCCTCTCACAAAACCAGAATGTGCCCCAGAAGGCCCAGAGGCATCATCTCTATATGGCGAGTTAGTTGCATTTAAAACTCGGTGAAAACTGTTTGTTGATTCCCCCCACATTCCATCTGCATTTGTTCCCATAGCTTTCTGGTATTCCAGAATCGCCTTATATGTTTCTGGTCCAAAAATTCCATCTAAATCTCCATTATAGAAAGACTCTCCTATATTGGATTGTTTCACGCCCCCATTACCATTGGAATTTCTTACAGCAAGAAACTGCTGAATCTTTCTTATTGTATCTTTATCTGCGTGCTTTTGATAATAAGCTTTTGCTTGTTGATAAGTTGCCATAAAAATTATATTTTAAAAATATTTTTAATTCAATCAAATCTCTTTCTTTTATAATCTAGTTCATTTTCGTGCTCGTATGCTTCCTGTTCAAAAGAAATCATTCTGTAAGCATCATGCTTTTTAATTGCGCAAGGGATAAGTTTCCAAAGCCACTCAAGCAAGTAAAGGAGATAAAAACAAATTCCCCCAATTAAAAGCCTAAGCCATTCTGGAAAACAATCTGGAGTAAAATCCATTATCTGTGCATAATGGACCCCCTCGTGTCTAAGCATTCTTTTGTAAGTCTCTGTGCCATCGTACTTTCTGTACTCTTCTCTAATAAAAATCCATTTTAGGATCGTGATAGCATAAAATCCAGGCACCGGCAAAATTTTGTTATAAATAACTTTCATTAATGTTTTCACTTTCTTGCATTTCTAGCGAATGTGATCATCTTTCTAACGGATGCATCGCCATCTTTTCAGAGTTCAGCCTCTGTTTTTCCTGTTCTCTTTTTTAGGTTTGTTAATTTCCCCTCATTTTCTGGTTTTATATGAATACCAGATTTTGCTTTTATAAGACCGCCATCTCTAAAAGCAGGAATTGGGGTGTATGCCCCAACTAAGTTAAGTAGTCTAAATATGTCCATAATATTTTATTTTTAATGATCTGCAAATATATAAAAAATCTGGAGAATAACAAAACAAAAGTTGCAGAAATCAATTATTTTTTATATATTTGCGGCAGAATGGAACAATAAGTTAATAAACTAAAACTAATAACAAATATATGAATGGATTGGGTATCTATAATATCAATGATAATAGGAGCATTAACTGGTGGAAGTTTTATGTTTCTTTTAAACCCTAAGGCAGCTAAGAGAAAACCAGAAATAGATAACAAGGCAATCGAGGCTGCCACTAAACAGACAGAGATGCAATCTTATGCAGATGCTTTTCGTGCAATGCAAGAAACAATTAAGAGTCAAGAGAGTCGAAATCGTGAACTTTTTGAAATGAATGCAAAGGCTCATGAAGAAATAAACGGATTAAAATCAGACCTAATGCAATGTTCTAACGCGTTGTGTATCAATTCATTATGTCCTTTAAGGGAACCTGAGAAAGGTTTCGGAGACGAAGTTTTTGCCAGATGTAAAGAAAACAATGAAAGTTTGTTTAATAACAAAGAATTTTCTGAAATTGCCCGTGAAAAGGGTTATGATGTTAGAAAGATTGGAACGTTGTCAATAACAAAAAGTGATGAAAATAAAGAAATATCAGAATCTGGCGAATAAGATACAGCCAGCAGATGATTATAGTAGAAAGGAAAACAACAAACAAAAAACGCAATTAGATAATTGTGATATTTTTTCGGATACATATATTCGTGAGTTGAGTTTTTGGAAGAAACAAAAATGAGCCAAGATGAATTAATAAAAGAGCTCAATGAAAATTATAAATGATATGATAATGTTTCTCCAAATCCGTACAACGATATAATAAAGAAGTTTAAAAGATAATTAATGTTTAATGAAAATGAATTATGCCAGCAGGACACAATGAAAAAGAAAGGTTTTTTAAAGATATAAAAATAGATAAAGAAAACGACGTTTGTTTTTTTAATGACGAACAGCATAAGTACTACAATAAAGAAACAATGAAAACGTACGTTTCTTGCACAACCATTGTAAATTCGTACGGACAGCCATTCGATGAAAATTTTTGATCGTCTTATAAAGCATTGGAGGCACTGCTTCCAATGGAAGTTTGGTTGCCAATTAAAACAACTCTTCTTACTACAAAACGGTTCGACCTGCGTTTACTTAGTAAATTAGGCGTTAACTTAGCTGATTTTGAACAAAAGAAATCTGAAATACTCGCCGAGTACGAGAGAAAAAGGAACGATGCCTGCATAAAGGGAACTCTTGCACACGAGAAGAAAGAATTGTCTTTTTATAACAAAAATCAGTTTGATTTTGGAAAGTACGGTTATAAAGACTTAAAAGGAGAATTTGAGTGTAGAGAAAATTACTACAAACTTGATCTCCAGAATGGAGTTTATCCAGAATTTCTTATACAATGGCAATCTGATGACGGGGAGTTGATGCTTGCAGGAATATCTGATCTAGTTGTTGTACATGGGACAGACTTATATATTATTGATTGAAAAACATCTAAAACAATTGATAAAAAAAGCTATTTTAACAAAAAAACAGGGAAAAGTGTTAAAATGCAATTTCCGTTAAACAACCTAGATGATTGCAATTTTAACCATTATCAATTGCAAACGAGCCTGTATGCATGAATGATACAGCAGCAAAGGCCCGACTTAGTTGTAAAAGGTCTTATGATTGTACAGTTGAAGGACGACGGCACAGAGGTTGAATATCCGTGCCAATATCTTAAAGAGGACGTTGAGCATATGATTGCTCACTACAAGAAACAAAAGAAAATCCAAGCGGAATTAGACCGCGATAAACCTTTTATAATATAATGAGTACACTTTCTGAAAAACGGTTGGCAATATGTGAAAAATGTGGGTTGTACAAAATGAGCCAGTTTGGCCCAGTTTGCAATTCTAGTAAATATATAAATAAAGAAGGTAAGACCTCCTTTTTGCCAAAGGAAGGATATGTTAAAGGTTGCGGATGTTTTTTGGAGAAAAAAACACCTCACGTAGATAGTCATTGTGTAGCAGGATTTTGATAATGAATATTTTTATAGAAATAAAACATATAATAGTCGGTTGATGGAACTGGCTTTTTAAAAGAAATACAGCACTAGCCAAGAAAAGGCTAGATATATGCGCTAGCTGCGATCAGCGCATAAGACTGACAAAAAACGAAGCGATCTGCAGTCTCTGTGGATGCCTTTTGTCAGCCAAGACTAGAGTGAAAGATGAAAAATGTTTAATGAACAAGTGAAATGAATAACGTAGCAAAAACAATTTTAGAAAAGAATATAAAAGATATTAACACAGATGAAGTTGAGATAACGCCATGCAATATGAATGTGATCCTGAAATTTTATGATGAAAATCCATATCGCGAACTAGAAAAGACTGAGAGTGGATTGATTTTAGGATTGGAAGGGAACAAGCGATATAAATCGAATGAGACCGGAGAAATGGAGGACTCTGAAGAATATATGGCTGTTGCCAAGGTTGTTGCAGTAGGACCAGCATGCAAATATGTTAATGTAGGAGATGATGTTATTGCTGTTAAAATGATTGCACAACCGATTCCTTTTAGGAACAAGGGATATCGAGCAATTAATGAAACAAATATAATATGTAGAATAGTTAAAAAGTAATATGATCACTGAAAATGACAAGATCTATTTCGTGCCCGGAGATATAGTAGTGGTACGACACGAAGAGCTGGATAATAGACCAGCAATGTACGTTGTAGAAAAAGTTACAAAAACTTTTATAAATAAAGAATCATCCGAACGTGAGTCTATTTTTACTGGCCTGCGTTGTAGGTGGTTTTCAAAAGATGGGGAACTGCAAGAGGCAGTTTTCTCTACAAAGGATTTAGTACACATTTAATATGGATGAAAAAACACTACAAGCAGCTGCACAGACGTTTTGTTTAGTTCCAGAAATATATGCACAGGCATTCAAACAAGCTGGTGCAGATTTCCCGGATGAGTTAGTTGCCCAGATCAAGAAACAGCCACAACAAGCAATGCAGATGCTCCAGGAAGATAAAGAGCTTTTGCAGGGAGTTGTAACAATCTACTCACAATACCACGATCAGATCGATCAAGTTGCTGCTCAAGCCGCACAACAGGCAGGTCTTTTTAAGAAGGGTGGGAAGTTGGAACAACTTTTAGTTAAAGCGCAGGATGGCACAAAAACAAAAGTTCCAGAATGAATTTCAAGAAACAAGTATGTTTCACAAGAATACGGATCGGACGGGACCGTTCAAGTAGAGGCTGCTCCAACACGTAAATCATTAACTGTGAATCAAAAGAAAGATCCGAATAGTGATTTTAATGTCGCAATGGGCGACTACCTGGATAACCATCTATATGTTAACGCCGATAAAAATGGAGTAACGTCCGTTTATAATGGATATGGCCCATTCAATGATCTGCATGGTGCAGACTCTGCGGCTGTAGTTAACTATGTTGGAGCACTTTTAGAGAAGGCGGGAATCAAACCTGGTTTCCCAATGAAAAACGCAGCAGATAAGAAGTAATGAATTTTTTTGTGTTTGATAACGCAGAAAATAAGTTAACAATAGAAGAGTATAGTGTCCTACTTGTAAAAGAATTTAAGGACTTGTGAGATATAGCTAGAAATAAGTGTAAGGAAGATAAGAGTGGAAAGATGAGACTCCGTGCATATAAGGAGTTTACATATATTTATTTAGTTCTGGATTTCAAATCTCCGTACTTTCAATATCTAGAGAAAGACAAGCACGAAGCTGCATTGGATGATTCTGGATTATGCGAAGATGATCTGAAAGATGAACTTTTTCTGGCAGCATATCATAAGTACCAAGAAATACAAGAGTCAGACCCAATTTTATCGTTAATTAAAACTGCATATAAGACACTGCATAAGATGCAGGTGTTTTTGGATAATATAGATTTTAATAACGACATAGATGCAGATGGGCGTCCGTTATACAAACCAAAAGACGTTATAGCAGATATTAAGTCCATCTCCGAAATACGAAAGCAACTCCAAGAACTAGAAGCTACACACAAGAGAGATCTTGCTGAGAGTGGCGAAAAAGTTCGGGGAGATGTCAAATTAGGACTTTTGGATTAGTATGGCTAGAAAAACACCAAATATAGAACTACCGCCAGAGAAAGAGCGGATTGTTGATCAAAAGAAAAGACTCCCCGATTTTAGCATGAAATCTGAGGCTGCATTAATTGAGCAACTTTTTAAAGAGCAAAATGAGCAACAGGCACAGAGTGACGCAGAAATCGAAGAAATGATGAATGCAAAAACAAATATTCACAAAGCTCGTCCTGGGGAAGAGTGAGATGTTCCAATTGACGAAGAAATACAATATTTCGATCCAGAACTTTCTTATGAATTAACTGGCTACAGACCGATTACAATGCAGAAAGGTCTCGATTTTGACCCGACTCCTTTTAGAGAAACGGCTGCTATATATGATCGTGACGGGGCTTTTACCGAGTTTCCAGAAGGATCAAAAAAATGAAGGGAATTTTGGATGGAACAAATCGATCGATGTAAGAACGGTTACACTGTTGGACGATATAGGATTACTGGAGATCATTATTTCTTTTTGAACTTTTATAGAATGGAAACTGTTGTTGAAAATGCAGTTTCTGGAGCAGGTCGAAAAGAGGCATTTCCATCTTTCCTGGCAAAGCAATATGAGTTTTTTCATTACGTAGATATGTGCGAAAAACTACATAAAGATGTTTGTATATTAAAAGCCCGTGGCATAAATAATATGTGCTCCTATATAGTAATATATAGGTAATAAACTTCGCAAAATCGGTAGAAACTAAAATGAAATGTGATTGAATCACGATTATTATGAATAAAGAAGAACAAATTAAGTTTATAGAGGATAATTATCCTATGGAAAAGCATATACGAAGTAAGAGATATATGCGCCATACATTTTTTTCAAAGATCGAAACAGAGATGCAAGCATATCTTCTTGGATTATATGCGTCCGATGGAAATATAAATGAAAAACGAAAAACGTTTAGGATACATCTTAGCTACGACGATGCATATATTGTTAACTATTTTAAGGATATCATTTGTCCAACTGCAAGAACGTTTGTTATTGAACGCGGAAAACAAAAAATTGGCAGACATGGAGAAATTTATGAGTGTGCAACAACGTACGGTGTAGATATAAACAGTACAACACTCTGCCAAGATTTAGTTGCTCTTGGGCTCGGTTACAGAAAAACATGAGCAGAAAATCATATACCAAACATACCAAAAGATCTGATTCCACATTTTATACGTGGATATTTCGACGGAGATGGTTGTGTTAGCGGTTATTATATAAAACCAGACCTGAAATATAAAAAGAACGAGAGGTTTCGTGCAAATTTTTCAATTGTCTCTAAAACAAAAAGCATGCTAGAAGATATTAAAAACGAGCTTGAGAAAAACAATGTAAAATGCAATATTTGTCATACCAATCGTGACAATATGTTTACGCTTAGTGCTGCAACTTCACAATTGCCAAAAATTTTTAATTATCTATATAAAAACGCAAACTTCTTTATGAAAAGAAAGTATGATAAATTTAATCATTATGTTAATACCGAGGTAACTCAGTTAATCGCTGAGTACCGTAACGCGCAGAAGGTGAACGTTAAAGAGAGTAATAATCCTTCCACGAGTGCGGAGCATCCTAAAAAGGATGAAAATGTGCGCTGAACTTCAGAGAAATCTGAAGAGCTACCGGATAAAAAGCCGGTAGGATAACAAATTGAGGGCTATCGGAAATTTTGGCAAATCTAGCAGTTAGGCCATATACAGTACTACCAAACTACAACGTTATCATAACTTGTGCAGCTGAAGCAAAATTGCAACCATTACGAGAAAAGTGCTGAAGACAGCTTGATTGGCTGAATATGAATACTACTGGTGGGTTGCGGCATGCTAGACTTGTTATAAACAATAATGACACAAAAAGGGCATCCAAAAAGACAAAGGACAATGTCGAATATGGGTGAATGTCCCAGATAAACAGCATTGTGGCAGATACGTCAGACAAGGTGAGAGGATCTAGAACTGACCGTTTGATCTACGATGAGGGTGGATCTAACCCCGCCTTAACAGACTCCTGAATTAAAGGTGATGCTCTTGTTTCATTGGGTGGACAAAAGTTTGGAACTAGGTTTGCGGTTGGTACAGGTAAATATATTAACATTTTATAACTAGTAATATCATGGATAGAGAACGTTATATTGAATTGATAGATAAAATTATAGAAGAATACTTTCAGACTCCTGAAAAGGAAAGGAGTTTGACAAAGTTATATAAAAAGTATGGAATTAAAAGACAAACTCTTGCAAAATACATAAAAGCAAAAGGGCTTCCTGTTATAAATTATACAAATATAGTTAAAATAGACCAAACAATGTTTGATGTTATAGACACAGAGGAGAAAGCGTATTGGTTAGGTTTTATGTATGCAGATGGTAATATTGCTAAAAACGAAGATAAAATTGAAATGAATCTTTCTGTTGGAGATTTAGATCATATGAATAAATTTAAGAAATTTTTAAAATCGGAAGCAAAAACAAGATTGTGCGATAACCACGGTTCTATAATATGCAGGTTTTCCGTTAGAAATAAACATATGTGACAAGCTTTATATGATAAGGGTTGCGTTCCCGCAAAATCCTTGATTTTAAAATTTCCTCCGGAGAATATCTTTAAACATCGAAATTTAATTTATGATTTTATTAGAGGATATTGCGACGGTGATGGTTCATTGGGAATCTACTTTGGAAAACATGGAAGAAAATTTCAGTTAAGTTTTTGTGGAACCGAAGAATTTTTAAAAGGCGTTGAACAATTTTTAGGAATTACTGGACATATTAGAAATAATAGTTGTAATGCATATTTATCAAAAGCATCTACACTGTATTATAACAGCAGGAAGGCAAGGGCTGTAAGTAGACTTTTATACTCTAACTCTACAATTTATCTTGACAGAAAATATGACATTTATAAAATGTTCTGCCTGGCAGAAGAGGGATCTTCTGTTTTGAAATCGAGCAAAATCGGTAGAGGCTGGAATGCAAATACCGAGGTAACTAAATAAATTACGAAAGGTTATTTAGCACCGTAACGCGTAGAGACTGAATAAATATAATGTCTCCAAGAGTGCTCGACCCCAGAACGGGTGAAAATGTACGCTGAACTAAAACGAAGCAAAAGTTTTAGAAGTAGAGGATAAAAAACCACTACGATAACAAAATTGGGAGATGATGTCAAACTTGAGGGCCTACGAACAATGTTCCTTAACCCAAACGGATATAACATACTACCTTATAAAAACTACGACTCTGATGATGGGCGACCAGATCTGACTGCATTTTTTATACCTGCACATAAATTCGGTCTTGTGTCGAAATATCTTGATAATCGAGGAGTTACAAACTGACCAAAATTAAAGGCATTTTATGAAAAGCAGCGAGAAAATCTTTCTGACAAAGACTATCTTAACGAGTGCGCAGAACACTGTTTTATACCACGTGAAGCGTTGTCCAAGCATGGTGACAACGTTTTTGATGCTGCTGCAATTACTGAAAGAATTGTGCAACTTAAAATACACGGGGCAGGGATAAAACCGAAGAAAATGCAATTACTCTGAGATACGGCTGGAGGAGCAGTTTCGATGAGCAAAGTTAAAGCAGTTGAAAGTCGTAGTTCACACTTGCTTGTTGTAGAACCACCACTTATTGATCCAGAAACAAACAAACCTTATAAAAACTTATATGTTGCTGGAATAGATGCAATTGATATGGGTAGATCTGACTCTGCACAAGATAGTGATGTTTCTGATTTCTGTGTTGTTATAAAGAAGCGTGTTTTTGGACTTAATGAACCGAAATATGTAGCAATGTACAAATATCGACCACAAGATATACGTGAAGCATACGATCTTACAATGAAGTTGCTTACTTGATATGATTGCAAAGCGATGTTGGAGTACACCAAAATCTCGATACAGACTTATTTTCGGGAAAAACACAAAGAACATCTTTTTATGGCTCGTCCAGATTTTGCAATTACCAAGAAGACCACAAGATCGCCAAATACAAAGAAACTTATTGGAGTGCCTGGTACTGAAGCAGTTATACGACATGAATTGGAACTTATTGCTGCTTTTATAAATGACTACTGGCATACAATTGATTTTGATGAAATGTTGGACCAGATGTTGAATTATACTTATGAAAATAAAAGAAAATTCGATATTATCGCAAGTTTAGGCATGTGCGAGCTTGGCGATGAAGATATGTCTGGTCTTACTGTTGGAAAGGTCGATACTGTTAAAAAGCAGTGGAAAGATATTGGTTGATATACTGATGAATATGGACGGAAGAAACACGGAGTAATACCTGAAAATTATGGATATAGAACAATACCAGCAGCAAATAGTTGAACTAGTCCAAGAGGTGACTGAAGCCCAATATATAGGCAAGATTGAAGTTAGGTTCGACGAGCCGGATATGTGAAGTCTGTTTCTTTATCTGGATCGCGAGTTAGTACCACTTATACTTTCCTACCAGGGTGATTTTGAACAGTTCAAAAAATATATAATTAAAGAGTTAAAAACCAGGCAATTAACAAGGGTTGGTTTTTATAAAATAGATCTCGTTTATAACGGGTGTAAAAATGAATGCAATGAATAAAGAAAAGGAAATTGAAAAAATTAACAAGTGTATTAACGAGTTAGTTTATGATAAAGTTCAGTTGAGAAAAGCTTACAATTACTATCATTGCACGAGAGACGAAGAACAGTTTAGACACATCGAAGACAACTATGGAATTGGAACTCCAACATCGGTTGGGTTTACTCCATTGATTAAAAAGCACGTAGATGTGTTGGTTGGTGAATATCTTGAGCTTGATCCGGATCTACAGATTACTTGCAAGGATGACAAGACAATCTCGAATATTATGCGAGACAAGCAATTAAAGATACACGAGGCTGCTTACAAGCATTTTGAACAACAGTTAAATAACGTTATCTTACAAGTTTTTGGAGACGGAAAAGAACCAGTTGTTGACGCTCTTTTCGAGCAAGAAATGGAACGAATAAAGAAAGACGCTGAAAGAAGTTACGTCTCTGAATATGAAATAGCAGCACAAAATATTTTAAATTATATTAAAAACTCTCGTGATATTGACTTAAAAAACAAAATGCGGGATCTATTAACAGACTTGTTAATTGGGGGAATGTGTTATTATAGAACACGCCCAAAAGGTGACACAATTAGTCTGGAAATATTAAATCCACTAGACACTTTTGTAGAGCGAAATTTTAACGAATTTTACCTTAACAAATCTCCTCGTGCAGTTGTTAGACGATGAATGACTGCAGAAAGAATCCTAGACGAGTTTGGCGATGATCTCTCAAAAGAAGCAAAAGAAAAACTAGAGACACACCAAGATCAAGGAGTTAGAAATGATAACTTCGTTTATGTGAAAACAGATATGGCTCCGTTTAGTGCAATGACATCAACTCCTGGAATCCTCGGAGGGATGGAAGCACATCCAATTAGGGAAAATAGAGGAGCGTCTGCGATTGCAAAAGAGAATACATATGAAGTTTATGAATGCGAGTGAATCGAATATGATAAAGAAAAAGAACGACTTACTCGACACGAAGGAGTTAAAATAGGTACAGAAATATATATAGTTCGTGGTGAATCAAAAAGCATTACGAGGAGCATTTCAAATCCAAATGACTGCTCGCTTAGTATAAATGGGCTTTTCTTTTCAGATAAGAATGGAGACCCATTCTCTATCTTATTGAGTACCATGGACTTGCAGGATTGACTTATCTAGTCCTGGGTAAATCCCGAGAATTGCTGGAAACTCTTACCGAGAAAGACGAAGACAACCAGCAGCCGAGCCCTTTTGGGAAGGTTCAACGACTATTATGTAGGAGCAAGCGTTCCGAAGCACGGGAAACAGAAATGTTATGATATAGTCTGGACTGCATAGAAATATGCAGCAGCGAAAGCGGCGTAGTCTTAGCGAAGCTACGTGAACAAAAACGAGATATGATCTTACAATCTACTATAGGGATAGCCTTATAGCATCGTCTGGAACAGTTGGAGATTTTCTTGATGCAGCGCACTTACCTGAATTTCTTGGCGAAGAAATGCCCGAGCGAGTACAGAAATGGCTTGCATATAAAAAGCAGGGCGTTGCGTGAATTGACTCTTCAATGGAAGGTTCACAGATGATTAATACTGCTTTTAACGGTTATGATGACACGATAAAAGCACAAACAATCCAAGCCTTTCAGATGGTACTTGAAAGTATTGAACAACAAGCCAGTTCGATTACCGGAGTATTTGCTGAAAAGTTAGGAGGAATCCAGCAGAGAGATGCAGTGAGCAATGTGAAGGTTGGAATTAGGCAATCTACACTACTTACCAAGCAGTATTTTTCTGCAATGGATTTGATGTACAAGGAAGTTAATTATGATCTGCTTAATTTAGCAAAAATCGTATTTAAAAAAGGAATTGCCGGTACGCTTATTAACGGCACCAGATTGAACCAGATTTTCACAGCTTTACCTGAGTACTACACAATGACAGATTTTGATATCCACATCCAGGATAGTACAGAAGCTTTCCAGACTCGTGAGACGTTAAAAGCATATTGTGCAGAACTTATAAAAGCAGGCTTAGCAAACGCAGAACTTATTGTTGATATGAGCGCAGCAAAAAATCTTACAGAACTGAAAATGGTTGTGAAAGACGCACTTGAAAAACAAAAGGCAGAAACTGGACAATTGCAGCAATTACAACAGCAAGCTACCCAAGCCGAGCAAACTGTTAAAGAGTACGAGAAGCAAATTAAACAGATGCAGGAACAGATGCAGCAAATGGAAAAACAACTTGAGAAATCAAATAACGAAAAACTTGCTCTTGAACGTGATCGTCTTGAGTTGGATAAAAAGATTGCTGCCGATAAACACAGTTATGATATGCGAGTTGCTGAAATAAAAGAAACGCAAGCCCAAGCTGAGATTGCACAATTATATGACGGCAACCCATATAACGACAAAATAAAAGAAGTATAGTTATGAATAACGATATGTACCCAGAGCTCTCTTTTGAGCTTGAGACAGACACTGATTGCAACTTGATTGCATATGATAAAACTGACTATGACTCTCTTGATATAAAAGTGTTTGAACACCATGGCTTTTGTGAGTTTATTACAGAAGTTGATGTGAACGGTGATGAATCTGAACCTATTTTTGTAAATATTAGACTTTTTATGGACGAGGGGGATCCTGCATTAAAGCAGTCCCTCCCGTACAAAGTCGACCACGACGGCTGTTATGTATATAGGCGATTGGTATTACCAAATGAAGAGGATGACTCTGGGGCTTATATAGCAGCAGATAGAGACGGTGTTTATAGAGTTTGGGAGAAAGAAACTCCAGAATCTGAACCAACTGAAATTACTGATTATATGGCATTATATGATAGTGCACACGATAGATTCCAGGAAATTTTTATTGGTGAGAAACTCGGTCTTGTTACTTGCAAGTTACAGAAATGCCTTTTCGCTGCGCAGAAAGCATCGATTGATGATATTTTGAAAAAAGGTTGTGATTTTACTTGTTCCACTGGTGTTGATAACTATAAAAGAGATTTTCTTCTGTCTGCAATGTTAGTTATTGACTATTACACGCAGAGTGGGGAAATAAAGAAGGCATTGCAATTGTTAAATCGATTACATGCTTGCGGAGGAATCTGTGGTGATAACGATAAGATTGCCTCTGATTGTGGATGCGGAGGAAAATAATGAATGAAATATATAAAGAGTTTGAGGAGCTCTTTTCTGAAGAGCTGAATGATCTTTTAATTGGATACCCGTTCAACAAAAAGCGAATGAATCGAATTATGAATCTTGTTACGTTTATATATTATATAAATAACGCAACAGATCCAAAGACAGCAGCAATGCTTGTAGAGTTATTAAAGTAATGTTGAATGGAATTAAAATCGATAACAATCTAGAAAGGAGTACACAAAATAAAAGTACCGCTCTTTCTGGAATTATGGGAAATGATGTTACCAGGAAATACTACAAAGGCAAATCTTTTAGATGAGCCGGATATTGAAAAGCTGGAGAGCATTATTTTAATGACGAATATATAGTTGATTTTGTTTCAATTGAAGGTGCTATGTGCATCTGTGAAGTTTCGCATCTTTCTAGTGAGAACAACAAGCCAGTTCTTAAATATGACGGCAAAGGAAATGTCATAGGTCTAGAAAATACGAAATATTGGCAGATTTCATTAGTTGGTGGTGGAGGTAGCTCCAACAGTGCGGTTAGGTTCGATATTGAGCAGCACTTAGAAGATGTGCAAAAATTGCGAGCCAGAATAAATATTGGTGCTGTTTCGCAGGAAGAAGTTACGGCAACTGTTGATGAGGCTGTCTCTGCGCTTTCAGCAAAGATTTTACCAACGGATGATAAAGTTAGTGATACGTCGACAAACCCAATACAAAATAAAGTTATAAAAGGTTATGTTGACGATACGGCTAGCTCGTTACGTGCTGAAATAACGAGAGTTGATGATAGGTTAACTGAGCTAAAAGATACCGTTGGGGATCTTACAATAGACACTGGCAGAATAGTCGACAATGCTGTTACTGAGGCTAAACTTAGCAAGGACTTACAGGCAAAAATAACTTTTGATACTGAATTATCTGAAACATCTGAGAAAGCAGTACAAAATAAAGTTATTACAAAAGCAATTAATAGTCTTTCTGCTAGAATAACTCCTCTTGAAACTACTTTTGAAATGGTTGATGAAGCTGTTACAAAAATAGATGCGCGAGTTACTGAAATTGATAAAAATTTAACATGGACAGACGAAACAGGGAAACCTGTTAAATAGATATTTTTATTTTTAAATTTATTTTATGGCAAACGTAAAATTTATTAAAATCACAAAGAAAGAAAATCCTACCTACCCTAGTACTTATGAAGCCGGTGCGATTTATTTCGATGAGAACAAAAAACAGATAATGTTGGGAGCTGGTACAGCGACACCAACAGTTTATGGAGGAAAGGTTGCTGATGCAACACTTGTAGACAAAAAGCTTACAATTAAGTTTAGTGATGGTACAGCAGATGTTGTAGTAGATCTTTCTGATGTTGCATCTGCAACTGCAATGGCAGCCGAGCTTGCAAAGAAGCTCGAAACAATTTCTGGTGATGCGGCAGACGGAAAGCACGCGATTTCAGCTAGCAAAACTGGGACAGCAGCAAAGGTTACATTGGATATCGCATCTGGAGAAGATGCAGGAAACGTGGTGCTCACAAAGACTGCTACTGGTCTTTCTGCAAGTGTTGATATCCCTACTGTTACGGTGCCTGTTACAGGAGTTGAAGATGGTACTGATACAGCAGCAAAAATTGTAGATAAGAAGGTACATGTGGATGTCGCTCTTGGAAAAGCAATTACAATTGCTGGAGGACCACTTGCAAATAACGTACAAGAGACTGGCGATACTTGGCCTTGGACTGATGACGCGGGAAATAAAATTATTCCTGAAGGAAAGTCTCTTGCAGAAATTCTTGAAGGTCTTTTCTTAAAGAAGCAGAATGGTACACTTTCTGCAAGTTATACTTGGAGCCCATCTATTGCAGCACCTACTGCCTCCCTTGGTAGTTCAGCAACAGTCGAGGTTGGAAAGGACCTTACTGCTACTTTTGCTGCTGGTACTGCCGTTTCCGGAAATTCATCAAAGGTTACTATTTCTGGTACATACGGTGTTTTCGTAGACAACAAATTTCAGTCCGGAGCTTACACCGAAACAAAGGCTGGTACAACTACTGGAACTGCTGCTGCTACTGCTACAATAAAACTTGGTTCTGCTACGGCTGTAGCTGCAACAAGTGGTACAGCATATGCTGCTGCAGAAGGTGATAATGTTCTTTCTGTTAGCAATGCCGGAGTTACTGCTGTTCCTACTGCGTTTACAGCAAAGACAGTTTATGCAGCAACTAACACGAAGGAAAAAGTAGAGGGAACAAGCAAAGCGGTAGAGACTACACATTTCTCAAATAAAGCACTTACCAGCACAAAGAGTGCTACAGTTAAAGCGTATTATCCGATATATACAAATGGAGCCTCTTCAGGCACTTCAGACACATCGACCCCGACAGTTACTGCTACTGCCGACACTACGAAGCTTCCTCTTGTCGCAAATAACACAACTTTTGGAGTAGCGTTCGCTGCACAAGTGGCTGGTGGAACTGGTTACAGAATTCTGTTACACTCAAGCAAATCAATTAAATCAGCAAAAGCACTTAACGGACTTACTGCAAAGTATGATATCGATGTACTTTCTAAGTTTGTAAAGAATACAACTGCAATAACAAAAGCTACAGGAGATACGACTGCAACTTATTACGCTTGGGAGTACAAGGGTACCGAAGGTTCGAATAGAGTTAATTTCACAATTGGTTAATTATAGGAGGAATTGAATATGAGTAAAAAGTTTACAGGAAATATTAAGTTAGCGTCCGCAATTAACCAGACCGGTGCGCAGCCGCTTGATGATAGGGTAGTAGTTGCTTCTGTAGCAGATCTGTACAACTCTTTTGGTACGGCAATATATGAGGGCATGATGGTTGTTGTTAACGACGAACATGCAATATATGTACTTACAGATACGACCAAGGTAGCACAAGCTGCTGGATGGAAAAAGATTGGTGATGTTTCTGGGGATATTTCAGACCTTCAGGAGCAGATTACTGCAGTAAAAAGCACCGCTGATACGGCTGCTTCTGATCTTAAATCTTTCAAAGAGCGCACTGAGGGATTCGCTACTGCAGCACAAGGGACACTCGCTACAAATGCAGTTCGTAAAGTTGCATCGGGAACTGCTAATGGTACAATTTCAGTAACTACTGGAACAGGAGCAGCAACAGATGTTGCCGTAAAGGGTCTTGCAGGCGCAGCTTACAAGGGTGTTTCTACAGAGGTTAAAGCTAGTGATGCAAATCTCGTAACAGGAGGCGCAGTTAAGGCTGCAATTGATACCGCAGTTGCTTCTGCATATAAAGTAAAGGGCTGTGTTGCAAATTTCGCAGATCTTCCTGCTGCTGCTAACAACTCAGTTGGAGATGTCTATAACGTTCAAAATGCGTTTACACTCGAATCAAAACCTTACCCAGCAGGAACAAATGTTGTTTGGGCGCCAGCAGAAACGGCTGAAGATGCGCCTGAAGCACATAAAGTTGCGCACTGGGACGCTCTCGGTGGTACGGTTGATCTTTCTGGATATGCATTAAAGACTGATATGAACGTCGGGACGCCGCCTAAATCAGCAAATTATATTGTAAAAAGTGTTTCGCAAACAGATGGTAAAATTACCGCAAGCTACGGCGTAATTGCTGATATAATAATTTCAAACTACAGTAAGGCAGATGAATACACCGCTGTTAAAACCACTGATTCACTTGGTGCAGCTCTTGGAAAACTTGAGGCTGGTGTAACCGAAGCAAAAAGTGCAGCTTCATCTGCGGCCGCTGCTGGTGTTACTTCTATTGATACCCAAAAAGGTGATATTGGTTTTGAGACTGTACAAAAAGGTGTACAGCTTAGTATTACTAAGGGAACTTCTGATACAAACGCAAAACTTAAAGCAACGATTGTTGGCGAGGCAATCGCTGAGGCGAATATTGCTGATGGCGCAGTAACTAAGGCTAAGTTGGCAACTGATGTACAGGCGTCGCTTGGAAAGGCAGATAATTCAGTACAGTTTGAAGCGAATGGAAAGGATGTAGACATTGAGGGGAACTTCAAGACAAAAAATGGAAAAATTGAGTTAGGACAAAACGGAATAACAATCCAAAAATCCTCCTCAAGGAATAATGGGAGTTCGGCATTATTACTTAATGCAGATCCAGAACACGAAGAAAATGTTGTGCTCATGGGTATTGCCTCCCCAGAAGTTGATACCGATGCAGCAAATAAAGCATATGTTGATACAAAAGTCGGTGCAATTGACACTGGCGTCACAACTTTTGGTGGGCAAAAAGGTGCAATTACTGTTGATTCTGGAAAAACGGCAACTGGAGCAGTTAATTTCACCGTAGGAACAGACAAGAAACTTACTGGTACTGTTGCTGGGTTAGGTACAGCTGCGGCATTAAGTTCTGATGATATTGTTAAATATAGTTTAAAGGACGGCAAACACGATTCTGTTTTAGTTGATGCTCCTATTGCTATAAATGACGCAGATTCAGCAGACCGAATTGTGTTACAGAGAACGGGCGAGGAAAATATTTACATACAGTATCTTCCTGGCGGTAATTTGCGGATTTTAAATGGAACAAATTCCGTTAAACTCATCGGAATAGCAACACCAGAAGGAGATGATTCAGCAGTTAACAAAAAATATGTTGATGATGCTCTTACTTGGACAGAAATCTAAAACAATTAACTCTACGCTCCTTGATCGGAACGTAGAGTTCCAATTTCTTAAAATATTAAAATATGGAAACAGTACAATTTTTAAAAGGTCCCTACACAGAAACAAAAGTTAAAAAACTTACTGCAGGGCAATTATTTTTTGACACAGATGGAATAGAGGGCGTTTGGCTTGGTACAGACAAAGGTGGCGTACAGATAGCCAAGGGTGGAATTGAAATAATAGATCTTACATAATGTTTACGATGAGTTTAGGTGGGTCTTCTGTGAAGTTAGAGACCGGAAAACAAATTGACACAAAAACTAGACAAAAACCTTTGGAATTTTCGGATAAATTTATTAAATTTGTGACGTTTGATAAAAATAGAATTACAGTAACGATTGATTCTTTTAAAGAGGACTGCTCAGAATTTAATGGAGGCAACGTTAGCTTACCTTTTTATAAAACATTATTAGAAAATAATATGTATCTGTGTTTGCAAGTTAGATGCAATAGATCTGCAATAACTTATGATAGGCAACCAGGCCATCCTGAATACACAGATGCGTACAGGCAAAAAAATAGTAGATTAGAATATAGTGGGAGTAGTGGTGGCACTGCCTGAAAAACGATTTTAATCCAGCAAATGACTCCAGAAAAATCTGTGTATGATTTTGGAATACAATATATAAAAGATACAATTTTTAATGCCAGCACACATTTTAGCTGAATAAATCACAAAAAAAACATGTGAAATTATTTTTATAATAATGATACACAGAATAGTTTTAATGAAGACTACCCTCCATTTATTAAAATTAGGATTGCTATTTGTTTTAATCAAGCATATCTTAGTAAGTATATATGCGATTACGCCATACCATTTGATAACACAATACACGATCAGACGTATCTGGAAAAAATTAGGCCAGAAATACTCTCAGATGGATTTTGTTTTGGACTTTTTAGATTTCGTACTCTAAATAGAACACAAGAAAAATATATAACAATATAATATTCGCCGTTAGTATATCACTGAGTGAAGTATCCGGCTTCGGCCGTGTGCTAGTGCACTACTACTGTTTTGCGGCGCCCTCCTTCCTTCGGGAGGGAGGTTTTTTATATAAAACAATATGGGAAAGTTAAATAAAATTTTTAAAATTAGTAGCACTGATTTTGCTACTCTGAAAGAACAAGGACAGATAACAAAAGCGGGAGTTACTTATAAATACGATCCCGACAATCTATATCTTATAGAGAATAACTTAACAGATGACTACGTCCTCTTGGGAGGTGGTGGTAGTAAACTAGAATCTGAACTCAGTGTTAAAAAAGCAACACAAGATGGAAATGGGGCAGTTATTGCTGATACTTATGTAAAGAAAGAATCTGGAAAAGGACTTTCCACAAACGATTATACTACGGCGGAAAAAACGAAACTGTCAGGAATTGCTACTGGAGCCAACAAAACAACCATAACGAACAACCTTACCACAACAAGTACCGGTACTGCGTTGGATGCTGCACAGGGGAAGATACTTAACGACAAGTTTACCAGTGGATTATATGAGGCAAATCTAAAGTGGGGTGGTAGAAACATAACAGATGCCGTATCCCCAGTAGACGCAGCTATGGTTACACAATTAACAGCAAATCGTCTTGACTTTCTTAATCCAAATTGTATTAAAATTGAGTATTCAACAGATGGGGGCACAACCTGAGTTGACTACAATGCTTCTGACGCAGACAAAACAAACTTAGTTTCAACAACATACTATAATTCCAGTTTCCGCTGTGGTAAAAAAGATGTGTCAGATACAAAAACAACACAAGATAGACTAAGGATTACATTATATAATTTTAATGGTTATCTATATACTGGTATACGAAAATTCATAATGTATGTAACAACAAATAGTTGTAAAAATTGCTGATGTACTATTAGAAGAAACACATGAGGAGCACAAGATACGTTTATAGAACTAGCCACAAAGCAGCCAATATCTGGATGAAGTGGATGAAATGTAATTAATGTTCCACTTTTTTACACTCATTGCAATGCCGACAGTCAAGCTGAGAGAGTAGAGCTTATTTTTGGAATGGACACAATTGCATTCCCAACATATTCTAGTTTAAACATTAGTAAACTTTTTGCTTTTGGCGAAACGTGTTACAGCGCATATTCAAGTGTGGCAAAGCTTGGAACTATATACACTATTGATGCTAATGCAAAGAGTACATTTGTTGGCGCTGTGGACGCTCCTAGTCTTTTGGAAAACGGAGCACTCCTTTCCAACAAATACGCCCTCAAGACAGCAATACCAACAGTGGAATCCTTAACAACAACCGATATAGATAACGCAATAAAATAATGATACAGAGTAATATAAATAAAAAAGGAAAATCCTTTCGTTGGTCTGGAGAATGAAAAGAGGACCAACATTATTTCAACGATGAGTTTGTTCAAGATTTTTGTAGAATAGATGAGGTTGTTGTTGTTTGTAAAGCTAATCACTTATCTAAAGAGGAAAACAAACCTGTAATATTAAGTGATGCAAAAAATAACGCAATTGGACTAGAAAAGAATGCATATTGGGAAATAGCAATATTACCTAATACTGATTTTATTGTAAATGGTGATAATCTGCCAGATGGTGTTATTACTACTGAAAAGATTGCTGATGAGGCAGTAACTGAGGAAAAGTTAGATACCTTGTTGCAAGGTAAAGTTAATGATAATGTTAGGACTATTCCTCAGAGTTTAAATAACGAGCAAGTAGTTCAGGCACAGATTAATGTCAAACTGCGTGACGACAGAGACAACATCTTTTATGACCCGAAGGATTTGAACGAGGCTTTCTCTGCGGGTGTGGTTAAGCCTCGCAATTCAGTCTTTGGGGCGGGGTGTAAGACAAACTATTTTGCGTATGAAAGTTGGAACAATTACTTCGGCGACAAGTGTATCGGGAATAGCTTCGGTTACGGCTGTCACGGTAATCGTCTTGGGTATGACTGTAGCAAAAACACATTCGAATCATACTGTAAGGGCAATAAGTTGGGGAGTTATTGTAAATCTAACACAATTGGGGACAGTTGTAACAACAACACATTGGGGAACAATTGCGGCTATATAACATTGGAACAAAGTTGTAGCAACAACATATTTGGGAATAAAAGTAACCGAATAACCCTCGGTTACCGATGCGTGCACAATACATTCGAAAACGAATGCACTAACATATCATTGGGGTCAGACTGTGCAAACATCCACTTCATCAATTCGAAGGGCATTTCATTTTCAAAACCTGCCCTGAGGAACATTACTGTTCTTAATATTAATGGCGGAGGTTTAGAAATTACAATACCGGATGAGTATTTAGTGGAGCAAAGAAGTTCACGTCATCTCATAATAACATCGAAAGCAACCGGCGAATCCACAGCGGACGACCTTATATTCTATTTCGCGGATGAGGTTGCTACACAAGAAAATGTAGATTCTCAAATATCTGCAAAAACGGTACGGTATGACAAAGAACAGTCACTTACTGATAACCAAAAGCAGCAGGCAAGAAAGAATATAGGTGCTGGTAAACCAGTTGAATCTGGTACTGATATATCAGTGGAAAACAATAAGGCAAATATAGCAATTACGGAGAATATAACAGTTGCAGGACTCAGTGACACTTACGGTTGTGGTCTTATCAAGAATGGGGACACAATTCCTAAGGGAACATCATTGTCAAAGATACTTGAAATGATGCTCACAAAAGAACTTATGCCGGCCACGGCTACAAAGCCGACAATTTCTATTACAAAGACATCTGTAGTGTCCGGACTTCATGAAATAGGAGAGACAGTTAATGTAGGTACAGCAACAATTTCAAAGACTGCCGGTCATTTCAATAACAACGGATGGGCTTCTCCTGCACAGCCAACTGCTAAGTTTACTTGGAGTGGAGAAACAATGACATCACAGCTCGCTTCCGGTGCAACTGGTTATGTAAAACAAACAGGAGCATCAATTGCACAGGGCACTGCAAAGACGGCCAAAGGGACAAATAAAGTTTCTATTACTGCGTCTGCAAATTACTCAGCCCCGACAAACAGTCCGATTACCAACCTTGGAAACACAAAGACAGATGCTGCTTATACATGGACGGCAAGTAAGGCAAGTGCGACATCCACGATTGAATGGACCGGTGTATATCCTTGCTTCACTAATCTCGGAAAACTCGGAACTGAGCCTACTGTGAAACTCACATTGCAGACAGGTGCGACGTTCAGTATTTCTGTTCCATCTCACAATGCAGGAAATAATGATTTTCGTTTCGCATATCCGGATGGATGGACAATCTCGTCGTTTAAGGTAAAGTCTCTTGACGGTAAATACTATGAGTTTGCTGCTGACCATAACAAGAATGCAGGGAATCTCACAAAAACGATTCAAGGCGTTAGTGTTACATATCATTATCTTACTGTCGCTAATGGAGCATCCGATTATCAGATTACGTTGAACAAAGCACTTAATGCATAATAGGAGGAATAGAATATGGGAATTATAAAAGGAGCAATTTCATTCGGCTCAAATTTTAATATTGGTGCCAAGGGTCCTATTGATGCAAGAATGCGAGTGGAAACATTGGCGGACCTTACTACAGCATGGACTACAGAAATGCCTGCGTATAAAGGTATGGCGGTAACGTGCCTTGCCGATGGAAATATATATGTGCTTACTGATGATAATGCATCAAAATTAGACAACTGGAAGTTAATTGGTGCTACATATGCACTTACCGAAACAGAGATAGATAACGCAATAAAATAGAAATATATGGGAAAATACTTGGATTCCTCAGGGGTTACATATCTCTGGGGTAAAATTAAAGGATTGTTCACTGACAGTAGTCTTAACACAGGTGCAAAGACAATAACAGGAGCAATCAACGAGATAAACACAAAGGTAAACAATCTTACAGGAGCTTTTGTGTGGAAAGGTTCTTTTGAAACAGAAGCTGATAAACCAAGCGCTGCAACCTATAACATAGGCGATGTTATCGGCGTTGCACATAAGGAATATGTGTGCACTGAAGTAAATGGTGCTAAGACTTGGGTAGAGTTTGGTGATGAAGCAAATCATATAACAAAGGATTTTGCTGAAAGCACTTATTTGAAGAACACTGCCAGTGCAGTTGGCACGGCTAATTTGTCAGATAACGCAGTAACAAGTGCAAAACTCGCAGTAGGTACCCGCAATCCAATCATCTTGACAGAATCAACAACGGAGGTAGATGAGGAAACCTACCAGAAGTTGTTGAGGGATGATGTGGATGTGGTGTTTAAGATGAATAATGCCGATTTTTTATATCGCTTTACATCAGAAAGCGTGGGAAGTGGGTTGATGTTGAACTTTAGTTCACTGGTTGCTTTTCCTAAAAAATCAATCGAAAATGTGCGTGTACAAGGAGTACAAGTAACAATAAAACACACAACTCCACATACTTGTAAAGTATTCGGTATAGATTCAGAACCTTCATTAAAAAATTTGATTGATGATGCAAAATACCTCAACAAATCCACCCTCACTCCAATCCTCAAGGAAATAGACCTCACAGGCACAGATGCCGAAAGGAAGGCGAAGTTAGACCAATTTGAGGCTGATTGGAAGGCATTGACGGGTAGTGATTCGTTAGATGGAGCGAGGTTTGTGGGGAGACTCCCTGCGACTTCTACAGGACAGAATAATGTACTTCTAACATATAATTGGGCTGACGGTGAATATAAGGGACTTTGTAGCGATGATAGTTATGTAAATTCATCAGTGAGTGTGAGTACAACTAACGGTTCTATCTTCATCACCCCGCTCTTCCAGCACCTCGAAGCGGTAACAATAAAGACCTCCAACTCCGATGCTGACAAGGCAGCGAATGTCGCTGCAATAAAGGCTTATGTGAACAATCTGAAGAGTTTGGGAGTTGATGTGACAAAGGGGTATATGGTACCTATTGTTGTAGGCAACAATGTTGGCTATATGACGATAGGTAGCGGGCCATTCTATCGCGGATTGTACCTGTATGATTTAGATAGAACAACCTGGTTTTCTGTATCAAGCGTAGACGGAACCTACAGTCGGAGATATGTAGACTTTGGCTCTCCAACATCAAATCTCACCACCACCTCAAAGCAGATTGTAGGTGCTATAAACGAGGTGAATGCTGCGGTGAAGACAAAGGCTTCCAACATAAAGGATGCATCGTCTACGGGAGGAATCAATCAGGCATTCGACGGTGGGGAAACACTCGATGTAACAAGCAAGAACCCTAATGCCACTGCATTGGATTCAACCATCACAGGAGCACTTACAAGGGGTGCAACTGGACAATATGCATCTTCTTTTGGTGGCAAGTCTATAGCCATGGGTAAGAGAAGTTTCGCCGAGGGTACCACTACTATAGCGAAGGGTAATTACTCCCATGCCGAGGGAGATAATTCAGTCGCATTGGGAAGTGATTCTCATGTGGAGGGTTATCAGACAACAACAGGTCCATCTGCGATGGGTGCTCATGCTGAGGGTAATGGAACTCAATCTCTGGGTGCGGCATCTCATTCAGAAGGCAGCTCCACTATCGCCAAGGGAAACACATCTCACGCAGAGGGAGCAGACACAAAAGCCAATGGAGTTGCGTCTCATGCCGAAGGCAATGGAACAAAAGGCGATGGTAACTATTCCCATGCAGAAGGCAATGGTACGTCTGCTATAGGTAGCTCTTCTCATGCAGAAGGATACATCACCATTGCACAGGGTGATATGTCCCATGCCGAGGGTGCGCTTACGAAGGCGATTGGAAGTCACTCACATACTGAGGGGTCAAACAATACGACAAATGCAGGCAACTCTCACGCAGAGGGTGCAAACAATACAGTAAATAACTCCAAGTATACCGCTCCTTCGGGAGGTTCATCAGGTAGTACAGGTAGTACTGAACCGTCAGAACCTGCTGATTTTAATATCGAGGAGCACTACGGAGAAGGTGGCCATGCTGAGGGTATGTATAATAATGCATACGGATATGCATCCCATGCCGAGGGAGCACATAACAAATCAAAGGCACATTATTCACATACCGAGGGACAGGGGAATGACGCTTCGGGAGAGGGTGCTCATGCTGAAGGATGGGGCACTATTGCATCAGGTGCTCACTCACACTCCGAGGGTCAAGGAACCAAAGCAATAGGAGATAATGCTCATGCAGAAGGCAACGGTTCAAAAGCAACTGGCAGTGGTTCTCATGCAGAAGGCAGTGGTACTGCACAAGGAGACAATGCTCATGCAGAAGGCGCTTCTATTGCAAATAATAGTAATGCCCATGCAGAAGGGCTAAGTACTACTGCAAGTGGAAATGGTGCTCATAGCGAGGGGAATTATGCTCAAGCAACTAACAATGCCGCCCACGCAGAGGGGGTACATACAACAGCCAACGGTGACGGAAGTCATACAGAGGGCTGGTATACCACGGCAAAAAATCGCGCTGAACACGCAGAAGGATTTTTTAATTTCTCAAACAGTGTAAGTCCATCATATTACACAGAAGGTAATAACACTCTTCATTCTGTAGGTATAGGAACGTCAGACACTAATAGGAAGAATGCATTTGAGGTGATGCAGAATGGTGACATATATGCCTATGGAGTGGGTGGGTATGACGGTACCAATGCAGTAAACAATGCGTCGAAGACCCTGAAGACTGTCATTGAGAGCAAGCAGGACAAACTTGTTTCAGGTACTAACATAAAGACAGTAAACGGTACTTCGTTGCTGGGAAGCGGAAATATCACTATTTCAGGCGGCTCAGGAGATATTACTGCCGCTGGGAATAATACTTTTACAGGAAACAATACTTTTAGTGGTGAGACAATCATTAAAAATAATATAGTATTTAATAGCGACGGAAACGGTAATATCGAGGTTGAGCAAATTCCTATAGGACTCCAACTTGGCTCAAATGGTTCTGAAATTATAGTTTCTGGCGTAGCAACACCAGTCGATACTTTAGATGCAGCCAACAAAAAGTATGTAGATGACCAGATTACTGCCAAGTTAGGAACAGTATTAACACAATTACAAAATATATAGGATATGAGTGATATAAGTACAGAAATAACAAGATTAGAGAACGCAAAGGCAACGTTAATAGCACTCGGCAATAACCTCATTCCAGGTTTGTTTGATAAAGACGACCCTCCCACAATAGATCGCATCGCCGTTTTATTAAACAATAATTTAAAAACAGCTGCGTCAGATAACATTACAATATTTCCTGCTGCAACAGAAGCTGAATATAATCAAATTAAAGAGGACACTTTAATAAGGGATAAAATTCCGCTTGTAGTTTTTTATAACAATACTGGTGTTGGAGCACAAATAAGCGTTTTAAAAACAAAAGATGTTTGTGGCGCCAGGTTCGTTAACGCAACTACTAGACCATCTGATGTTTATGGAAATGTGTCTTTAAGCAATGGCGTAGGCGGCGATATATATGTAATTGACCCAAATGGGATAGAGTGTGAATATATACAGGGAGCTAGCATCGTATCAGTAGTTCAAACAACGATTAAAAATGCAATAAAAGGTCTTTCGTCGATTGTGCCAAGATTAGAAACCAATTAAATTAAAAAATTATTGCAGATATAAGTATCTTAGACAATTATTCAGCCGATTATGAAGCTATGTTGATTGTTGTGAAACTATAGAGTTACAAGAGATATATAAAATTTTGTCCAAAAAATCAGTGATTTGAACAAAATTATAAGTCAATCTGTTTTGATTGGACTTATGAAAATGTTATATTAAAAGATATTTTAACAATTAAAATTTTTAGAAATTATGAAACCGATTCAAAGAACTAGTATGATGTTATTAAAATATGCACCAATGATAGCAGGCTTTATAATGTGACTACGAGTTATGGGCCTGCTATGTGGTGTTAGTTACCCAATTGCAGAAACTACAATCGGATTACCTGTTGTACCCTGCATTACTTGCATAATATGATCAAAAGCTTTTGGATTTTGTACAATTCACAGGCATTTTATAGGATATGTTGGTGCTGTTACTTGCTGTATAAAATGGCAAGCTTGTTTTGCTGGGTTTGGTCTTGCATTACCAATTTTTAGATGAGCTGTGTTTATTGCTGGTATTGCCTTGTTTGCATGGTTTGTTTACACAAAATTAAAAGAAAATGGAAAACTTGCACATAGTGGATTCGTATAAAATCTCAAAATGAAATATGCTTAAAATCTTAAAAAATCGAGATTGCGTTCTTGAACGCTCTAATTTCTCTCTTTTACTTGAATGGGCTTCGCACAATCTCTTATATGACTTGCATATCGCTAGAGAAAGAACAAAAGACGTCGACTTGGAGTACCCACAAAAATGATATTATAAAGTCGCATATTTTATTATTGGATTACTAGCCTTAATTGTTATAAAATAATGAATAAATTATCTCTTATAAAAGAACTTCTGTTACAATTAGTTGCACGTATTGATGCAGGAAATTGTTCGATGACAGAAGAAGATTATGACAAAGTGATTGAACAGATCAAACACTTTTCAATGGCTGACACAAAATATAGCAAGTACCAAGCTTGCAAGTACTTAAATATGTGTCGTGCTACTTTTGACAATCACGTTCGTGCTGGAGATATTCCAGAGGGACGAAAACAACAAGGGTTTACTGAGTTGTTCTGGTATAAGAAAGACCTAGATAAATATAGAAGCTTAGCATAGATATGCTAAACGAATCGGTTTCCAAGCCTCTGTAGCTGTGATAGTTACGGAGGCTTATTTTTTTATATAGCATAGTATGTGGGTTAGGTTGAAATGATAGTATATTTGCATCGTGATCACAAAATAAAAGATATTTTTAACTTAAAAACTTACTTATTATGGCAGAAGATGCAAAAACTTATGTATTCGGAAATGATTCCGGATTACTTTCTGGTGTTATTCCACTTTTACAGCAACGTGGAATAGACCCTGGAGTCCTTGCTCTTATGAAGGACAGAGATGGTGGTTTTGGCGAAGGTGGCTGGTTTATGTGAATAATCTTTCTCTTTTTCCTTATGGGATGGGGTGGATTTGGTTACGGAAATGGCCGTGGAACTGGACTAGAATCACAACTTAATAACGATTATGGACGAGACTTACTTATGCAAGCAATTAATGGTAATGGTACTGCTATTTCTCAATTATCTAGCTCGCTTAATTGTTCAACTGGTCAAATTCAAGCAGCGATCAATGCTGTTGGTAGTCAAGTGCAGTCTGTTGGTAACACTGTTGGTCTTTCTGGACAACAGGTAATTAATGCAATACAGGCTGGAAATCAAACACTTGCTAGTCAGCTTGCACAATGTTGCTGCGAGAACAAACTTCTCACGACATCACAGGGTTATGAAGCTCAGATTCGTACTCTTGAACAAACAAACCAGCTTGGAAGCAAGATAGACGGAAATACAGCCGCAATAACAGCAGCTATTTCAAATCAAACAGCGTTAATGGATCAGCAGTTCTGTGCAATAAAAGAAAGAGAACTCCAGAGCAAGATAGACACCCTTACAGCGACTAACACAGCTCTCCAGAACTCAATCTCAAATGCAAATCAAACAGCTCAGATTCAGGCGTACGTTTCAGGGTTGGTAACTCCAATTCAGAACGAGGTAACTGCGATCAAGAACTCAATGCCAGCTACAGTTGCAGTTCAGTATCCTAACTTAACAGCAATTCCTAGTTATCTTACTAGCGGAGTATATGGTACAGTAGCAAATCCAGGATTATGGGCATAGTATGCCAGGAGGTGTATTATGTTAGTTTTTCCAGGATATTATTGGTCAAATAAAGCAGGTATTCCTAGAGTACAGAGCACGCGAGTAACAGTAGGAACAGATGATGTCGAATTTTATTTTGATGGAAACCGATTGTTTAGTGAAACTTATTCAGGCTTAGTATTGGTTAAAATAGAGCAAGAAATTGCTTCCGGAACTACTACTACATTGCCAATTGTTTTTAATTCGACAAATGGAAAACAAAATGTTACAACTTATAACAGTGCAAATATAACTGTTGCAGATTGGTCTGGTACGGGTATATATCTGATGTATTATGATAGAACAACAAACACGTTACAAAATATAGGATAAATTATGTTTCAATCATTAAGAACAAATAGTTCCGTTTATATTTTTCATAAAGGAGCGGAACCTTTTATGGAGATCGGTTATGTTTCTTCCGTTTCAACACCGAGACCGAAATATCAGGTTCCGCCTGTTTTCGGACAACAGCAAGAAACAGTAGTCGATATAATTGTTAAAATTGGAGATCAGACTGTTAATTATAATAGTTTGCCAGCACAACTAGATGTTGCTGATTCTTCTTCAAACGGAGAGTCGATCGTTATTTCGAGTAGCAAAGACGCAATGAACGCAGAAATTCTCTCGTTAAAACAAAAGAGTTCAGATATTATAAATAGTATAGATTTTCACAAAAAGTTTATAGCAAATTGTGATAAAATCTTATCTGATCTGAATCCCGAGTTTGCTGAAAAACAAGCGCAGAGAAATGAAATAAATGACTTAAAACAACAAATAGGAGTTATGTCGAAGAGTTTGTCTGAATTAATGGAAACAAACAAACGATTGGTTGAGCAATTAAATAAAAATTAGTTATGAGAATGTGGGAAATTAGAGAAAACGCTGGTCGTTATGATGATTACGACAAGACTGGCAGTGACTACGAGTGTGGTTACGAGGATGGTTATGAAGCCGCAATGAAAGAGATAAAGAAGGATAGAGCTTCTTATAGGATGCCTAAGAGATATTAATATGAGATTGGACGCAAGAGATAGACTACCCTCTGGCATGGGGGATTATCTCTCCCAATATGGATGGCATTTTAGCAAGAAAATGTGTGATTGGGCTACCTCTGGAATGTACAAAACAACAGGCAAAGAAAGAGCATATATAAATGTTTGGAGCAAAGACGAAGTGGACTCCGTTCTTAAAAAGTACAATGTGACTCTTAACAACAAGTTTGGATATGATTATGTTTTTGTTGCAAATATGTGCCGTGCTGATTATCTAGGTTCGTCTATAACAGATGAGGGACATGTAGCAATGTTTATAAAAGACTATGTCGACGACCCTGATGGTTATGAAGAATTACCTTTTACCCGCTTTTATGCGGATTGTATTGGTTCTGGAAAGCCAATTAATTGGGAGGATATGATATAATGATAGTACAGGAGATTTACTTAAAAGATTGGAATTGGTCCGTTAAAATATTTTATGCGGTAGACACTTATTATGTGGATGATATTTTGGGAGAACTAGAGGCGATTGGATGTCCACAATCTGACTTAGAACAGGCTGAAGCTTGTTTATGTGGGATTAACTCTGGACTTACTTATTCCAATCTTGAAAGTAGATCTTCTGTTATTGTTATAGGGCTTACGTCGTCTGCTGCGCAATTCCAAAATACTTTTGATCACGAGAAAGGACACTTAGCAATGCATATATGTGGATTTCTACATATAGACCCTTTTGGAGAAGAGTTCCAATATCTAGTTGGAGAAATTGGACAAGATATGTTTCCAGTTGCCGAAACCTTTTTGTGTGATAGATGTAGAAAATTTGTCAATAAGATAAAATAGGAGAAAGTCGGTAACTCTTTGTTAGATAGAGAATTACGCGAATTTGGATCACAATGTAATGGGAAACAATCACAACGTATTGGGAAGCCATCACATTTTATTGTGATACCATCACAATAATTTCTGAACATCATACACGAGTACTTTTGTGAAACATACATTTTTTTCTGAAAAGATTTAACAAAAATTTGTGTTGATTTTTTCTGAAAAAGTTTTGGAATTTTCTGAAATATTTTATATATTTGTATATAATTTTAAAACAAGAAAAATATGGGAAAATTTCAAGTTGTTACACAGCGGGAGTTGCTAGATCCAGAAACTGGTGAGCTTACAACGATTGAAACCGCGAAAACTTACACGAAGAAAATAGATGAGGACTCCTTTTATATGACTTTTATAGATTGTTTGAGCCCATTATTTGGATTAAAAACAGATAGTGCTAGGAATCTTTTGACGTGAATGTGCCAAAACGCAGAATTTAACACTGGGCGAGTTGCGATCACAGTCGGCAAACGAAAGGAAATTATGCAAAAATTAGACATTGGGACAAACTCGATTTCTGCATATTTAAAGAAAATGAAGGAGTTAAAAATAATTACCGGAAAAGATGGTGAATATATGATAAATCCTAAAATTTTCTGGAAAGGAGATCTGAATACTCGGAGGAATTTTTTAGAAAACAAGGAGTTGCGAATTACTTTTGACTTGGTCGACAAAGATGACCCGAACAAGACAGGCGAGGAATAAAAATCCTCGCCTTTTTGCGTTTGTAGATATTTTTTATTATATTTGCGAAAATCTTAAAATTATGTGAAACAAAATTAAAACTTATGTTAGAATAGGTCTGGCGGTTATTATAGCAGGCCTAGTAGCGGCTGTTATTATACAAGGAAATAAAATAGCCAATCTGAGAAATGATAGAGATATTTATAAAAGAAACATGGAATCTGCCTTAGTTGATTGTGAGACATGAAGAACAAAAGACTCTCTTTCGGTTGCAAAAAGCAACACTCTTACTCTGCGAGTAGATGAGCTGGAACGTTATAGAGAACAAGACCTTAAAACAATTAAAAGTCTGAAAAAGAGAAATGAAGACCTCGATCAGATTATAACACAACAATCCAAAACAATTGCTGAGATTAAAACACAAGTACGAGATAGCATTATCTACGTAGATTCTACAGCACATAAGGCACAAGTTTTTTCGTGATCTGATCCATGGATGCAAGTTGATGGCACGATTATTGATAGGGAGGCCGATCTTAAAATTCAAAGTAGCGATAGTTTGGTTGTTAGTGTTGTTACTGAACACAAGAGATTTTTAGGGTTTCTCTGGAAGACAAGCAAAATAAAATCACAGAGCGTTTATGTGGTTGCAAAGAACCCACATACTGAAATACAAGATGTTGAATGCATTATAATTAGAGAAAAAGGATGCCACAAAAAATAATTGGAGAACCGAATAAAAACATAGTTCTAGAAACAGCAGGTCGCTTTTATGTGAAAGTCGGTCAAAAATATTATGAAATTAATTTTAGAAATCAAGATAAAACAGATACAGATGCAGTTAAGAAAATTGCAAAATCAGTAGCGGAACCGATCGCTGAGGAAGCTGTTAAAAATGCAGAAAAACCGGATATGTCCAATTATGTGACTTTCCCAGATCTAGAAACATCGCAAAGCAATTATGTTACAAAACGTGATTTTGAGGCAGTTAAGGCAACACAGGCAGCTCTGGAGGAGGCTTTTGCAGATGAGTTTACCGAATCAATAAAACCAGCAACAGTACAAACGATGCAAATGGTGGTTGGATCTGACCAATTGCAGTTCCAATGAATTAAATCTCTTACCGAAGAAGATCTAGTCTCAGATCCATTATATGTTGATTTTGATACAAAAGAGATTGTTTACAAGCCGGGTTATGTGAAACATTATACACTAGGTGGCCCAACACAATTGAAACCAGAGGATAAAAATAACAAGAATACAAAATATTATTATAGGTGATATATAGAAACTCCAGGTAATGGAATATATGAAGAACCCAAAACTACTGAAGGAACTACTGAAGGAACTACTGAAAAAGACGAATATAGAGAAAACTTACTACCTGGAACATATTATTACTATGTGCAGGTGCCTTTTATTGAAGTGTCTGATGCAGACGTAAATAGCGGGGATTCTGGTCCTGCAGATGATGCCATACACAAAGGAAATCTATATTTTTATGCGGATGATGAAATATATCCAGGAAAAATAAAAACGGCTGAATATACAGGCGTTTATGCAAAAACTGGTGTAGGGCAATTAGTTAAGACTCTCTATAAAAAGGATTATTGTGAATATCTTACAACAGTAAATATGGGAACCGACAAAAAGCCAAATTGGGTAATACAATATGCATATAATTTCTTGTATGCAGTTGTTACTGTGTCGAGTGTTGATGATTACCCATCTATTGCTACGATGAATGGTTTTACTGAAATAACACCAGGCCAGATAAGAGCATATGTGTTTTCTAGTCCAGATGGTGATAGTTACCTTGATCTAAAAAATAGCAAGTTTAAGTTGGGTAAGGATTTGATGTTTGAGGATGGATCTCTTACTTTGAGTGGTGGATTGCTTGCCGGATTGGTTGGTGTTCGAAATTTAGTAACAAAAACCGTTAAAGATGCAAACGGAAACGAGTCTACTAAAATAGTAAGTAGTACTCTTGAAGCAGGACTTAGCGCTGTAGATTCCGCTAAGTTTGGTGATAAAACATATGATTTAAACGATTCTGAACATGGTAATTTAATGATGTTTGCAGGGGCTAATGATGTGCCAAAAAATAGCAAGTTTCAAGTATATGAAGATGGATTTATAAAGGCGGATAAGGCTCTCCTAACAGGAGGTGTACGCGAACCGTTTGTGTTTTATTCACCGGATCTTTTTGCCGACACAATAGAGACAAGCATATATAATAATATAATGTGCGATTGGATCTCTGGGAGCTTTCAATTAGGTGGATTTTCTATACCATGAGATACAAGTCAGATAGGACGTCGAATGATATTGTTAATACATCGAAAAGAGTCCAATAATACTTTTGCAAGCAATTTAAACACTAAAATTGAATTTCCTGCTAAAATTGTTAAAAATGAAGATGGATCCATAAATAGTGATAAATCAATGTTTTTTTATGAAGATGGAGTCGCTTATCAATCTTTAACAATTTGAGGTCAAGAATATACAGAATTAATTGGCATTGGCATCACAGACGCCTCAGATCCAAGCAAAAATCGATTCTATGGTTGATTGGTATTAAAACGCGGATTCGTATTAAATAAACAGCAACTTGGGAGACTTCGTCCTATACTTGCAGATGGAATTATTACTACTGATAAACCAGGCGAAAATACTTGAAGAACATTTGATCGTTCTGTACTAAAAGTAGAACGACTTGCTGTTGGTAAAATAAAAATAACATTTCCAACACATTGAGAAATGAATGATAGATATTATGTTTTAAGTACGGGTTATGGAGGCTTTGTCTCAATAGAAGACAAAACATCAGAATACATAATAATATCCCTTTATAATTTAGCTGGGAGTTGCGACGGAAAGATAAGTTTTCAAATTGTGCAATACGACTCATGAACCCGAAATCAAAAAGGTGTTTATCTTGATGGAGATGTTTGAAAAGAATATACAAAATAGTCATAATTAAATAAAAAATTTGCATTATTTAATTTTATTTATTATATTTGCAGCGAAATGGCTAAAATAGCCTAAAAGATATATGAACTAATATGTAATTTTATGGAAGAAAATGTAGACTTTGATGCACTTTTGGACCAGGAAGATCCTACAATTGAACAAGGGGCAACTCATATTGATGAATTTGACTCAGTTGGCGTTGACGATCTTGTTGATAGTCCAGATGATGCAGGTGATGAAACCCCACCAACAGAACAGCATGAAACAGAGCAAGAAACTCCAGATTATTCTGGAGATGCAATGTACGCTTTTCTGCAAGCACGTGGTTTAAAAGATCCCAGTAAGTTCCAGATCTCAGATGAAGATGGAAACTCAGAAGAGGTTGATTTTAAATCACTTACACCGGAGGAGCAATTGGAGATTCTTAATGAACTCGCTGATCCGGGCTTAACAGATGATGAAATTAATACAGTTAACTTTCTGCGGAAAAATGGGTTAACAATGCAAACAGCAATGGACGCTTATGCGAAAAACTATCTTAATGCTTATTTGCAGCAGAACCCAGACCAAGTGAAACAGAAGACTTACGACATTGATGATTATTCAGATGACGATCTTTATATTGTTGATCTTAAAAGACGTTATCCGAATTTTACAGACGAGGAAATTCTTGAAAAACTCGACTCCGCAAAAGAGAATGAAGATCTTTATAAGAAAGAAACAGAGATACTTAGAAATGCATATAAAGAGCAAGAAGATTTAGCTGAGCAAGATCGAGTGCAGGCTGAACAGCAGGCAGCAGAAGATTTAAGAAACAACTTAATTAACGCTGCTACAGCTTTCAATGAAGTACAGCTTGACTACACTGACGATAACAGCGATTCTTTAGTTATTGAGGATTCAGATAAACAGAAGATGATTTCTTACATCCTGGACAAGGATACGAACGGGAAATCGCAACTAGTTAAGGATCTGGAGAACCCCGATGCTCTTATAGAGTTGGCTTGGCTCCGTACACAGGGCGCAGAGGTTCTTTCCAACGTTACACAGTACTGGAAAGGGATCCTTGCAGAGGAGCGGGCAGAAAATAAGAAACTCCGTTCACAACTTGAAAAGGTTAGTAAGAAAGAAACAAACACGGTAATTGTCCCTAATAAAAAGGCAGATAAGAGGAGTCTTTCTATCGATGATGTTTGGGGCAGTTCAATATAATTATTTTTTATTAACTTAATTTTAAAATTTTTATGGCAGTAAGAATTTCAGGTTTTTCAACCACTAGACCAGACATGGCCGCTACGAGAACATACGAGAGTTTGTAACAAAGCTCCTAATTAGAGCAATCTAATTAGCAAACCCCTCTAATTGCTGGGAACTCTTAAAATTGCCAATTAAGACAATCAGCAGCCAAGACTTGCATGCAAGTAAGGTTCAACGACTATCTCGAAAGAGAGTAGGGCAGAAATGCTCGAAACGGGGGGCGTCCCATTGGGATGATGATATAGTCTGATCTGCATAGTGATATGCAGTTAACACAATGTTTATGAAATGGCTCGGAGCAAATCCAACCCGTCTGGGAATTGTAGCTAAACTCTATGATCAGTACACAGCTACGCACCTGACTGAAGCCCTTATGAATACTTATACTAAAGGAGAGAAGAAGGGCGGTTCTGGTTTTCAGTCAGTTAACAATTTCGTTATTGAATGGAATATCGAAGTACACAAGATCCACAAGGTACAGATTCTCGATGTAGATGGAGATGGAGCTAATGCATCAGAAGTTAAGTTCTATTTCCCGGAGAACTACTATCAGAAGTACGATACTTTTATTGAGGAGCGCTCACGTCAGCAGTTCATTGTTGTGAACCAGCCACAGCGTCTTTCAGATAAGTGCTATCTTGTAATTGCTCAGATTAACGATAACGATTATGATTCTCAAAAGGATCCGCTTGTAGAAAAGGGTGCTTGGACTCGTTTTATTACGAATGCAGTTCCAGAGCTCCACGATCAGGGCTAAATTGGTTGGCCCATTATATAGTGATGTATAATTAAAAACCTCCTTAATTGCTGGGAAGTCTATCTGCCAATAGATTATCAGCAGCGAAACCAAAAGGGACGTTCAACGACTATCAAACGCATAGTAACAGAGAAAGACTGTTATGAACAAGCAAGTAGAGTACACAAGCGTGGAAACAGGAGGGTTCTTATATTTGCTAACGGAATATAAGAATATGATATAGTCTGAACAGCGTAGAAATACGTTGATAACAAAAATTGATACCAAGTATACAAGCAACACAGAAAGTTTCAGGAGCTATATGTCGTCACACCGTTGCGATGTTGATGCTTCTGCAATGTACAAGCCTATGGAGGATGTATTCATCCAGGTAGGCAAGGGCGAGCAGGGTGGCACTGATCCTGTTTTCCACCTCAATAAGGCCGAGAAGGTTTGTCTCGACAACTTTATGGAGGTTCGTAACAACAAGCTCCTTTGGGGTAAGTGCAATGTGGATGTTAATGGAAAGGTTAAGAACTACGACGATGTAGGTCGTGCTATTACTACGACGGACGGTAGATTTTATGCCGCTTAACTGAGAAATCAGTTATGAAACAACTCTTAAATTCGGTGAACCCTGAGATGGGAATACCGAGCCAAGCCTTATAGGAATATAAGGAAGGTGTAACGACTAGATTTATATTATTATAATAAATATCATTTCATATGGATAAAAGAAAAAAATCTCTCTTAATTGGATTAGTTTTAGGTGATGGCCACCTAAATCCAAGGCATGGTGTTGCTCTAGAAATAGAGCATGGACACAAGCAAAAATTTTATATCGAATACAAAGCAAAATTAATTTCTGAATTATTAAATTGTCAGGAACCGTACTTGTATCATAGAGTTGCAAAAGATACATATAAATTATCAAAAGGCCATAAATATTTTAGGGTGCTGTATAAATGAATATATAAAAATAAAATTAAACATTTCGATAAACGACTTTTAAATTACCTGACTCCGGAAGCGATAGCATTATGGTGAATGGATGATGGAAGCCACAACCGCGAATACAACAAAAAAACGGGTGCGGTTAGGAGTCACTCTTTTCATTTTTATACGATGACAAACGCAGAAGATACTCAAAATATTATTGATTTTTTTAAAGAAAAATATGATATAAAATTTTATCCATTAAAGAAAACAAACAAAGCAGGAGAAATAACTTATTACTTAAAGTGTAGAACCAGAGAAGGACGTAAGTTCTCGAACTTAATTAGGCCTTATATAATTCCTGGTTTTGAATATAAAATAATGAATCCTGGTGAATAGTATAAATCCACGAAAAGGAGTCACCCGAAAGGGTGAAGATATAGTCTGAACTTATATGAACAAAAATATAAGAAGTAACGTATAAACAACGTTACGATAACAAATTGATAATACCTCAGGCAGAGCAGTTTGCTACTAAGTTTGTGTTTAACAAGCTCAATGTAGGTTTCTTCGAGAAGGCTCTCCAGGCAATGGTTTCTAAGTCAGAGAAGCCACAGGGATCGACCTTCACAATGCTTTGCAACACCGCCTTCTATAACGAATTCCAGCGCGTGATGAACGCATGGATCATTGCTCACAAGACGGATGGCGCATACCTTTGGTCTAAGGGCGCTAACGGATATGTAGACCTCGGTGCTACTTATCAGTCTTATGAGTTTGCGGGCAACAAAATTATCGTAAAAGTTGATAGGTGTTTCGATATTGAGTACCCTACTCGTAAGTTCGGCATTATGCTTGATCTTACCCCGGACGGACAGTCAGGCAGGTCTGCTCTTGCATTCTACACCTTCAAGGGTGGTGAACTCATCCACAACTTCATACCTGGCGTTGGAGGTATGACTGGCCTCGCTTCTGGTCAGGTTTCCTCTCCTGTAGCAGGAATGAAGTATATTAACTGGGGCTTAACTACTGCAGCCTAGGTCCCTGCACCGGTGACGGTGTATAAATAAATTTCTCTAATTGCTGGAAAACCCTTAGAGATTTGTTAACTACAACGTAGATGGTAACACCAAGCGTGAATGTTTGAAAATAACAAATATTGGACAATCAGCAGCTAAGTGTAGATAATAGCAAGCGTTTAACGAAGCTACTACAAAAGTTCAACGACTAGGCATTAAATGCCGTAGGTTTTAAATTAAAATCGAAATGGGAAATAACTTAACAAAAACAATACTCTATATGACAGTAAATACTGTTAACAACAAGATATATATGGGAATCCATATAACAGAAGATCCAACAAAGTTTGATAATTATTGGGGATGTGGTATAACTGGAACAAGTTCATATCATTTTAAACATCCAAAAACTCCTTTTCAAAGGGCTTGTAAAAAATACGGCCTTGCGGCTTTTAAAAGATACACTCTTTTTATATATGACACATATGAAGAAGCGCAAGAGATGGAGAAAATCCTAGTGAATGATCGTTTTGTTGCTCGTGCTGATACTTACAATACCGCAATTGGTGGAGGTGAAGGGCGAGTTCCAAAAATGGAAATTGAAGTTCATAAATATGATCTTGATGGAAATTATATTGAAACTTATGTTTCTCGATCTGATGCCGCTAGAAAAAATGGAGTTAAATATCCATCAATATTAGCAGCAATTATAAACAAAGGTGTATGTGCTGGATTTTATTGGTCCGAAACTAGAAAGGCAAGACTTGATATTTCTGAGTATAAAAAGGATAGAAAAAAAGAGGTCTTTTTATATGATAAAGATGGAAAATTTTTACAATCTTTTGAATCGGCATCTGAATGTGCAAAATTTTTGGAAACTAGACCTCAAGATATATCAAATGCGGCTAGAAAAGAAATAAAGTGTTTAGGTTATCGTGTTTCATATAATAAATACAATGTATTTCCAACACAAAAATATAAAAGAAACACACATCACAAAGTATATCAATACGATGAAGATGGGAAGTATATTTCGGAATTTTCTGATCTTCAAACTGCAAGAGAAACACTTAGTTTACCATTAAACGGGTGCGCTCATAGAATACAAACAAAATCATTGTGTGATGGCTATTATTGATCATATGAAAAATATGAGGAGTTTCCAATTAAAAAAGTACAAGCTAGAAAAGTAGTACAAAAGGATCTTGATGAAAATATTATAAAGGTTTGAGATACAGTTCGAGAATGTGTAAAAGAATTTTCAAACGTTCGATATGTTCTTTCTGGAGCGAGAACCCAAACAAAAGGATATAAATTTGAGTATTGTGATTAAGTTAAAGATATAGTCTGAACAATTATGTAAGTAATTGATTATTAACATTTTGACGGAAGCAGTGTTTTGTACAATCCGTACCGTTCTGTAGTTATGATTGGCGAAGAGAATCGCCCTGGTTATAGCGTATGGTCATAATTTAAAAATAAGATAGATTATCCTCTCCCAGTTATATGGGAGAGGTTTTTATAGATTAAGAAATAATGTTTATGGAGAATCAGGTAATAACGCTCCGTTGCGTTTATAAGATTAAGGAATATCATTTTCAGCCAGGTAAGATGCCTAATGGGGCAAACTTTCCTTTTGTGAAGCCAGTTAAGTATGATCAGTACGGCAATGCTGAAATGATTATGTCAGATGCAGAAAGAAATGATCCGAATAGTCAGTATTTTTTGGCTGAGGACGAAGATATTGTAGTAACGGAAGGGACTACTTTTGATTTAAGTGATCCACTTCAGTACAATAAGTGGCTTGCAATTAGAAACTCAGATTTGATTGTTCCTACTCGTGATGCTCGCGATAATAAGGGTAATTTCTTTATTGATGGAGATAAGAAGAGGTATGGAATTGCAGAGCTTTATGTTGATGTTCCAGGTGCATCGTCTGCTAAGACCGTATCGAAGAAAAAGAAGATTACTGAAGCCTGGACGTATATCGAGAACGATAGCCAGTATGGTCGTTTGACTAAGTGCAAACTCCTTGGCCGATATATGGAAAATGCCCCTGACACAGACGTACAGGAGTATTTGTATCGTGAAGCAGAAAGAACGCCAGATAAGATTATCGAACTCTACACAAGTGGAGATATGGCGTTAAAACTTCTGATTATCGATGCAAAAGCAAAAGCAATTATTATAAGAAAAGATGGCATGTTCCAATATGCCGATAATATTCTTGGCGCTACTGAGGATGCAGTTCTTCTTTTCTTGAAGATGCCTGCAAATAAGAGAGTTCTTGATGCAATTAAGTTTGAAACCTACCCAGAATATGCTCCAGTAAAAAATCTGGAGGATAAAATTGATAAGGTAGATGAAGATGTAGAAAAAGTTATCGAAGCATCGAAGGCTGATGGTACTCCGAAGAGAGGGTCCAAGAAGTAAAAATAGAAAATAATGACCGCGAGGGACCTATATGAAAGCGCCCTTGTTGAATTAAATAAAATTGAGGCCCCTAGTTTATTGCTTGAGGATTACAATTATTTTATTAACAAGGCCGTTCAGCAATATATTAACTTAGTATATGCAAAACTTGAGGTCGATCAACAAAGTACCGATGATATTCGTGTATTAAAGGCGTCTACGGTTCTGACACCAAAGAAAATTGGCGTGGAAGAAGAGTCAATAATTGAAGGAATGAAAAACGGGATATTCAAATCTAGTTATTACGTAGATCTTCCAGGAGATTATATGCATCTTCTTAATTGCGTCATAGATTACGAAGTTACAAAATCTAATTTTAAATGCTATCAAGAAAACGATCATGTTTATTTTGCGGCGCGCCGGCTAACTCCAAATATGTTTACTCAGATTCTAAATAATGCTTATATGCGGCCTATGTATAAAAGGCCTTATTATTATCTGACAAACATTAATGGGTCAAAGAATCTTCCAACTAATTCTCTACAGGATGATGAAGTGCTAGAAGATGTTGGCGAAATAAGTGCTGGTATTACAGATGCCCAAAAAGCCGGGTATTATAATGCGATGGGCGCTTATCTAAGTGCAAAGAATAAGTATGAATCCGCCCTAAACAATCCTGACACAACCCAGGATGAAATAGCAAAATTAGAGAAGGATCTAAAAAATAAATTTGGGATTGTTAACGTAACAAAAAAAGTAATTACTAAATCAACACAAGTTAACTCAGTGGCAAGCGCTGGCAATAGACTTGCCAACCCATCTCGCGTTAGACTGGAACTCCGTTTTGGAAACGATGATGTTTTTGTTCCAAAAAATATCTATATAGACTACCTTAAAGCACCGATGTATATTCGGCTTACACAAGAGCAAATTGATCAAACTATTGACACATCTCAAGTTCTTGAATTTCCAGATTATGTTTGCTTCGAAATTGTGAATATTTTTACTCGTTTGATTATGGAGAACGCAAGTGATCCTAGACTACAAACGAATATGCCAATAAATAACACAATTGTTTCGCCTATGCAACAAGCGCAGGCAGCAAGCAAATAGACAATAAATTTTTAAATTGAAAATAAATTATGTTTAATTATACAAAAGAAGTTATTATTAACGACGCATCTGGCGTTACGTTCGCCAATGGTGAAATTAGAATTCCACGCGCAGCAAATTATAAGGCTGTTAAGATTCTTGATAAGAAGATATATAAGACTGCTCCAGTTGTTGGGTCAGCAGGTAAGGTTAAGATTACTCTCCCTACTGGTATTACCAAGGGCGATATTATTCGTATTACGATGTTCCTCTCTACGCCAGGTGTAGAACTCGCAGAGTTTGGTACTCCGTGCTGGCAGGACTTCGGAAAGCCGCTCGTTATTGAGGTTTCTGCAAAGGCAGATGCCGCTCGTGTTGCTGCTGCTATTAAGCTCGCTGCTGGTGAGTATGTTACGGCTACGGTCGATTCAGGTGCCGTTGTAGTTGAGGGTAAGGAAAAGTGGATGGACTTTCAGGATGTTGACGTAAAGGTTATTGAACTCCTGGAGAACGATGAGGCTGTTGGTGTTGCTACCACTGACGCAAAGGTTGATCCTACTGCTGCTGTTGCTGAGTTTGGTACCGCTGAGTGGATTGATCACACGCTTCGTTTCCCTACTGCACCAAACCGTCGCTACTCTCCGCTCTTCGCTGATGAGCTTCCGGTACGTGGTGGAAAGTACTACCAGTATGTATTCAAGTACATTGCTCGTCATAACGTTCCAGGTGGTCTTTCTGGCGTTGATCAGTGCGTAGACTCTATTACTGCACACATCTTCTTCGTTAAGGATGATCAGGTTACTGCTTTTGATAAGGTTCTTACGCAGGCTGGTATCACTCCAACCCTGATTGCTGATTATAAGGCAAATCTTGAGGAGCTTTCTATGAACCCTTATGCTAACGAGGTTGCTGATGTAGCTGGTCAGGCCGATGCTAACAAGGCTGCAGTTACTGCTGCTAAGAGCGCTGCTGATGCTGCAACGGCCGCTGCAAAGAAAGCAAATGATAAACTTGCTGCAATCGGTGCATTAACTGGTGATGCCGCAACAGTAGCAAACATTATTGCAAAAGCAAAGGCTTAATTTTAAAACAAAATAAAACAAAATATAGAGCGAGTGAGAGCTGATTCTCGCTCGCTCTTTTTCGTATAAAAGCAAATAAAATGACAGTTAATGATATTTCTTCTGCAATTTTAAATGATTTGTTTTCGGGAAATTTTGTTACCCCAAACAATCAAAGTCTGCTTTCTGTAGACCAATTGGAAGATGAAGTTATAGAAGAAAGAGCTGCTGTTATAAAAGAAATGTTTTTAAAAGGTATTTTAAATAAAAACGATGTTCTGTTTGCACTTAATTGTGTACCAGTAGATTGCAAAGACCAAAATAAATGCAAGTGTATGGGGCTTGGAATCACAAAAAATGCAAAACATTTTGAAATTCCGCAACTCATGCCAGGACTTGGTTCAGAATCTCTCGTTTATGTAGGTAGTACCGATAGATCAAATTCTTATAAAATCTTTTATAACAAAGAAGCTCTTGATTATTATAAATATTTTCAGAAATACTCTCGTAGCAAAAAGAACAAACCGTTCGTTTATATAGAACGTACACCAAATGAAAATGGAATGTTTGATGGCTGAATTTTCGACGCGCCAATGGTTGAAAATATAGCAGTTATTGGTGTGTTTCAAAACCCTAGACAATTAGAGGCGTACAATTGTTGTAGCCAGAGCGATTACCTTGAAATGGGAGTACTTAGTAGTGAAATTAAAAATCGCATTTTAAATAAGAAGATTAGATTATATAGAAGTGCTTCTCCAAGTGCTTCACAAACAGTTGGTTAGTATATGGGGAAATTAGTTAATATAAAAGCGGCATATCAGCTCTGTAACTCGTTATTCGGGGTAGACCCAGATCCAGATACGTTTGAAGATGTCGCATTGGTAGGGTGGGAAAAAATTGGAAACAAACATACTAGATTATATAGATATAAAGCAAATACGAAAGATAAGGAACTAGTTCTTCCTTGTAACGTAGAAATAATTGAGTCGGTAACAATACCGGCTCTGAGCGCACAAATAACGAGTAATAAAACAGATATAATAGATCTTGAAAATGTGCGCGTAGAAGGTTATATAGAGGCCTTCAAACAAAATAATGATCCTTTTTATACTAGCGGTAGTTACGTTAAATATAAAGAAGGAGATGGAGTGTTATATTTCTCCAGAGATTATGATGATATAACTGTGTTATATCACGGAATTTTGGCAGATGAAGATGATGGTCTGCCACTTGTTAATGAGAAAGAATTACGTGCAATTGCAGCATTTGTTGCTTGGAGAGAGACTTACAAAGATGCAATTCGAAGAAAAGACAGAAATGCTTTTACAATTGCACAATATATAGAGGCAGAGTGGTACAGGGCCTGTAACGCAGCACGAGTAAAAGACCACTTGAATCAAAACGATATGAATGCCATTTTAGATGTTAAAACTCGTTGAGACAGAAAGAGTTACGGCAAATCATATAAAAGTGTTTTATAATGATTGGATATATTTATAAAATTACAAATGTTTTTAATAATAAAAGCTATATAGGACAAACCGGGCGTAGTGACGTTAATTTAAGATGAAAAGAACATAAAAGAAAATATAAAAATAAAAACAATAGTGATTACAACAGCAAATTTTATAGGGCATTACGAAAATATGGGCTAGAAAACTTTTTGTGGAAAATAGTAAAAATAGTAAATGCTCCTAGTGATGAAGAATTAAGAAAATTACTAAATCGATGAGAAAAATACTATATTAAAAAATATGACACTTTTGTAAACGGATACAATCTTACAAAGGGTGGTGATGGATGTTGTGTTAACTATCTTCGAATTTTAATGTTTGATGAGACCGGGAAGCTATTAAAAACGTTTGAGTCTTCAAAAAGTGCTGCCGAGATACTCGGTGTAACTAAGGGGAGTATCCAGTCCTGTTGTTCAAGAAATAAATTTTATACAAAAATAGATGATAATAGGGTGATTTTTAGATATGAAAATGACACAATAACCGAGGAGGATTTTAAGAACTTAAAAAGAATTAATTATGATAAGAAAATTTTAATGTTTAATATGTCTGGAGTACTATTGAGAACTTTTAATTCTGCAAAAGAAATTTCAAGTGTTTTTAAAATTGCACCTAAAAGAATAACTGCGAATTGTAGATCGCAATCATCTTTTGTTTTAATAAATGATACCAGATATATTTTTAAATATAAAGGTGATACTATAACGCAAAACGACTTGAAGCGGGCGCACAAAATTAAAAGTGATCCAAAAATAAAGGTTACTGCTGTAGATAGTGTAACAGATGAAATTTTAGGGAAGTTTGACACATTGTCAGAAGCCGGGAGACGTTTTAATACACACGGTCATAATATTTCTGAAGTGTTATCTGGAAAAAGAAAAACAGCTGGGAAATTTAATGGGCATCCTATTGGTTGAATTAAAACTAGTCAGTATAATGAAATATCCGGTAGTTGATCATAGTTTTTATGCTAGAGACCTTTTTGAAACTTTTGATATAAAAGGAAAGGTTCATTTGAAGCAAAAGATAGTTAAAAAGAAATATGGAGTAGATAGATTGCAATATCTGTGTGTTAGTGTGTTTATATATTGTTTTTATATAACACTTTTGGATATTATCGAAAATAATGCTAACTTTACGTTGCCTTTATATAGGGGGAAACGCGCCCAGATATATTGCAAGGAATATGTTGGTGAAGAATTACAAGAAATGCGAAAATGTGGAGCATTTGCAAGCCAAGATATGTTGGAACAAAATTTTATTGGATATGGGCTAGTTTATATGTGCGATTATACTAGCGCACCAATGGTGAAGTCAATACATATTAATGATGGCCTTAAAAAAAAATTGCGCGATAGAGCAATAAAAGGACCAAAACCAGTGAAACCAACAAATCTAGACGATTACTTACCTTTTGTGTACAAGGAGTTCGAGGATCTTCCGGAAAAGACAATTAGACAAATCTGTGAGCATGCATATAGAACTATGTTTCGACTGCAAGGAATGGGTTGCGATATTTGTTTAAGTAATAAAAGACTTTTTCCGTTTGTTGCATATTTTGGAAGGTTTTTCATTAGTGATGAAAAATTTTACGAATATCACAATAAAAAAATGGCAGATAAAATAAGAATACGATATAACTTGGAAAGAAAAACAAAACCATGAACAGGATATTATTATTTTGGTCTTACTGAGGATGAATATAATGAACTGTTTGCCGATAAGAAGGGTAGGTTGAAGAAAAAGATTGTCTTTCCAAAAATATGTTTATATAAAGTAAAAGAAGAAGCGGCATTGTTTAGAAAAGCCAAATATTTCTTTCGTACTCCGTGGCAGGAAGAGAAGGGTTGAAAAATCTGATTGGAAAATTACGAGACAAGAAATGTTGAACTTATCGGAGAACGTGGTGCTGATAAAAAGGTACATTTTAAAGAATAAATATGGGACAGGCTTCAAATAGTTTTTCAGATGGAATGGTAAAAGATATCAATCCGATAAATGTGCCAGCTACAGCACTTACGGATTGTAAAAATGGAACAATTTTAACATATAACGGAAATGAGTTATGCCTCCAAAATGATATGGGAAATTTTGGATTGAAAAATTGCAAACTCAGCCCTGGTTATGTGCCTGTTGGATTAAAGGAATATGGAGGAATATTATACATCGTTTCTTACAACCCAGCAACAGATCGAACTGAGATTGGATCTTACCCATCTACAAAAGTCAATGCAAGATTGGATGATGGAACTACTCTTAGTGAGACAATTAATTATATTGATTGAACACAAACACAAACATATACAGATCTTTTAGATAAATATCACATACAAGTTTTTACAGATAAAGACCCAGAACGTTGGAAAATAAACCCAGGAGACCAGGTTAAAATTGAGTGGGAGGGAAATGAGGTGAAAGAAGAGAGAGAGGTCTTAGATGAAAATGGGAAAAAACAGCTCGATGAAGACGGCAATGTAATAAAGGAAACTGTTATTACAGGAATAAAACAAGAACCTTTTCAAAAGACTGAATTTTATATTATGGACGAAAATAGAAATCTTACGAATATTGACGAATATATACAAGAACATCTTGCATATAAAAGTTCGGCTATGAGTAAGAATGACGAGGTTCGTTGAAAAATACCTGGGTGACTCGCTGTTAAATTATGTTTTCCGGATATAGATAATTTCTTAATTAATTTTACTACTGGAAACTCTCCAAATTTTAAAGGCGATAACATTCCAGCAGAACTTAATATAAACTTAAAGTTTCGTACATTGATGTCGGATGGGCTATATAAAGGTCCGGTTGAGATAAAAGAAGTGGATAGTGAGGGAAAAGAGACAACAAAAAATATACAAGCAAAAGTTATATATGAGGTCACGCTCGACCAAACTTACGTAGTTAAAAAGGATAAGGAAGGTAATGAATTAAAAGACGAAAATGGAAACTTAATCTTTGAAACTGATAACAATGGCAATATTATTATAGGGGAGCGGACAATATCTGGTGAAGATTTGTTTGAAAATACTCCAGTTAATATGCCAAATGGTCAATATTATTTTAACACTGAGGGAAAATCATATACATTCACTGTTATGAAGGGTTGCAGGATCACAGTAACAGCAACTCCTTATATAGGAAATGTTGCATATGACAAGTTTAAAAAGGAATATACATACACGGCAGATGCAACATCTTTTGATGAAAACAACGTTGAAATAGGAAACAATTATTTTACCTACGCTCTTAGTGAAGATGAATCTGAACTTAAGGTAATGTTCAACACAACAGGAATGGCAAATACGGTCGGTGCTAGACTTGAATGGGGATTATCTCGTCTTACAGGAGAAACTAACAGTACATTAAATTGGACTCCAATTAGAAACAATATTGAACAAACAACTCCTGATTATCACCAAGTTGATACATGGGAGACCGCGGAAGATATTACGACATCTCTTACGATCAATCTTGTGAAATATGACAAATCTTTTGATGGTTCTGATGACTCTGGCAATAAAAACATAGACGGTAGCGGACATAATTACAAACAGATTGTTCCAGAGGACATATACTTATTGCAGTTCAGGATTATTTTGGATAATAAATATTTCCAGAATGACAATATGAAAAGGCTTGTTATTGCCTCTAAATTAATGAATGGATTTAACGATGCTAAGTACTATGAAATTACTTTTGATAGGTGGTTTGCTAATTATGAGAAATATGTTATAGGTGAAGAAAATCTTAATTCCCCAACATATGTTATTGAAAAAACAATAAATACACAAGCGCCTCTATGATTTAGAGAACTTAAACACAATATGCAAGTTGCTATATATGACAAGTTTATAACAAAGGATCAATTTAATCAAATCATTAATTATAATAATAACCAAAAAATATATACTGAACAATATTACACAATAAAGTCCGATGGAATTTTATCTAATATAATTATTCCGCATGGACCAATGTGAAGATTTTTAGACGTAAATGCAAATATAGAAATAGGGTTAGAACCAAATAATAAACAATTTAACAAATATACAGGAAAACTAGAAGATGTTAAAAAAAATATATCTGTAACAACAAGCGGGATGTTGTCTGAAACTGTTAGTTTGAATTGAGTTAGTTTTGGAAAAGATATGTTCGATTATAAATACACACCAATTGGTGAGCCAACTGACGGAATATATCCATATGACAAATCTATAATTGCATTTGATACAGCACCGAGTGAAACATCTCCAACTAAATTGCACACTCTAAATATAAGGACATATATTGAGACGGTAACAGTACATCGTGAAGGAAACGATGAAAGGCCGTATGGTTATGATCCATATGTTTATTTATATAAGAGATTTCAAGAAGACGAAGTATTGTGACCGGTAGAACTACAAATACAAGCTATTAAATGAAACAATGATAATCAAAATCGAACGTGAATACATTGTTTTTCTGACCCTTCAGGATCAGATTTTGTAAGCATAGGTGGAGATAAACGCGACGAATGATATCATGCTGGATCATATTGTCTGATGATAAGAAATAGACATACATTAAATCACTGTTTATATTTTTTTAGGAACAACTCTTCTAGTTGGGCTGATTTTTCAAGCTTAGTTAATAAATTACGAAAAAATATTTATTGTTTTGAAAAAACATCGCAATCACTAAATGGCGGCTTTGTTACAATTACACAACATAATAGCTCAAGATCTTTCAGTTTGAGTAATGTTCAGATTAATACAAAAATCACTATAGATCCAGAACCAATGTTTAATCAATTCTCTAGTTTAAGTTTTAATTCTAACACAAATTTTAACAATCTAACAAAAAACAAAACTATAAAAGAGGTTAATGATAACGTGGTTTTACATATACAGGAATCAGAATTTGATCAGAACACCTTATCTATTGAATTAGATAAACTAAAAAGTGAGATAGATGAATATACTAATGAATCGTCCACCCAAAAGAGTTTGGCTGCAGTAGATGACTGCCTAACGTACATTAATAACCTAACGTCAGATACAAATCTTTGGTATGTATGAGTTGGAGGTGATGAAATTAATTCAACGTACAACAAAGTTGTAGATGCACTAAATAATAATTCATATAGTTTTGTTAATGATAAACTTACTCATGGTTATTGATCTAATGGTGGACACGGCGAAGCTACTTATTCAATTGGGTTTGGTGCGTCTCCTAGCACATCATTTATATTAACGAATTAATTATGTCATCAACAACATACACACTACACTTGCAAAGATTCGCCCAAAGTGGTGACTTGCAACATACATACTCCGCATTGCGAAATTTGGTTTCTGATGGTAAAATAACTGGGTTTAATATAGATAATTCTAGTCTTAAAATAGATCTGGAACATCCTGTTTCAATTGAGTGCCAACCTTCTTATGATGGTACAGTTAACTTAATTTTAACGGATGATAAAAATCCACCTAGAATTATCAACTCTCGTTTTTCTAAAATAGAAAACAACAAATTTCGAGTAATTAACAGAAACCAAACACAACAGAGTAACTTATACGATGAAAAAAAGATAGACCTACAAACTAGGCTTATAAAAAGTACAGATAAAATCCCGGTTATAACGTTAAATAACGTTATTTCCGGGGGAAATCTTAAAGGTGGTACATATACCTTTTATATACGATTAGCCGATGCTGATGGCAATAAAACTGACTTTCTAGCAGAATCCGGGCAAGTTTATATATACAAAGGTAGTTACGAAAATATACCGTCTATTTCAGGAACGTTGTTAGACGAAACCACCGATAAAACAATTAAATTAAAGGCAACAAATCTAGATCGTTCTTTTTCACAATTGTTTTTATATTTTACTAGGGAAACTAGTGATATGAATGGGGTTCGCACCACAAAAGCATACCAAGTAAAAAGTGCATATAGCATAGGTTCTGAAACTGAATATTTTACATTAAATGGCTTCGAGGATCTTTTGGACATTTCTGTTGACGAACTTAATATACAATACAACCTGATAACTTGTGCAAAAACAGAAGTCCAAATACAGAATATGATCTTTTTTGGAAATATTGAACAAAATACATTACCAATTGACGATCTACAAGCAATTTCTTATTATATTAGAGTTTCTGTAAAGCAAGACGAGGAAGGAATTGGATGAGTAAATCCTAGTAATTACAAGGCGAGTGATACAAACAAACCAACGTTGTGTGAATACTACAACCCACTTAACCTATATTACAAGCTAGGATATTGGCCAAACGAGTTATATAGGCTAGGAGTTGTTTATATTATGCAGGACGGGTCACTTAGCCCCGTTTTTAACTTACGAGGTTGTAATTTCTCTGATAAAGAAGAAAAGGCTGGAGGAAGATCGAATATTGATTATGATACTACTTATATGTTTGATGAAACAGATGGTTCTCTTATAAAGCTCAATAAAAACACTATGCTTAACAGTCCTGATTGGCTAGATAACACTTACGGAGTTTTTAAAAATCCAGATCTGTCTGTTATTGATTACGCAAGTAGTTCTGTCAAACCAATATATTACAATTTTGATATACATCCTTGAGTAAAACAAGAGCTTGAAAAAAGAGGGGTTCGAGGATATTTTTTTGTTAGACAGAAACGAATTCCGTTAACACTCTGCCAGGGTTACTCGGTTGGAATTGATGAAGGTTGTTCAATACCAATGTTGGCAACTAAAAAAGAGAATGGTGCTACTACGTTTTCTGCAGAGAGTTTTTTGAACGGAAGTAGGGAATTAGCTAATGATTACGCAAACCACGTAAGAGAAACTACAGTTTCTTTTGGATCTGGGTTACTCGCACTTGATGCAACATTAATACCTGAGTTAAGATCAATGTTTGATGGTTCTGAGTTTGGGATTTTTAAAACTACTGAAGGAATGGGACTAACACAATCTCTAGATAAAAGTAGGCATTATTATATACAAAATGGGCAATCCTCAAACCTTACAAACTATGGTAAGGTCAATATGATATATGTTGATAATAATTGTTCGTCCAAAATTGTTAACGGATATACTTTTGCTACCCAGGTTGGAAATGCAGAGGATGTTAGCCAATTTGGATTATTTAGAAATAAAAGTGAGTACTCTGCCGATAATGTTAATTTAGTTCGTGGATTATACGCTCCTTTTATAGGTGCTACCACAAGACTCCCTTACGGAGAAATGTACAATATAATGCAGCGTGATTATAATGAGCAATTCCTCGCTGATTATTTTACTGTGCGTGGTCTTGACACAGCTCCTTTTTATGCAATTACCGATCGTTACGAAATAGGCGATACAACTACACATAGTGAAGTAGACGCATATAGAGGAGATTGTTATACAAACACCGTAACAATACGAATGAATCGTAATTTTATTGACCCTGAAGTTCCTATTAATAATACCATCGTTGATCGCAATACATGAAAAGATAACTACAAAGGCATGGGAAATATGAAAATGGGGGCAGAAGAGTTAAAGGATGGACAGGGTGATTATAGTAAAATAAATAGGGCAGACTTAAATACAGTAGCACTTGGACAATGGGTCACTTTTAAATGCATGTCCAATTACAATCTTGGTCTTAGATCAATTGATAGAACACAAACAGACGAATATGCATTGATGGGAAATCCTAGATACTTTTACCCGGTTAATGATATTTCGACGTCTGCTCCTTCAAAGGTTGCTGATTCTGCGTTATTAAATCAGGGGTACAATGCAACGGTTGGACAAAGACAAAATTTCTCTGCACCAAACCTTCCTTATATAAAGGATATGTTTGATAATAGGGTGATGTTTAGTAATGCACAAACTTACGGTAATTTCCAGAATGCATATAGAATCTTCCAATCACTTGATTATCAGGATATTGAAAGACAATACGGCGCAATTGTAAAATTACTTCCATGGAATAGCAATCTTTTGTGCATATTCGAGCATGGTGTAGGAATTTTACCTGTAAATGAAAAGGCATTGCTTTCTACACAAACTGGGCAATCTGTGCATATGTACGGAGCAGGTGTACTGCAAAATCAGGTCACTGTTATCAATCCTGATTTTGGAAGCATCTGACAAGATTCGATTATTCGTACACCAATTGGTGTGTATGGTGTTGATACTACTGCGAAGAAGATATGGCGCATCACACAACAAAATGGTTTTGAGACCATTTCTGATATGAAAATACAGAAGTTTTTGAACGAACATATAAAACTTAGTGAATTAGACAAAACTGTTAAAATTGGCCTTAGAAATGTTAAAACACATTATAACAATTTTAAAGGAGATGTTATGTTTACTTTTTATAATGAACGTGAGGACGAAAAATGAAATGTTTGTTATAATGAGAGATTAAGTAAATGAATTACACAATATGATTGAATACCATTGTGTTCTGAAAATATTGATAATATATTTTATTCAATGGATCGAGAAAGAGTCACCTCGTTAGCACAAATATATGACAGTAAAAACGCATCTTATGATCTTAATAGCACAAACGCAGTTTGGGACCTTGATAATAAAAATGTTATTAATTTTGAAACAAAACTTGTAGCTCCAGAAGGGATGGCTATTGACGGGATTTCTGATATAAAAATAAATAAAGTTGTTTATTGTTTATATGATGAAAATGACGAAAAGCTTGTTTACGATGAAATAACAGGCAAAGAAAAAATTGCTGAACTTTTCCAAGTTGGTTCTGATGAGGATACGGATTCTGGAAAGAAAACAAACTGAAGAATAACTTCTAGTGGGCTTAGTGCGTTTATAAATGCGTTTTCCGAGACAAAGATGCCAGTGCAGTATGATATACACATCACTTATTGGTGCTTATATGGCGAAAATGAAAAACCGTACGATACAATTGTTGGGATGATTATCAATAGCAAAGATAAATTTCAGAAACAAATTAACAATGTTTTAACAAATGGCTTTTTCGTGCATGGTCAGGCCGGAATATTCGATGATGTAGAGGGGCTTGAAATAAAGCCATGTTATTGGTACGATAGACAATATCCGTTTGAGTTTGAATATGTTTGTAATGATCAGGTTGGAATGCATAAGATTTTTAACAATCTCGTGATTATTTCCAATAATGTTGCTCCAGAGGAAATTGAATATATAATTGATGGTGATGTTTACGGCTTAGTTGGTACTCCGTTAAAAGACCGAGATCTAGATAATGCAGAGATAATTGCCAGTCTAGATTACCAAAATAAGAAGGCAATCAAAGTTGAGCAAGATTGTAAAGACGTTCGTAAAGTCGGTAGGAGACTTGGAAATACTCAATATATAGAGGACTCTTGAAATGTGCAAATAGATCCGATTAAATACAAAGACGGAAGCCGAAATAAAGAAACCAGAATACGAGATAAATACGTTAGAATACGCGTTAAATACTCTGGAAAAGATCTTGCTGTGATAACGGCATTGAAAACAATATATACACAAAGTTACGCATAATATGTGAGAAAATAATAGTTGATTAGATCCTACGAATCTTACCGGAGTAAAAGCTCTAAAAACACGCAAGAATGTTAATGAGTACGATATCCCCGATGAGTCTGGTATTATAGACGTAAATAAATTACTTGAGGATTATAACGCAGGGTCACATGCAAGAATGATGACTGCAACACACCCAGTTACAGAAACATCTGTTGCAACTCCAGAAACTGCAAGTGCAACAAAAGTTATGACAGATCTTACGCAGGGCCAAAATGAAAAAGTGGAAAAAAAGTGAGCAAAGGAAAACAAACCAAAAGGTGATGGCGCAGATATATCTCAAAAAGGCTCTAGTGGGGTAGATATAATGAGTGCATTAACAGAGCCAGTAAATGCCGTTGGAAATGCATTATATCAAAAATCTGGAGTAGCTGGATTCGGAGCTAGTGATACTACAAAGCAAGTGAGAGATTCGATTTCTGATGCTGCAATAAAATCTGGAAATCCATATGCGATGGCAATTGGACTTGCAACAAAGGCAGTCGATGGAATTACAGATGCGACGGGATTGCGAGCTGCAGATTATACAGACGAACAAATAGAAGATCTGGGACTTGGAAGTGATGTTAAAGCAGCAAACTGGGTTCAACACGTTTTTAGTTCCTTACCTGGCTCAGCTGGTTTCGGAAATATTGCAACCAAAAAATTGACAAATGCAGAAATTTCTCAAGATACAGAAAATGTACGAAATGCATTTTCTGGGTCTCTTAAACAAATGGACGCAGCTGCGGCTGTTGGTGGTACTGGAATGGCATGGTTCTTACGTAGGGCGCAAAATAAAATGCAAGCAAAGATAGATGAGGCTAATGAACGAAATAAGTTGTTAACGAATATTAGTCGCACAAACACACTTGCAAAAGAAAATACTTACTCGCAGGAACTTAATGCACAAAACCAAAATAGATACTCCGGCAATAGTGGCGCAACAGCTCTTGCTAGGCATGGAATGGAATTGCCAGATAAGCATATGATTGCAGTAATCCTAGAAGCGCGCTCAAACATGCCCAAAAAGGGGGTAGAAAAGGCGTCTGACGAGTCTGAAAAGTTACCTGGCATAGATACTAATGTGATACCAGAAGGTGCCTTACATGCCCATAAGAATCATCTTGAAGAGGCAAATCCAGACATGGATAAAGTGACCGAAAAAGGCATACCAGTTATTGCTACAGATTCGCAAGGTGTTGACTATCAGCAACTTGCAGAGATCGAGTCAGCGGAAATTATTTTTCGAAAGAAGCTTACAGATAAGATAGAGGAGTTAATGAAAGACGGTTCTGAAAAAGCAATGATACGTGCTGGCAAGTTACTTGCTCGTGAGATTATGTGCAATACCGATGATAATACTGGAGAATTTTTAGATGGAGACGATTAATATAAAAATAGAAAAGAAGCCGTACAAAGTGCTCGCTGCCCGTACTGAAGAGGAGCGAGCACAAGGCTTACAAAATGTAGAGGAGATGGATAATGATGAGGGATGCATTTTCTTTTATGACGAACCACAACACGTTGATTTCTGAATGAAAGATTGTGACCTCGAACTAGATATTATATTTTTCGGAGAAGATAAAGAAGTTATCTCTGTTAAAAAGGGCGAACCAAATAACGAGGATTTCATTTCTGAAGATAATGTGAAGTATGTCGTCGAGTTAAATGCTGGTAGTGATGTGGAACCCGGTGATGTACTTGAAATAGATAGCGATGATGATTACGCGGAAGAAGAATCTGACATAGAATTAGAACCGAACACAATGTATGTTATTGGTTCGGATGGGCAACCACAGGCTATATTAGAAGGTGGGGAAAGAATTATGTCAAGAAAGTCAAGCCGCATAATTATTGGAAAGGCAGAAAAAGCATTTCAAAGTAAGAGTGATGTAGATTACAAGGCGTTGGGTAGATATGTTTTTAAAGAGATAGATGCCCAAAATCATAGAAAAGCCGAGTATGTAAAAGCTAAAAATTAAAAAATTATGGGAGTTTATAAAACAAGAACAAAAGAAACAGAATTGCCTGGAACTAACGATGTATTAGCTCAAACTAGAATAGAAACGTTTCCAGACGGAACACAACGCCAGATTGTATTTTATCCAGGGAGTTTATATGTTGGAGGATCGGCAGCCGCAGACACTACATTAATATCTCCACAACGAGATACTATATATTCTCCACACACTGGATATAATCACGACAAAACAACGGCAGGCTACCTACTTGGTGGGCAAACAATTTCTCCAGAAGCGTGAAAGCGGATAAACATAGAAATGGACAAACTTCGTGAAAATATGCTATTTCCAGCTTTTAACCGCAGATAATGCTTAGGTATAGTTCATAGGTATATTAGGTATATTAAGTATATTAAGTATAGTTAGTGGTCAATTTATTTCTTGATGTGGTCATTTTATTTTTTTATCTGGTCATTTTATTTCGCGATATGGTCAATTTATTACGTGATGTGGTCATTTTATTACAGCACTTTTTTATGTTTTTAGTATTGCATATTAAAAATTTTTATATTATATTTGCATTATAGAAAAGATTAATGAATTTATAAAAATTTTTTGAAAAAATGCAACACACTGAAGTTCCACGAATATTAGACTCAATGAAATTAGCGCACACTTTAGAGCATGGCGATAAAATTATTTATGCCGCAATTAGAACGTACATGAATGAAGATACAAGAGAATGTTTCCCCGCCGTTTCGACAATTGCTGAATTATTGCAGTGTAGTACAGGAAAAATAAAACTAGCAATTGGAAGATTAATTGAAGTTGGAGTTGTACAAAAATCGAATGATGGCAGAAAAAACCATTATTATTTCCCGAGAAGTGACTGGGACAAACAATTTGAAATGTTCACAGAAGCTTTTTTAAGACTAGATATGCCATTGAATATAAAAGAATATTATATGGACATACAGCCTTTTTTATACGGAAAAGATACTGGAGTGGGGAAATGCTCGTTTACAAACACAGAACTATCCCGAAGAACGGGGTGAACAACACAATCGATTAAGAAATATAACACTTGGCTTATCGAGCACGGATTTTTGGAAGAGCAAGCTACCGAAAAGAAAGATGAGTCCGGTCTGCCAGTTATACAAAAAAATTTCAATTTAGCTGGACTGCAACAAGCCGCTTTGTGGGCAAAAGCTGTTACACAGCAAGTAGTTAAAAACACGTCTGATATAGAGGAAATTAAGTCTGAAAATGAGGATTTGAAACGGCGGATTGCTGCATTGGAAAGAGAAGCTGCTCTGAATAGAAATAGAGTTATAGAAAAGGAATACAAACTATAATAAAAAAGCCCCGCTATAACAGCAAGGGCTAGCAATACTTAAAAATGTTTAACGTCGTTTGCCGTAGCAGCGGTCACGCTCTTTTATTATTTTATTGCAATACAAAGATAAGATAATATTTTTAAAAAGCAAACACAAAATATATTTGCATATATCGAATTATTTTATTACTTTTGCCACAAAAGTAATATGATCTATGAGAAAATTAACACAAGAAAAATTTATAGAAAAATGTAGAGAAATTCACAAGGACAGATACGACTATAGTAAGACTATTTACTCTGGGCAAAGAAATAAAGTAATAATAACATGCAAAACACATGGAGATTTTATTCAACGAGCCGGCGCTCATTTACAAGGACAAAACTGTCCAAAATGTGCTTTAGAAAATAAAGTTCTTCCAAAGAGAATCTGAAACCCAAACGCGGAAGCCCGAAAAGAAAAATTGTTAAATCAATTTGCTAAAATCCATAATGATAAGTACATCTATAAAATAGATGGAACTGAACATATGCAAGATTGTATAATGATTGTGTGTAAAAAACATAACTATAAATATAGACAACGGCTTACGAACCATCTTCGTGGTCATGGATGTCCAATTTGTTGTGGGAAATCAAAGCCTTTTACAACAGAGGAATTTATAATAAAGGCGAGGGAGATACATGGAAACCTTTATAGCTACGATAAAGTAGAGTATACTGATAAGGAAACACCAGTTATAATAACATGCAAGACCCACGGTGACTTTTCGCAAAAACCACATAATCATATATGCGGAGGTGGTTGTCCATTTTGTAAAAACTGAAAAATGCAACAAAAAATTTTTGAAAAACTAAAAGAACAATTTCCAAATGAACCGTGGATTTGGGAATATACAACGACTTGGTTGGGCTTTCAAAGAGTGGATATCTTTAATCCAAGATTGAATCTTGCAATTGAATATAACGGAAGACAACATTATGAACCAGTTGAATTTTTTGGCGGAGAAATAGAATTTGAAAAAAGAAAGTTATTGGATAATAAGAAGAAAGATTTACTTGCAGAACATAATTGTACTTTATATATTATAAAATACGACGAATATGATGAGGCAAGTTTTTTTAAAAATATAAAAACACTTATAGAAAATGAAAATTAAGAAATTTGATGTAAAGTACATGCAACAGGGTGGGCCTGTACCAGCAGAGGCACAGGGAGCTCCAGCACAAGAGGTGCAGCAAGCACAAAGTGATGAACAGATGATGCAACAACTCTCACAAGTAGCACAACAAATTATCCAGGAGATGGGTCCAGATGCAGCAGCAATGCTCGCTCAGATTATTATGGAAATGCTCCAGGGAGCAGCACAGGAAGTTGGTGCACAACCACAAGAAGTAGGTTTCCAGCGCAAGGGAGGCAAGATCTATAAGAAGGCCTGCGGTGGAGCTAAGATTAGAAAGTAAATAAAGATTTCTTTTATAAGGAGGGGTGGAATAAAAACTGCTCCTCCTTTTTTAATAAATGATAATATATGTCACAAGTAATATATAGAAGTCAAATAAAGAAATACCAGAATGCTCCAGGCCCTCTGCCTAAAAATGAAACAGAGGAACAAAAAAAGAAGCGACTGGAAGAAGAGGCAAAAAAGAAGGCTGCCGCTAGTGAAGAAAACAAAACTCAAGTTACTCCGGCCCAGTCTAGTACAACTGACACAAAAACAGGAGCCGCACCTAGTACAACAACTACAGGAACATCTAGCGCTAAGTCCGTTGTAACAACCACTCCTGCTACTAAGCCTGCATCTACTACAAGTGCAGCTCCAGCAGATCCTGCTGAATCGGCATTGGTAAACAATGGCTTTTTTGAGTTAAATGGAGTTCGTGTTACCGGCGCTAGAGCAATACAGGAAATAAATAAAAGGTTTAGGAACTCTTCTAATAAAAGAGCACAAACTGATGCATTAAATGCAATAAATAATGGCGGCGGAATTCGTGTTGCAGGAAATAAAGTTTGGTTTTTTGATAAAGATGGGAACGATATCACGCATTCAATTATAACTCCAAAAACACTTCCAAAAAGTCGTTTCGCCAGAAATTGGGCAGCTACTTTTTCTACACAAAAAGACGCAGATCTTGATAGTTATAATACTCTTATATCTGGTGAAATTACGCCAGATGCTCCTGAAAAAGAACTCGGCCCAGTAAAGAAATCACTCTTACGTGGAAGCGGGTGGTTTAGCTATGATAAAGACAAAGATGGAAAATCGATATATAATAAAGGAGCGCAGTCCAACCAACAAATGTACGATACAATGCGTGATGCTGTTGGTGCGATATGGGCTGATGATTTTAATAAAGACAATTATAATGATGTCGATAAATGAAATTTTGACTACATCCGTGCATTAAAAGATAATTTTAATGGAACCGAGGGTTTTAATAATTATCTAATTGATCTTGAAAATAGACTTGCTGCTGGAGAGGAAGTAAAGGATAATGACAAACGAATTCTTAAATTGTTTGGATATGAGCCAGATGCAACAGGTACAGAATCTGGAAGTAGTTCTGGCACAGGTAGCACTACAAAAGAATACTGGACTCCGGATGCTTTTAAAGGAAATGCCGATGCTTATAAAAAGGCTGGGCTTACTTTTACAAAAGGTGAGAATGGTGAATATACTCTTACTGGAGGGATTTTTGGTAATGGAGATGTAGATTGGGCACTTTTTGGAAATAATCTTTTTAAAGGCACACAATACGAAAATGGATTTTATCACAAAGGTCGTTTATACACTAGGGATGAAGTTGCTGCAGATGATGCATTAGGTACGATATTTCGTCCATTCTTAACTGCTAGTGCAAATGGGGCAAATTGAAATACTACTTACGACAATATGAACGCCTCTGGAGTTCGTTTTCAGGGTGATAGAATTTGAGCAGGAAAGGATAATAAGTACTATGGTGGTTATACCATGTACGACCCAGAAAGCGTTTATGCAAGAGAATATGATAGTGAGTTTAGAAAAAAAAACGGATTGGCAGGAAAGGGAGTAAAAGACATAACTGGTGAATATAACTTAGGCGCAGGAAAGAAATTATTCGCTTATACGGATGGGCAAACAAATTATGGTGAGCCAATTATACGTTATATGATGTTTGATAATGGTGCTGTTACAAAGCTGAACAACCTAGACGCGTACGCTAGTGCTAGAAAACAAGCAGCCTATCAAACTGCTACACCAATTGATTGAGGTGAAATAGATGCGAATGGTTATGCTCCTTACAAAGAGTTTACTACACAAGCTCCTGGAAAAGCAAGGCAAAATAACGCATTGATGTATAATCCAACTACTGGAAGATATAGCATTATAACAAATTATGATCCGAATGCGCAAGGAGCCAAAGGATATGATATAGATCAGAGTTGGAAAGATTATATACTCGAAAATATTAAAAATGGAATCTGAAATATTGATTTTAATGGGCAATTGAGTCAGTTTGGAAAGCGCAGGGTAGATCCACAAACAAGAGCAAACAATCCAGAATCGCGTGGCCGGGAGGCTATTTCTGGACTAGCGTTTAAAAAACAAGGAGGAAAAATTGATTGAAATAGGCTCCAAAAGCTCCAAACTGGAGGGGCTTTCGCTGGTCCGGTGGCTGAGGCAAAAATTACAAAAACTAGTGATCTTAAACACGATATTTCCAAAGCGCACACTATGGATGAGGGTCTTACAGAATCTGAAAAACTTAGGATTGGCGCTGCTATCACTGACTTAGGAGGAACAATCGTATCTCTTATCCCGGGCGCCTCTACTGCCGGCGCAGTAACTGGAGCTCTTGCTACAACAGCTCAATTACGGGCCGATCGATTGGCACAAAAAGAGGGTCGTGACGTTGGGAATTACTGGGGTCGTGCAATTGCAAATTATGCGATGGACGCACTTACAGCAGCTCCTATTGCTGGTGCCGCTGCAAAGATTTTCAAAGTTGGAAAAGGACTCCAAAAGATTGCTCCGTTACTTGGAAAAGCAATGCGTTTCGCCACTCCTGTTCTTGGCGCTGCTGGTCTTGCAAACGCACAAGCAGCTCTTGATAAAATCGTTAAGGGAGAGTGAAGCAAACTTACCTCCAATGATCTTACTGATCTTTTTAATGGACTTTCTGCTGCTACTGGTGGTGGAGCCGTTGTTAGACAGGGAATTAAAGACGCTCGTGCAATTACAAATCTTGCAGATACAGCACAAACTGCTGCAAAAGATGCAAAGGCAATTAAAAATGGAAAGGTAGGAGACGTCCTTTTTGATAAAAAGACTGGGGAAATACTTGAAACTCTTGATAAAACAAAAACAAAGAAAGAGGCTCTTAGCAAAATCAAGGACATGGTAAAAGAGCAAAATAGTGCTCTTGATGGAGAAGCTCTTGATAAAGCAGCACAGGATGTTTTTGACGCTCTTGGTCTTAAAGAGACGGCTGGAAAGAAACACTGGAAAAGAAATGGATTTTTAAATTGAAGTCGCGAAGCTGGTGATGCTCGTTTCGAGTTAGGAGACAGCCTTAAATTACCAGAAAACACATCGATATGGAGCGAAATGCTGAATCCGAAAAAAGTTTGAATGCGTGACGAAAATCTTGCTAGAGTTGTTTCTGGGCTTTCTGCAGAGGAAATAAATGCTGCAAATAAAGCAGTTAGAACTAGACAATACAATCCAAACAGTGAAACTAGCTCTATGAACTTGTTTGATTGGTTACGCGCTCGTGACACCGCACAAGCTATTTCTAGGATGACAGTTAACAATCCGCAAGTTTTCACAAATGCTACTTTTGGTAACGCGCCAGTACAGGATAGGAGACGTTGATTAGGCCCTCTGACTGCAAATGCTTTTGGGCCACGTGGATATAGGATGGTTACACCGGTTACTCCAGCAGCAACAACTCCAGCGCCAGTTGTTCCAGACAGTCGTTTATCTGCTAAAAGATTGATTGATTTTAGAAACGACCTGATTGCCCGCCAAGCATCCAGCTACCCAGCGGACGCAAGCTCGGCTCGTTATAGTCTTGAGAACATATTCGCACAGCCTGAAGCAAAAAAGTTTATGCAAGAACATCCAGAGGCGGCCGCGAACGCAATACGCCGAATTATTGCACAATGGTATGGAAAAGGCACGCCATTATATACAGGAACAACCTACTTATTGAATAATAGTACTACTGGAGAAATTGGTAATTTTATGCGAGGAAAAGGAATCAAATTCAAACAAGGTGGTGAAATACCGAAATTCCAAGACGGTGGTGAAAATATACATGAAAGAGGAAAAAAGCCAAAGTTTAATATTCCGGGAATGATGGACTTGACGTCTGCAATAGTACAATCTACGGCAATTGGAAAGGCTTATGACGACAAGAGAGAAGCGATTAAATTGGCTGGACTTGCAACGAAGACATCACCAAGAATACAAGGAACTCGTTTTGATGTCTCCCCAATTGATAGACAAGTAAATGAAGCAGTTGAGCCTTACAGGCAGGTACAGTTCAATTCTTCTGATAACAGAGAAAATATGGCTGGAGAACTTCAGAGAGCAAAAGCAATTTCTGATATACATGAACGCGCAGGAGAGCAGAAAACACAAGCAATCAACCAGTTTAACGCAACTGAAGTACAAAGAGCAAATGCGCAAGCTTCACAAGATGCAGAAGTTGCAGATGCAAATAGAGCATTATCTGCACAGGTGGCCGCATCTCTTAAAGAGGCTGATGCTGCTGAAAGAAATGAAAAGTGGGCACAGGTTTGAAATACTTATAGCAAGCAGTTTAGACAGAATGCGCGTGATCTGCAGAATAAAAAGGCACAATCACAATACGAGTCCGATCTGCAAGATGCAGAGAACGAGTACAATGATGCTATTAAAATGGAGTTTGCTGGGTTGCGAGGCGAATACGAAAATGACCCAAATAAAGGGAGCATGTCTTTTGAATCTTGGGTTGCTGCTGATGCAAATCGACTTAATAGATATAATAAAATTAAAGAGGGCAATGGCGTTAGAGCCGCTACAGATAGATACAGAAATAAGAGGCTTGGCTTGCAAAATAATTACTACTCGACTATATATGGACCAATCGTTAGATATAAATCCGGAGGAAAAGTAGAAAAAACTGTATCAAAGAAGCAAAAACTCGACGTTAACGATAGGCTTGTCTTACAAGGTGATAAAGCAGCAAAACGTGCTGTCTTACAAGCGAGCAACAATCTGCATAAAATGCTGATGAAATTAATGAAATAATATATGAAAATAAAGAAATTTGCAGGCGGAGGTATTGCTTACCTTCCTACAACAAATAGAGTCGCAGAAGAGACCGTAAAAACAACTACGGCCTCTTCTGAGGATTCTTCAAAGAAAAACAAAACAATAGATAAATTATTCGATCTCGTTAAAGAAAAAGGGCTTGACTCTGATGTCGCCAAGTTCTTAGATGCAGTTGATATAAAGCTCCAAATGGGACTTAACCCAGACGGAGAAAATCTTACACAACGTGATCTGGTACAATTAGCTAGAATGGCATCCTCCGTTACTACAAATTACGAACGTTACAACACAGCAGTTAAAAACTTAACGGAGCAGAATGCAGAGGCAGATCTTGCGATTGATGATAGAGGCCGAATATATTGCATGAATACAGATAGTGGAAAAGTTGAAGCACTGACTCCAGATAAAATAAAAGAACAGGAAGGAAAAATTGCTCCTCTTACAAATGCAGAGTTATTAAATCTTAGGCGTAGCAGACCCGATCTTGCATATAACACAAAGATTATTGATGATATAAATAACGCAGTAGGCATTGATACAATTACAAAATATCTGCAAGATACTATTTCTAAGTTTAAAACAAGTACAGTAGAAGGGTACTCTGACAAACAACAGAATGCAATCCAATCTGGATTACAAGATCTTATTGGAGGAGATTTTGACACAAAGCAATTACAGCTTATACAGGCGGGTCCAGATGGAGTTTACAAAATTAAAAATCAGGACACAATTGCTGATAAAAATATATATACTGCTCTTAACTACTTGATGAGTACTCTGCCAAACAAAATGAAAAGGAAACTTGAAGCAATTTCTTTTGCAGAGGGATATGATCCAAAAGCAATGATGGCTACAATGCTTGTTGCAAATACTGAAAGATCTATTTCTGTAGACTGAGAAGGACAGGTTGAAAAAGATGGCAAGCTTAGTAAAACTGCGGCTAGTGATAAAGAAGGCGCAATGGTGCAAGATTCTCTTGCGAACATGTTTGCAAAAGGAGATCTTACCGAAACAACTACATCAATTGTGCCCGTTGCATCTCGAGTTGCAGATCAAGCTGGAATGACCATACATGCATGAAATGGGGGCCCAATGCAAGATAAGGATGGAAAGGGATTATATGCAAACAATCTTGAAGTTCTCATACCACAGGCCGAACAATTAAAAGCGTGCGATACTTCATCTATTACTTTTGGAAATCAGAGAATTAGTCCAGAGGATAAATCAAAAATTGTGTGGGATGGAACAAGTAAAGTTATGCGAGTTTCATTGCCAGCTAAAAAAGACCATGGACAGGTTGTGCCAGATTTTGATATGGTATTGACACTTAATGAGTTAAATAGATGAATATCTGAAAATCCGGGAATAAGTGATCTTGAAATAAATAATAAATTGAAAGAACTTGAAACTGAGGGAGTTACATATGATCAGAACACAAAAACTTTCAATTGTACAAATACCGCTTTTTTTGCAACGTTTGCCGCTTATGCAAGTGATACAATACTTGATATACAAGAACAATCCAAACCGTTCCTAGAAAAGAAAGACCGAGATTTTGGAGCCGATTACGCCGACAAATACAACAATTATACACAACATGGAAAAGCAGATCCTGCAAAACGAGCGGATCCTGTGAATAATTATAAAGGTGCATTAAAGCGTAGTTTCTATTACGGAAACGTTTATATTCCAATTGTAGATCCAGTACAAGGTGTTATAATGACAATTGGTCAATATAGACCGAAAACTGAATTTTCACATCCTGCGCAAACAAACGTTGTAGGACAACAGATTGCGGCAGCAGAACAAAACAGTAACTGAAGAATAAATTTATAATATGGCGAATAACAAGGACTGGGTAGCAACCCTTTTATTTAATAATCCAAGCTCTTTTGATGAAATAGTAGCACATGGAATAACTCCAGATAATGTTAATATACAATCTGAAGATTTTTATAAAAACAATGAAGAGGTACAAAAGGCATTTACAAAAGATGGAAATTTTGATGAAGTGGCGTTTGATAATTTTTATACAAGTGCCGTTAGTACATATAACGATTTTGCCAATGAGGACTGGGAAAAGAAGCTTGTTGATAATTTAGCAAAAGATCCTTTTGATTGGACCCAGCCCTTGAAAACTGAAGTAAAAGACGTTAGCGCCACAATAACTCCAAAAATGTACAACCCAGATAGAAGAAGTATGGGTATTACTGGGATTGGTGTTTTCGGAGATCCTACTTTTAGTATTAGAGAGATTGCGCAAGATAACTATGTGCGTGATGAAAATGGAAACAAACTAGATTGAACTCCAAACCAACATTCTGGATTATATAAGTCTCTTTTGGATCCAACCGTAGCCCTTGCAATATATGATGAAGATGGGTACGAAAAGATAAATGGACAAAAAGTTTTTCATAAAAAAGGCGATTATAAAACCGACGAAAATGGCGATTTTTATTATGAGGTACTAGGAAACAAAGAGGGATATGGCAGAGATATATTACGATATACCGACACTCTTACTGTGGATGGATCTACTCTTAACAAGTTTGATTTTTTCGACTCTGATGGACTTGAAAAAAGCATTACGGGGACTCTTGTTAAAACCGCTGTCACATTAACTCCTTATCTGATTCCTGGAGTTAGAAATGTTATGGGTGTTCTTGGCATTGTTTCCGGCCTTACTAGCATCATGCCAACTCTTGGGAAGGCAATTAATGGGCTGTTTGGCGGAGATAATAATGGTTCTTTTGGAAAAAATATGACCGTTGCCGAGAATTGGTTCCAAAAGTTTGCTCCAACACAATCTGATAAAGGGCAGCGCGATGGCTTCTGGTCTCTCGAAAGTATTGCTGATATTCTCACATCTTCTGCTAGCCAATTGTATTCACAGAAAACATTAGGTGAATTGACTTACGGAATCCAGAAAGCCGTTAATATGGGCAATAAAAATCTTGCTCGCGAACTTTCTCTTGGTTTTATGGCAATAACATCATCAGACCAAGTTTACTCTGATTTTAAAGAAGCTGGAGCGTCAGATCAAGCTGCTGGAATTGGAATGCTTGCATCGATAGGTACATTATATGGATTGATGCATGCTGATTATTTTAGAGAATGGCTTTTTAAAGGTGGAGTACTTGATGAATCTGAGGCTCCTGGAATTATTAAAAACCTTAGAAAGGAACTTTCCGATCCATATTATGCAACGCTGCTCGGAAAAGAATCTCTTACGAAAGAGGAGGCGAAGGTATTATATAATGCAAGCTCGAATAAATTAAAGAATCTCTGACAAAAATTTCTTTCAAGTCCAGTAGCAGGGAAGGCACAATCACTGGCGTCTGGCGTAACAAAGAAAACAAAGATTGTTGCGAAAGATGTTATTGGACGTGCTTTTAATGAGGGCGTTGAAGAGACAATGGAGGAAGCTACTGCCGATGCTGTTAAATGTCTATTTCTTGGTGCGGAAGCTCTAGGAATACCGGTTAGGGAACGACAAGAGGAAAAACTTGATTTTGGATATACACCACAAAATATTGCTACGCGATATGGGCAGGCTTTTATTGGAGGTTTTCTTGGTGGTGCCGTGTTTGAGGGGCTGAATAGATATGAGAGAATTTTTGGACCAAAAGTGGTTGAACTTGCTAGTTTAGACGCAAAAGAGCAGGCGCTATATATGATTACGTCTGGTAGAACAAATGAATTATATGATCGACTTGATGTCTTATATGATAAGGGCTACTTAGGAAATAAAAACCTTTCTGCAACAAAAACTAGGAAAAACTCTGAGGGAAATCAAGTTTTTGAAAAAGGCACAGAAACTGACAATCAAGCAAATTATAATTATAACGTTATAAAGAATTATATACGTTATATGGAAAATGTTGTTAATGATTTTGGTTTAAATATTAAATATGGACGACTTTTCAACCAAGACGATTTTGAAAAAATTGCAAAAGGCGAACTTACTCTTACTGAAACGGATATTTTTAAAAAGAATCAAGAGACAGAAGATGCCCTTTTTCAAGACTCAAAAGCAAAGTCTCGTGACGAATTTTTCGCTGCAGACAAGGGAATGCACAATGCATATCTAGCAACAATTAAAGAGTATGGATTTCACACTACTTATGCGAGTGATATAGTAGATGTTGCTCGGAAAATAGTAGAAACGCAGGCTGCAATTGATAAAATAGGCAACGAAACTACAAAAGCCCCAACTCGTGAAGAACGGGAGGTTGCTGCGGAAAATCTTGAAAAAAATAAAAACCTTGATTATCTGAAACAGCATCTTAAAGAGCTTAATGAACTCCGCGACAAACTTATGCTTGGAAAAAATGATGATGAATATGCGGATCAGGTACTTTTTACGGTTTCTCCAGAAATGAGTGAGCCCTGAATAAAAGGAATGAAAAGGGCTGACGGATCTTATACTACACCTTATTGGCAACAATCTCCAGAAACTTTTGCGCAGGTTATATATGGGAAAAAGTTTAATGACCTTTCCAGATATGAACAAGATGCAATTAAAAAGGAGATGAACACATCGAAACTCAACGATATTGATCTAAAAAGGCGCGCTGCGGCATTGCATTATAGAATGATGGAACTTATGTCTCCGAGATTAAAAGAGTTGGAGACAAAAACAAAAGACCTAAAAACAAATGCATATTACAATCACGCAGTTATAGGCCGTGACTCCGAAGCGTTTTCACAATATAATAGAGACCAGGCAAAAGTTATAGAGTTAACTAGGGATTTAAAAGAGTTACAGAAAAATTTTAGAACAAGCTACAACCAAAAAGAGCAGGAGCTCTTAAAAGATCCGAAATATGAAGTGCTTAACTTGATAGGATTAGATGCAGCTAGAAGTAATGCAGAATTATATGACTCTGAAACTATTCCAGATGAGCCAGCTGGATATAATGAAATAAAAGCGTTTGATACAGAATTACAGTCAATTGTTAAAGGCGACACAAATCTTACTGCAATAACTAATGAAATAAAAGTTATGCAAGATGATCTTAACACAGTGTCCGGACGTATTTCCGAGTTTGATAAAAGATTTTCTCTTAATAGAGATTCATTATCTGAATCGATAACTGAAACTGGAACGGAAACATTTTTGGATAAAATTGTTGCACTAAATGATCAAATATCTGATTATGATGATCTTATAGAAGAATTATATAATAGTTTAGATTATTTTTCTAAAGGGGAAGATACTAGTGATATTAATGCTCGTGTTAAAACAGTACTTGGCGACGGTTTTGAAATAAATAACGACGGCGCAAACAATAAGAGGGTTATCAACGAAGCGGTTTCTCGCAGAAAAAAGTTCTTTTCTGATAAGTTTGGTCTTATTGAAAATTATTACAAAACTCTTCGAGATCAAAAAATGGTTTCAGATAATGACAATATTTTAAATACAGTGTTGTTTGACTTAGTTCGTCCACATATAAAAACTGCGAATGTTTTTGATGCTGAATATCAAAATATGCTCGGAGAAACTGGAATTGAAGATTCTCCAAAAAAACGGGATACATTATACACATTGTTGCAAAAACTTAGTTCTGGGCAGTTTACTATGGAAGATTTCAGAAATGCGAGTGAACAGTTCGAATCAGAGGCGTCTTTTAAAGACGCTCTTAAAACGTTATTGGGCATCGATTTTGATATTACAACCCGATTAAATAAAATCTCTAAATTAAAAAAAGAGGTGATCTCGATGGACGTTGTTGATCTTATTAGGGATTTTGAATTAAATGTTGGAGACGATGTTGTTAGTGTTATCAAGCTTTTAAAAGAGCAGGAAAACTCTCTTGTTGGTTTCAACGATGTTACAAAATATATAATTAATAATCCGGCAATTGATACTGCATTGAGAAAGATTCCAGATGTTATTGAGATGATAACAACCCTTATTTCGCCTCTCACAAATGGTTATTCTGAGTTGTTAAATATATATAGGAAAAATGCCGGCAAGGAGAAACTTATCTCTGGAATTAACGAAAATACTAGAAATTTTTTAATTTCAGATATATCTTATATACTTTCAAAAGCAAATGCTCTTATATCTATTTCTGATACAAATAAAGCTCAGCAAGCTAGATTTCATTTTGAATCTGAAAAGAATTTTAAATCAAGCTTAATTAAGGGCTTATTCTCTGAATTAACTACTGGCAAGCCATCGATTGCATCTAAATTAAAGGATGCTCTGCCAGAAGTTGACATACTCGGTATATGACAAAACTTAGTTGCAGACAAAGATTTCTCTGAGATAACAAATGAGAATATTGCAGAATACACAAAAGCGTTTTTTGATTTTGCAGAAAAAGTTGGGGAAGAGCTTAGAAAAGTTGATAAAGAAAAACTTAACAAGGTTATATCTGAGTTAATTGATGAAAACGCATATAAATTGAACTCTGGTAAATTCACAGATGATCCGGAATATGCTTCAACGAATCTAGCATCTGTTTATTTCTTGGCTAGTTGTGCTGCAACAAACTTAAAAGAAGATTACCTGAGTCTTAAAAAAATCCACGAGGAAAACAGCGATATATTGCCACTTTTCAATCAAGATTGGGTGATTTTAACTAGTGGCGCATATTTTGAAAATCCAGATATTTTTAATGCAATACTCGGGAAAATTAAAAAGGATATCAACGCCGATGGATCAACAGCTGATATCTACTTAAAAAATAAGGCATTAATTGAAAACGCAATATTCGTTCAAGGCGGTCCGGGAACGGGAAAGACCAGTTGCGTTGATGTTTTTGTACAAAAATTGTTGCAAAACAAACATGCTGACTTAGATACAGTTATTATTGCCCCTCATAAAACACAACTTGATAATCTTCAAAATAAAACTGGCACAAAACCAGAAAAGGCATTTTTGTTGGATGATTTTATTAACCAAAACTGTGCTACAAAACCAAAACCAATGAGTGGGGAGGAAACTTCGCATGCGTTATTATATAACGATGCCGAAATAAAATTAACCAAACCAGCAAAGCCAATTTTTGATAAAAAATCAAAAAACAAATTGATTATCATTGACGAGGTTACTTTTGCGTCTGAAGGAGATATGCAGATATTATCTGCAATTGCCAAGGCCGAAAATGCTATTATTATATGCTCTGGAGATAAAAAACAAAATGGAAAAATTGTTTTTAACGACAATAAAAGTGCGGTTAGTGGAATTGAGGATTGTTTCATTACAACTACACCAGAATTAACATCATCCATTCGTTGCGAAAATGCTGCAATGCAGACAAATATAGCTGCTGTTGAGAACCTTGTTAACAGGGGTTATGATATTTTCCAGAATGAACCAGAATTAACTTACGATGAGATATCAAAAAAGATTGGGTATGTTTCAATCAATTTTGACTATTATGAGGATCCTGGCTCCGAGTTTGTTGGTGGAAAAATTGTTTCAGAAACAAAACACTATGTTGACGAGTTTGTTAAATTGGCAAAGGATAGTGAAACTGTAGCCATTATCACTGACAATCCAAATAACTATAGTGATTACTCGGGTAAATATGCGAATCTTACCATTATAGATGCGAATAAAGTACAGGGTGGAGAGTTTGATTACGTTATTATAGACAAATCGTTCGATAAAGATGATGCAACATTATATGATAAGTTAAAAGACCTCAACACGATGGTTAGTCGTGCAAAGCAGGGATTTGTGATTAAATCAGACAATTCTCTATCTGAATTAAATATAAAAGCATCACAGAGGGATCATTCTGTTGCGTCTGAACCAACTGCAATTACCGCATCAAAAGATAGAATTATTGAATGGAGAAATATAGTTGATTCTCTTATAAAGAGTTCAAAACCAGAAACGCCCACGACACCAACCAGTAGTTCGTCTAGTGGTTCTAGCGCAGGATCAACGGGAGGCTCTGAAAGCGGGTCTAGTTCAGGAAGTGGTTCTAGTTTAGGAGGAACGCCGGTAAAACCAATGGGGGTTTCTGAGTTTGACGACGGAATACCCGAAGTCAGTCTTGATACAAAAGTTTTAGATGACACATCTATTCTAAAGGAAACAAAAAAAGAACAGGAAAAAGTTAAGATTGACAACAGTAAAAGGCAACAAAAACTCGTATCAGATTCTGTTATAAAACCTGGAGATACTATATATGATCGAAAGGAGTTTATGGATGATATGTATAATCCAAAATCTGAAACTTGGTTACAAGACAAATCGTCGGGCATGAATATGATCGATGATATGACTGGATCCGAGGAATATGATAAAATTGACCGATACAGAACTTTTGTTAGATTATTCTCGTCTGGGGTAATGGCAAACATGGCTTTTGAAGAGAGGCATGTAGATAAATTGATTCGCTATACTAGTGTCGACCAAGATATTGCTGAAAGTGTTTGCGCACAATGGAACAATGTTGCTGATGGAGAACGTAAGTTCTGGGCAGTTCCTATTAAAAATTCAAAAACACCGAAATCAATTATATATTTTCCAGTTCTTGTTAACGGTAAACAAAAATTAATCCCAATTTCAGAAGTAAATCAACGAGTAGAAGGAATTGTAACAGTGCCTCGTGGAAAACAATTGTTCAAACTAGTAAAAGCTGTTGAATTTTTAAAAGGAAGTAAAGATGGTTCTGGAGAGTTTTCTATTTCGTCTTTTAATTATGGAACAACTTATTCTGGAACAAAAGTTTTTGCTCCTGCAAAAGAAGATGCCGATATTGGAACTCTTGACGAAAGTTCTGTATACTCAACATACAAACAAAGAACTTTCAGGAAGAATAACGAAGGTCTTAGTTATACTGTTTGATCGCCGATTGATATTTTAACTGATGAGGATCTTGAGTCTGTCTTTTATTATAGAAAGGACCGATCTGGTACAAATTTGGCATACACATCGACAGAGATCGACCAAATGCCTGCCTTCACAATAGAAGAGGTCCAATATTATAAAAGACTTAATGAATTACAAAATCAATTGGATAAAGAAGAGATTGATTGGAAAACATATACTGATGAAGTTAAAAAACTCAATGACAGTACGTCCGAATATGCAAAACAAAAGGAAGAGAATGCAAAACATGGAACAAATAGTTTCCTTGCATTATCTCCGTTGAGAACTCTTTCTCCAAAAGCTCCAGTTTCTCTCGTTAGAACAAAACGAATAGCATCTCTTGCTGACTTGTATAACATAGTTTGTATTGAACGATTCGTTCTTGGGTCAATTGAATATAAAGATCTTTCAGAAACACAAAAAAGCAAATTCGCTGGAAATTCAAAAGACGCAGCAGAAATGTACTTGCGGCAGTTTATTGGTGGATTCAATCTAAATAAAACAGGATCTGCTGATGAAGCTGAACAAATAAAAATTCAGGCAGAAAATTTCAAAAAATTGCGAGGTGTATATAGACTCTTACCTAATGGGTCTGCAAAACACTTGTTAAATGCCTTTTATCTGACTTTTAATGATGACTCTTTTGATCCAGATAAAAAAATGAAATATCTTTTTGAAACAAACGTTTTACGTTTGATTCAAACAAAATCCATTGCACAAACTGGTACGCAAGCTGGAATACGATCAGGATTAAAGATTACAATGGCAAGCGGACGTGGCGGATCGAACAAAAGGACATATCTTGTTCAATATAACTCATCTGAATCAAAATATGAAATATATAGACAAGCAACAAACTCTGGACAATTTTATAAAGAGAAACCAATAGCATCTGTTACTGGAGTCGGATATGAAAAGGGGAAAACACTTACAACTAGACTTTCAGACATAGTTCGTGCAATTAACAATAGCCCTGAAAATGGAGGAGTTACTGTAGAGTTTAATGGGAACAATATAAAGAACTCCAAGATTTTGTTTGAATTAACTACAGAGCAAACCATACAAAAGGGCGATACAGTCGAGGTTAGATATTTCGTTCCAACGGACTACGATAATATATATAATATGTTACGTGGGATTCCGATTGAAAGTTTTGCTGATTTTGAAAATACTTTTAGGAAAAATTCTTATTTCAAACATGGGATCACACTTAACGATGTTGGTCAGTTTATATCAGATTCGGAGAAACCAAAAACTTGTTGAAAAAATATAGATGCTTCTTTTGAAACTACCGAAAATAGAATTTCAGACGTGGTTGATATGTTGCCACCTATATATGAATTTAATACTACTGATACTATTATTGAAAACGGCGATTTGAATACTTTGTTTGAAAACTCAGAGTCTGCTCCAGAAACGGTAACTGATCCAAGAAAAGAACGTCTAGATAACTATTTGAATTTTCAGAAAAATTTAGTAATTTTGTTGAATAGAACATTGGGTTATGATGTTGAAAGTAGATTGAGTTTTAATGAAATTATAAAAGATGCGTATGCAGAAGGAGACGAACAAGCGGCAGCCGCAATTAATGAGATGCTCGAAACAGCCGGGATTCCAGTTAGAATATCTGACGACTTGACAACAGCACAAAAAACCCAAAATAATATAGATAGTTTGCCTCAGGTACTACTTAAAAAGATTGAACAGTATGGGATTCCAATAAAAGATGTAACAAGTGTTAAGGTTAATAAGAACGAGTCAAATGTTATTGAGTCAATTGAAGTATATATAGGTAGTGATCAATATTTCTTCAAAGTTAATGACGGCGAAGTTCGCCCGGTTAAGATTGACACAACTATCGATATGGTTAAGTCATTGGGTTCTTCAATAGATCCTTTTATAATTTCTGATGTTGCTGGCATCATTCAAAATATGAATTTTGAAAATTATACACAGCAACTAGATGTATTATATGCCACAATAGAGGATAAAGTTACTGACGAAGATGCAGCATCGGTACTTTTTAATATAGCTGATAATCTTTCAGACGCATTTTCAAGTAACGATTTTAAGAAAATTTGTAATTAATTATGAATGCACCAATTTGTACAAGTAAAAAGATTTTAAACAACGAGGGCACTTTCGCCGAAGTTAAGAGATGGTTCAAATATCGTAAGAATTATGAAGAACTAATTCGTGAAAAATATGAAAATGCAGATGAAATAATAAGAGTATTAGAAGAGGAGGGGGAAAATATTTCCCTCTCCAATTTTAATATTTTGAAAACTGGAAAAACAGCTGATCCACAAAAAGTTATGGATCACTTTTTACAGAGTTCTGATAATGTAGATATAGATTATGGTGGCGACAAATTAGCAATGGATAAAATGATTGAGGATTTTCGGAGAAGTCTTTTAACCGCTACCGTTTTTAATCCAATAACTAATAGATCTATAGATCTTTCATTAGCACCAAGCAATCCGATATTTGTCGATACAATTAATGAGCGAGTTTATGATTATAAAACTCAGCTAGTTAATAAAATATTAAATCTGGTTAATCCTGGAGCTACCTGTACATTTGAATCTCCAGAGCAATTTGTTAACACCGTTAATATAGCATTAATGGAGTTCGGAAATTATAATGGAGACATAACTACAAACGCATATAAAGACGCCAGAGATGCATATACAGTTCTTAAAAATTTTGACACTCTACTTAAAAGAGAGGCCCCTTTTATTAGGACTAAAGATAAATATACCAACCTTACGGAGGGACGTGACAAATACGTTTATGTTGGTCCAACTTCAGAAACTTTTAAAACGTGGACTACCAAGGAAGAGGTAGATATGGAAAGTCAAGTAGGAAAGATGCTTACGTCCATACTAGAAATTTTTCCTAAAGTTCAAACAAATGGCTTGCCAATTGATGGGTCCGGAATATCTCTTAAAGAGTACAATCAAGTTATGACTACTTTTAAAAATTGGATACCTGCACATGTTACTCCAGCAACAATTGGGTTATCTGGAGTTAATGCTAGTTCGGAGTTTGTTCGGTTTTTAAAAGATTTTTATAGAATTGACCTAAATACAGACGCAGATTATAAAAGAGCTGATCGGGCATTATATACGATAATTGATAAGTTTGTTAATGCAGTTACTCGTAGAGATGTACAAGGTGTTAATATAACAACAGTTCTTGGAATTAAAAACTTGTTACACTCCAACGTTGATAATGAAATAAAATCTGCGTTACTAAACCTAATGTTTAAGACAGAACAAAATAAAGGGTTTGTTACAGTTAAACGAGACGGAACAGTTACGAATAAGTTGATACAAGACAATTATCAAACAGCTGCGTTATATAGTATATATGATGATATTAACACAGCAATTGATAATTACAGATTCAAGAGCCCCGAACAGTTTGCAGCATTAAAAGAAAAATATAATATAACAATTGATGACAATAAGATTGAGTTTGGTCCAAATAAATATACTGAGCACATTGTTATTGAAATGGATATAAAAGCAGATGGATCCAAAACAGGTCGTTCATTTGTGCTAAAAACAGGAAATATAAGTAATCGTGTTGGAAAAATGCTTATTGAGGACATTCTTGGAACAAGAATTCCTGATAATTACGATTCTGTCTTGAAACAACAATCTGGTGATTCGGCAATACACACAAGTCTTTTTAGACAGTTTGTACCGGCAATTGGAATCGTGTTACAGGCAGCTGATACAAACGGAGTTTTAGCCAATGATAGTGCAATGTGGAAAAATGGAATAACTGACGATTCATTACGTAGTGAGTTAATTATACAGAATTTTTACGCTCCATTAAATAGGATTGCTACATTCCTAGGAATTGCCTGAGGAACCAATATACAAAATACACTTAAAAACAGTTTTAAAAACAACGTAGCTGCATATACTCTTACATCCATGATTCAACAAATGGATCGACTTAAACTGAGGCTCTCTACCAATAAAGGCGAAAACCAGTTCGAGTCAAATCCTGTTTTTAAGCAAATGGGCAAGTTTGTTGGAAAACCTATTGTTAGAATTGACGCAGATGTTGATGGAAATAAAAAAGCTTCTCGTGATATGAGTGAGGCAGAGCTTGCGCATATTAGCATTATGTCTGATTTTTATAAAAGTTTTATAAAATCAGATGAAGAAAACATATATCTACAAAATAGTTGCTTTTCTGATAAAAATACACATTTCGTTATACCCTACAACAAAAACATTGTTATTGATACTGTAGGTAAAGAGACAATAACTCTTTCAAAAGCTATTTCAACCATATTGAGCCCCACTGCTTCAATAAAGGGAGAAAAGATGTTTTTTGACGCGATATATAATATAAGGCAAGGAAAGTTCCAAACACTCCTTAACAATCTTGCTTCTGACTGGCAAAAAGTTCTAGCTAATATTGCCAATGAAAAAATCGCAAACAAGCAAGACGCTTCAGCGGAAATGGCACTAATAGATCGATTAAAAAGTACTGATGCAAAAACGAAGCTTGATGCTTGTAAGGAGTTGCAAAATGGGCTTAGTCCTAAAAAGAATGCTGCGGATTTTATATATTGAAGAAATCAGTTTGTTAAGGCGGGCATTGATTTTCAGGAGGAATTTCATTATAGTGCCAATGGTGCTTTTAATGAAACTCTCGAACATGCAATTGATACTTATGTAATTGATACAACAAAAACTGCATTTTTTAACAGAATTAACAAACAACAACAGTTGTTTTTAAAGGATCTTAAGGATGTTGGGTTCACCCTAAATAAAATTAACGATCCAGAGCTATACACAAGCATATATAATAAAATTGGATCCGATTGGTTTGATCAAAAGTCAGAAACGATGCTCCTAGAAAAAGACGGAAAATTAAATCCGCTTTTAAAAGCTTTTTATTATTCTGATATACTTCTGTCAAATTCTTTTAACGATGTTATTTTTGGAAATACATTTTTTCACCCAAATAAATATAACGCGGAAGAAACAGATGTTTTTAGCCCAACTACTGGAAAGTGAAATGAGGAATATTATGACCATAGTGAAGCATCTCGTTTGCTTGCGTCATATAAGAGAACAGTTATCGCTGGTGCAACAACTCACTTGTTCATGCCAACAAAATATGGTACGGCGTCAAATATTGAGTTTGCCGCTATGCAGGATATGCCTGTGCAACTTTTTAATATGATGGGCGTTACAGACAAAATGGATTCAATGGATGGTGCTGGATTTTCATCTCCTATTCAGGCAATGCTTGAAAATATGTCCCTTTTTGACGCAAAGGTTGGATATGATAAAAAGACAATTTTTGGAGATGTTGATCCTAGAACCGGAATGCCCACTCTTCTTAAGTGAGCTGTGTTTGCAATAACAAACGATCGTAGGCGAAAGTCCATGGGTAGCGTAATTTCCCTTGAGGAAATGTTTAGAAAGATGCATAATAAAACAATTGATTGTTCAAAAATTAACTTCAAGAAATATTACAGTACCGATGGCTCCTTATCGATGGATGGAGATAGAATTTTAACTGAGAAACATTATATATATAGAAAGGGGGAAAACTCTGGAAAATATTTTAGAATTGATTCAGTTACAAATAATGGTAACGAAGTTACTATAACTGAGACCGAAGTTAATAAAATGGGCGTTGTTATTGGGGGTACTACCAAAAGAACGGTTCATGTAACATCTCTATACGATATTGACCAAATTTTTGGTGGAGCTTATGCAATGCAAATGGATGAAAAATCTTTTACACTTGCATATAGTAATGTCAACAACAGGATTCTTGCAAATCTTGTTTGCCACGAAAGTATGAAAGACAAGTTTACTGGTTATCTGGTAAATAAATCTGCGATTAAGGTTGGAACAAGAAACTTGAATCCAAAAGAGTCTTGGACCGATAGTAATGATCTTGTTACAACAAAAATGTCGCTTTTGTTTGGTGGGGTACAGATGGATGCAGATCACACACTGGGAGACGACACGACTGTGACAGAAATGTCACAGATGATCTCATCTCTTATACAGGGAGGTTATTTTACAGAGGAGGTAGATAATATATATTCTGAAATAGGCGAAGTTGTTATAGAAGCTCTTAAAAAGAAACACAATCTTGTTAATAGCGGTGATTTTAGAACGCTACATACGATACTTGGAAAAGAGCTTATAGAAAGCTTCTCTCGCGGAAATAAAGACACTATGGGTCTTGCTCAATCTTATCTGGAAAAAGCTGCAAAAATTTTAAAATCTGACCCAAGCGCAGATATCAATATTCCTTTTAGCGATCCGACGATGATTGGCGCTTTTGTGGCAGAAGTTAACTCTGGAATTAATAAGAAAGGATTACGAAGAAAGTACTCCGGAATTGCGGCAGTACAAGTTCCGTCCCGTGGAATGATACAATATTTCAATTATAACGGAAAGCAAATGACTTACGAGAAGTTTGCTAGAGAAGTTTATAACAATCCAAAATGTAATTATTCTGCAAGAGAGTATATAAGAAACTACGGAAGATTTGATCCAGTACAAAATGCTTTTATATTAGGCGATTCGCACATACATCCTTTTATAAAGGAAGTTGATCCGCAAAATGTTGGTATGGGTGATACAGTTCTTATTATTGAGCCTGGTAGCACAACTCCTAAAATGGTTGTTTGCGATAACTGGGATGATTGAGACAGAGTTAAACATTGGAGCAACGGACTTAAAGTTTTCAAATGGAGTTGTAGGCCGGTTGATCTTAGGGCCTCCGATACTACTTTTACTGTAAATGGAAGAACACATAGCATATATGATACGGACTATTGTCGTGCAGCTCATTATGTTAGACAATTGCAGGCAAAGGATGGGACAATCAACTTAAATATAGTAGATCAAAATAAGCTTGATTTTATATATTGGTCAATTCCAAAAGAATTGCGTGCTAGATTTTGAAAAAACGGTGCTATTTCTGGAATAGTAGATGCAGCCACAGTTAACGAAATTAAAAAGCATCTTTCCTGGGCTGTTAGGCAGGAAATGCAAAGCCTTGATAAAACGCAACGAGTTTCAGCATCTAGTGCTTTTGGAGATGTGTTTGCAGATAAATTTTCGCCAGATACTGACTTAAATACATTATCAGCAGAAATCTGAAATAGGTTTCTTATTACTGGAAACAAAGAAAAACTTTTTGCAAATATACAGGAATACATTCCTGATAAGGTTAGGTTTTTTGAAAAATTAAGAAGTATTGGACAAGTTCTCGATCCAGATATTATATTACAATATAACACTTGATTGAAAGAACGGGATCATATCGCTTATAATGTCGATGTTCGTTTTGCTGAAATTATTATGGGTCGTGTTAACGGAAAACAGTTTGGACTTTCCGAGGGGGAGCATGTTTGTGATGTTCTTGAACAAAAAGAAGACTTTTTCAAAAATAAGATTCGATCTCGTGACGCAGTACTTGACGGTACGGTTGATAAAAACTTATACGATTGTGTCTTAAAAGGTGCAAATGGGGAAAGCTTATATGTTGTTGTTAAAAAGAACCACCTTGAAGCAGACCCAATTACTGGAGAAAGAAAATTAGTTTCATTACCTGGTTGAGCGCAAGATAATTCGACTTTTGAAAATATTGATGATACAATATATTATAAAGACAAACCTATCTGTGTTAGTGGTTTCAAACAATTTTATTCAAAACCAGGAACATCAGCTACAAATCATCTTGTAGTAATAGACGATCTTTCTGAAGTAGATGAGCTGTTAAAATCTGATATATATTCACGTGTTGAATATAATTTTAATACAAACAATCTCCTTGATAATTTTAGGCATAAATATGCGAAATATATCTCAGATGAAGGAAAACTTAATACACAACTTACACTTAGGGAAAAGAACAGAAATGTTATATCGAGTCAAATTATAGACAGCGGAACAACGCTTGATGAATTACTAAAAAAACCAGAAATAATTGAAAAGCTCAACTCCGAAGAAAGGATGCAAAGAAGCGATGAAATCGATGCTCTTGCAAAACAAAATTATTATGCTTTCTTAAAGCAACTTGAATATGTTGGAGCTCGTATTCCAACGCAATCCATGCAATCTTTTATGGGGTTGCGAGTTGTTGATTTTTCTGAAAGTGATGTCAATGAAGTATATATTCCATCCAGCATGCAATGGTTGGAGGGTTCTAAATAAAAAATAACAACCAAGTTTGGAAAATTATAGTTATTTTATTATATTTGCGAATAATAAAACAATTATAATATGGATATAGAAAAATTAAAGACAGTTATTTTAGAGGGAAAAACGTGCGATGAGATTGCTCAAATCTTTTCTGTTAGCCCAAGAACAATTAAAAATTATGCAAATAAGATTGGTTTTAAAATCAAAACAAAGATAACAAGTAAAGAAGACAAACAACTAATTGAGCAAATTCGTTTGATGGTTGAGTCTGGTGTTACAAATTTAGAAATCGCTCGTAGTTTAAAAATAAGTCCAACAACTACAAGAAAATATACAAGAATGATTGGATTGGACACAAACAGTGTTAGGAAAAAACCAATAAAATGCGCTAACTTGAGTCAAGATCAAAAGGAGATAATATATGGATCGATGCTTGGAGATATGTCAATAAGTAAAACAAAGAAAAAAGCTAGATTTGTTATCTCGCAAGGAAGTGGTCATGAATTTTATTTTGATCACGTTTGTAAACAATTTTCTGAATTACTTGGTGCGGTTTCGAAAACTCCGAGATTCGACAAAAGAACGAAGAAATTTTATAATAAATTTGTATGCAAATTTTTAGCGCACGAAACATATAATTATTTTTATGATGTTTTTTATAAAAACGGAATAAAAACCATTACAAAAGAATGGTTAGAAAAGTTAACATGACAAAGTATAGCCTACTGATTTATGGACGATGGATGTAGGGCTGGAATATTCGCAACAAATTGTTTTAGTAAGGAAGAAGTTGAATTATTACAAGATACATTATTAAATAATTTTAAAATAAAAACTAGAATAAAAAACGTTACAGGTAAAGAACAATGACTTTTGTGTATTTTACCAGAAAGTAGGTTTGAATTCGACTCTAACATTAGAAAATATATAACAAAAGATATGATGTACAAATTAAAATATCGTTAATTGGAACCCAAAACCTCGTGAACTGCGGGAAACTCCTAAAGATTCAATTACCGCGACTAGCGGAGACGCATAGTGCAGCAGTTAATGTAATGATTAACGGGCGGTAAAAACATTGAATATTGGACAATCTGCAACCAAGCTTCCATTTTTTGGAAGAAGGCTCATCGACTATCGAAAGACGCGCAAACGAATCAAGTAGAGTAGCTATTATAGCGAAGTGCGAGGCAGCTTTTAGCTGAAGATATAGTCAGGCAATTATTGAAAAATAGTTGATTACGGATTACGATATTGATAAACTGTACATTATGGGTTTCGATATTAATAACAAAGGCGAATTACGTACTTTTTCAAGTTTGGCAAAACAGGCAAGAAATGGTGCTGAATTTGACGAAGTTATGAAACTTAGAAGGCCAACTGGATTAAAATATATTGCTGGAGACGATGCTGATAATGGATTATCTGAAATAGAAGTACAAAAAGCAATTGAACTTAATGATGTTTCAGCGTTTAATAAGATCTTAAAAGGCAAAGACGATGCTGTGCATTTCCAGACAAACGTTAACAAAAATAATCGTTATGCGTTTATTAGAATGCTTAACACGCACAGTCTTTCAAGAACATCTAGATATACCTCTGAAACAGCCCTTAAAAACTCTGTTACAAGTGATATCATTAACTTGTTAAAGCACCCATCTATACAACCGCTTGGTCATCAGCCAATTACAATGAGCACATTCCAAAATATCGCTAAAAAATCAGTTCTTTCTAAGAAGGAACGCACGATGACATCTGATGATCCAATGACTAAGTTTATTATGCAAACACAAAACATGGTTGGAAAAGATGTTATTGGTATTACCGCCGTTGGAATGAAGGTGTTTTTTGGAGTTACTACTTTTGCAAATATGCGAGTAGAGCAAATTGTTGATGCTATTAAAGAATGAAATGATAATGCAGATCCTGGAATTAGACGTAACGCGATAAGTAGGGCAATAAGTTATTTTAATGATATTACTTTTACAGATCCTTACACTGGAGAGTTTTCAACTATTTCAAATATTAACTTACAGCCTCTTTTAGATTATTTTAGTACTCTTTCCGAGATGGAATTAAAAAATCTAGACCAAGCAACAGGTAATATTTCACAAAAAATTGAGTACTTAAATAGCGTTAAGGATCGGATTGATACAGCCGAAGGAATTTCGCAGCTACTTTCTTGTGCGACAGATAATGCAAAGGAACTTATCTTAAGTAAAATTAATGCAACTACGGATTTTGCAGATGCTTGAGCTGCAATGATGATAACTGGTCATACGGTAGAAGAAATTTCCGATCTTATGCAATCTCCTATTTTTAGTGTTGTTTCAAGATTTTCAAAAAATAATATTTTTTCAAATGCAGTTTCTGGTAATGATAAAAATAAAGTTATTGATTTTGTTTTAGGGCGCGGTCTTATGCCTGGTGTTTCGGGAAGAGATCTTAAATTAATTATGGGAGCTTACCAGAAAAAGGGAATAAAGGATAACAATTGTTTTATTAATAAACTATTATACCAAACTTACGAAACAACTGAGAATGGGCATAAGAAAGGCGAGTTAATTCTAGATAAAAACGGATCTCCAATCAAAAGAGTTCCGCCTGTTATTAATGAGGAATTGTTTTTAAATAAAGAAAAAGGAGTTTTTGCGAAAGATTCTGAAGTTAGAAAAGGTTTGTTTGATCTACTTGGAGATGTTAACAACATTGAAAATTCAACACAAATTGCCAAAATTTTGTTAGACCATTTACACTATCTTATAAATAGTGAGTACTCAAAAAAGCTGCGAAGAAACGACGATGAGGACTATAATGAATGGCAAAATCAAGATGATGAATCTGCTTATATGGGAGATGAAGAATCTTATATGGATGATGAGGACCAAGAGTATCAAAAGTCTAGGAATGATGATTTTGATAGCAATTCTGCATATAAAGTTGATAGAGAGTCACTTATAAAACTATATAACTATATTGAACAATACGTTGTTCCAAAGAACGAGCAACTTTCTACAATGCCTGACTATGCTGATAATGTAGAAAAATTACAAATTTTTGCAGATAATGTTCGTCCGGCAATTGAAGAACAAACTATTATGGGCGCAATTCTTGGAATAAATCAGGGTCTTAAAACAAACTTATATGACTTTATGAAAGTTCTTAAAAGGGTCGAAATGTTTGTTAATAAAAGGCTTGGAAAAGAACTAGCTAGTGACAATAGATTTGATGTTATTAAATTTCTGGATGATCAGGCGTACAAAGAAAAATGATGTGAGAAATATGATTCGATAAAATCTGTTTATAATATATTAAAAGTTATAGACACTGTTCCTAATTTTAAGGCAATGTTTGATCAAAATTCTCTAGCATATAAGTTGTTGTCGCATTCGTTCAGGAACAAACTTACTGTAGAACTCTCCAATAAAATCTTCGATTATTTTGAAGATAATGCATCTGCTACCAGGTCGCTTAATAGCGACGAATGGGACGCTCTCGATAAATATGTTCGAGACTTAATTTTAACAAACTGAATAACAAAACAGGGAATTAAAATTAAATTGCCAAATGGGCAAGAATTATATCAGAGGGACGGGGACGAGTTTACGCCAACAAAGGTTGATGATATAGTTGGGTCTGACGGAAATGTTATAGAAGATAAATCAGAATTACGACAGATTGATCTGAGTACACTTTCTGGATGTGCATCTTTTGTTAGATATTTTGAAAATTATGTTATTCCAAAATTAAAAGATCGATACTTATATGAAACGGACGATGAAGGAAAGCAAATTCCGGTAAACCATGCGTTTTTTAGAAATCTTTCTTATTGGAGTAAATATAATAGAGCATACAACCAAAAAGTTGGGCATCTTAAATTGGCGATAAATTCGACAATTGCGGATTCTGATTATAGCATGGCACAGACTTATTCTGAGATATTAAAAGATTTTAATAATGTAGCAAATGATCAAATTGCAGAACTCGGAGGAATGACGATAAAAGACGCATTCTTTTTATATAACTCGCTTGTTTATAAGAACGCGTTTTCTGACAGAGGTTTTACTAGATTGTTTGAAACACTTTCTTTTAATAACGATGAATCGTTAATAACCAGCTACCAGAATTTTTTAGCGAATCTTGATAGTAGGCAGGCAAATGTTGGCGATCTTGATACAATTTTCACAATTGACCAGGACGGTAATTTTGATCTCGGAGAAGTTAAGGGTAATATAAATGATCTTTTAAAGAGGTTTGCTATGATACCAAAATCGGCTAAAAAGTTCAACGTTGCCATAGAAACAGATGCAAATGGCGCATCTAGTAGAATGCTTTTTGTTGATACTTTTGGTAGGCAGAAAGATGGAACAACTCCAATTGATATAAAAATACCAAACGCTAGTGATTGGACTCTCGATATGCCAGTACTAGGAGATCAAAAACTTGGTGGAGGAACTACTACAGCATATGACGGGAATTATAATCTGGAGCATCAATATTATTACAACTCAAAAACAGTTACTCAGGAAGTTATAAATACACTTTCTGCGAAACTTGGATTGAAAGTTGGTAGTGATGAAAGTGCCGATGTAATTGTTCTGAAAGACGGAATGTTACCAAACACGTGGGGTGAATATCAAGAGGATCCTAGTAAGTTTGCAATAACTTTCAAGAATTGGGACGATTACTATAAGACAAAAAGAGCGGCTGGTTTCATACATAACGGAAAAGTGTACATAAATATGAATAACGTAAAGCCAGATACAGCGATGCATGAAATTTTACACTTGTTCTGTGCTGGATTAAAGTTTAATAAAGACAATGCTGTAAAGGACCTCTACTATAATACAATGAATGAAGTTGTAGAATACTATAGAACAAAACAGATTGGTCGTTATAAAGAACTTATTTCGGCATATGGTGGAAATACTGCGGATTTTAAAGAGGAGCTTTTGATTGATTATATGACATCTATTTTCTCGTCTAAGTTTAAAAAGAATTTTGGTACACAGAAGTTTACATCTGATATAAAATCTGAAGTGATCAATATTATCAATCAAATTTTTGAAACTGACTTGAAAGAAGAGATTGATCTTAAAAAGTTGGGTAACACACACATAGGTGATTTTATTGTCGCTTTTAGTTCAAAATTAGTTGATAATGATACAAACGATCTTACATCAAACATTATACTAAGCCAAAAATTAAAAACAATAAAACAAATATTGATGGATAATGCTGAAAAGGCAGATAAAAAATCAAAAATAATATATAATTGTTAAATGAATTGCAATATTGAGATAACACTTGGTAAAGCAGGACCAGTTATAGTTAACAGCGATAAGGAGCTTGATCAGTTTTTAGCTGATCATGCTCCGTCGCTGGAAAGCTGGTACTTAAAAACAGAAGGTAAGTTAGATAAAATGTTTCAGGAGCTAACTCCACAGGAAGAAACAATGCAAAAACTTTCCGAGATGGAAAGAGAGATAAATAAACTTGTTAGAAAATATGGCAAAAAGAAAGTTGTTGAGGAAACCGAAATTATAGACGATGAACCTACAGAGCGTCTTGATTTTGGAAATGTTGCAATTGGTGTAACAAAAGTACTTGAGTTAATTGGAAACAGAAAAGACTTGCAGAAAGAAGCTATAACTGGCATGGATAGTAAGCGCGGCGAGGAGCCTTTTCGAATGAAAATGGCAAAAGAATATAGTTTGGATCCAAATTCTGCAGAAGTATCATCAATGTGAGCAAAAGAACTTGCAAAAGGTAAATTATCTGCAAAACTTGGAGAAGATGTCCATTATATATTACAAACACTTTTTGATCAAGTTGCCGATCCGGAATTGAAAATCAACCCAGATAAGTGTAAATATCTAAGAGGCGATGATTTTAATAAAACTCTTAAAATGCTAACGGAGTTTGCTAATTCTATTAAGAAAAAGCATCCTGACGCTATTTTTAAAACAGAGTTTCCAATTGTGTCAAAGCCACTAGATAATAATGTACGAACAGCTCTTGCCGCAAAAGACGAACCAGGGAAAGAATATGTTAACGGTTATGTTGACTTGCTTGTTATTGATAAAGACGGAAAAGCAATTATATATGATTGAAAAACATCTCAAAGACCTGTTGGTGACTGGGGAGAACAACGGAATAGTGTTATCACAGATCGTGGCTGGCTTTCTTCAGCAGCAAAAAATAAGGCGAATTATCAGGTTGGCTCATATGGTGCAATACTATCACAATGAGGCCTAGAAGTTGGCGATAAGAATATCGAACGTTTTGTTATGGATTATAAAATTGATAAAATCGGGGATAAATATGAAATAACAGAAGTTAACTCAATTAAACACGATACCCCAACATCAAGACCTGGGCTACAACAAGTTATTGCAGACGGCGCTCAGCACACGTTTGGATATATGTACAATGTAAATAAGCCAATTGAAATTGATAAACTAGTCAATACAGACGATATAATGCGAATTATAGCACCTGGTCTTGACACCGAAAGTAACTCTGGTAGGCAGCGTGTGGCATCTGTGGAAGAATATAAAAGTAAACCTAATTTTATACACGAGATAACTGATAAAGATAGCGATCTATATAAAAAAGGCAAAAGATATTTCTTTTATAGAGATGGATTGCAAGATTCGCGTAGAGTTAATTGCGCGCCAGAAGAACTTGATGAACAACTCGGTAAATATGTTGCGGATCTGGAAAAATATAGAGCAAACGAGTTGGATTATTTTGCCGAGAATCTCCAAAGAGTTTTTGATACACATGGTGAAGATGATAATATTATAGAAAAGTGACATCATAATTTCAATGATTCATCACGTGTTTTTCTGAAAAATATTTTTGAAAAATATTATAAAACAGGTTGGAATTTTGTTAGAAATAAAGAACTTAACCAAAATGGAATACTGATTTTCAATAAATCCAACCAAATGGAGTTTGTTTCAATTTCAAGCAAAGACCTTTTTTATGTCAATCAGATAAATGGAAATCAAAATATCTGCGGTGCAAAAATGAAAGATTTCGCACAAGGAACGGATAATTTCAATATATTAAATGCATCAAATGGAAATCTTGCTCTTATGCGTGTTGCCGCGTTGATTTCTTCAAATCCAGAAATATTAAACGGCTGCAAAATTAACTCTGTTCGTGTTATAAATCCGTGAACCCAAAAGGAGTGTGACACACATTCAAATAAAACTTTTGTTGATAACTGAAATCTTATATATAGAAAAAACAAAAATGAAAAAGGAGCAAAATTTCGCACAATAAATCCAGAGTGATTTTTCTCCGACTCCGACTCTTATATAAATACTGCAATGGACTTATGCGCTAGTGAAAACTTAGATATTTTTGATGGTGCATTACGTCCAAATGGAGATGAGGCAGCTTATACAGAAGAAAAGATAACGCAGTTTATGGATAAAATGGAGCGTACTTATAAAGATAGTTGTTTCAATATAGAAACAAAAGAAGGGCTTGTTTATTATAACTTAGGACAGGCAAGACTAGCAATTGCTACTGGATTACATGTTTATGTAGAGCCGGATACTGGAAAATTTGTTAGTAAAGGTGCAATTCCGAATGGTACTTATATTGCTCCAAACGATCAATCTGCATCTGCAAATGTACGCGCCGTGAGTGTGTTGTTTGATCGATGCCGTGATAAATACACTGATTATTTTACACAAACTGCGAAAGATTTTCAGAAAATAACAGAACGGGTTTTTAAAGCATGAGGGTTCAACCAAATAACAGATAGCCCAACAAAATTCTGGAGACAATTTTTTGAATTGGACGACCGTGGAAATGTTACAAAACAATTTCGATTAAAAAATCCTGGTGATAGTTATTTTACAAAAGGCCGTACAAAAGAACAGAGAGAAAGTGCACAAGATTTTATAGAATATCTTGCTGCGTATTTCAACGAGTCGAAAGGGATAAAATATAGTGACGAACAACTAGAACGAGCAAGAAACGACGGTTCTTATTTTGAAGTTCCTCTTATGAAAGCTGAGTTTGGGCAGGCGGTACGCGATACTTTCGAAAAAAGCGGAGTTGTTTCCGTTGTAAAAAATATGTGAAAAAACGTTAAAAACTCTGTTAGACCTCTTGCTGAGGAAGTTGTATACGGAGGTAGGAAACAACAAAGAACTTGGCAAAGAAAAACAAATGATCTTAACGGCGCATACAACCCGTTTAATATCGGCAGGAATGAACGAGATGTACTTTTATCGAAAGAAGGAAATGTTTTTTCAACCGATCTTCAAACTATTTTCTTAGAAGTAGCAGCAGCAGATTCCGTCTCTCGTGCTTCAAAAGAGTTTATCCCTTATTTTATTGCGTTTAAGTCTGGATTGGAGTACGCATCAAAGTTCGGGCTAGATGTACGTGAAATACGTGAATGGTTACAGGATTTTACTGATGCAAAATTACTTAGAAAGCAAATTACAGCACAATCACTTGATTTTGTTAAAGATGTCCTCTCTGCAATGAAAAGCATAACTAGCAAAGTGACACTGGGCTTTAATACGCGCACCGGAATAAAGGAAATGCTTTCAAGTGCATATAGAGCATATACAAGATCTGGAACACAATTATTACAAGGTGTTACACTGGATGAACTTACCTCTGCAATTGGGATTGTTGCGTCTGAAAAACCACTTAGTTTTTCAACGAAAAATTTTGTTGCATTTTTAAATAGCCGTTTTGCAATGTCTAGTTTCTCTGCAAGAGAAATGGCAGAAACGTCCAAAATACGAAATTATGGCCTCAGGCAAATAGGAAGCAAGGACGTCTTTCTTATGTCGAAATTACCAGATGATTATTTTAGGGTAGCTGTGGCAATTGCAAAATTGAAGCACGACGGAGCATATGATGCCTATGAAGAAGTACAAGGTGGATTTGTTTATCATATCGAAAAAGATGCTCGTTTCAACAAGCTTTTTAGACCAGATGGCACAATGATAAAAGCAGAAGAGGCTGATGATATAACAGAGTGGAAAAAGCAAAAGGATAAATACGATGATTATTATGCGCAATGAACAAGGGTTGGAAAAGATATAGAATATGGGGATAGTTTCCCGGATGCATATCCACCAGATGAAAAAGCTGCAATTAGGCATGCAGCCTCCCACTTATATGGAGAGTTTGACTCGGAAGATAAATCACTTTTCTCTTACCAAGTTTTAGGGGGCGCTGTGATGCAATATAAATCTTTCTTAGGAGCAATACTTAACCAACACTTAAAAACAAAAGGTTTCGAGAACCAATGAACAGAATATATTGAAACTGATGAAAATGGAGAAGAAATCTGAGAAGTTGCTAGTACTCCTGAAGAAATTGCAGCAGGAATGGATGCAATACAATATATACCAAAATCCGAAGTTACTGAACAAGAAATTACCGAGGGGAGGGCAAGAGTGCTTAGAATAAAAGAAGGTACGTACTCTGTTGGAATGGTTCCAGCTACTTGGGGTTTCTTAACGAAGTTGTGCACTCTTGACATTGATGGCTTTAAAGAACTATGAAATAATCCTATAGATAGAGGGCAATTATTAAATGGGTTGATGGACACTCTCGGTCTTATGCTTTTCTTAGCATTATTAAAAGTAATGTACGGAGAAGATGTTATAGAAAACAAGGCAGATCAAGATTGGTGAACACAATGGTCTTATGGTGTTTTGACTGGTTTTGCTGAGGACGGCCCAATTAACATGGTTTTAGGAAGTGTTGCACAGGGTATTACTCCTCCAGCATTTCAATCTGTTTCGCAGTGAGCAAAAACAGCGCACGGTGTACTTACTGGAGATCGCGAATTGAGTCAAGCAATTATAACGACATTTGGAGCAACTCGTGAACTTAGTAGCTATTTTAATTAAAAAAATAACCCCTACACAACCGAAAGGTCATGTAGGGGTTTATTCATTTTATTCATCTGTAGGTATTGATTCAAAAGTAACTCGCAGATCTCGTCTAGTTTTAAGATCGCCTTTTCAGAACATTTCGGGATTTATTGTATAACAGCCTTTTAATGGTTTTAGTTCTCCAGTGCTTTTGTCTAGCACAGTTCTCTGTCATAGAACATTCTTATTAATTAGTTCGGTAATTGATTTTGTGAACTGACTTTTGCATATATCTAGAGTTGTCTCTATTTCTGTGCGCACACCAGCTGGTATATCTACATTTCCTGTGTTGAATTCTGCCTGTTCTAGTAATTTATATAAAATCTTTAATGTTGCAACACTTTTAACTTGACACATTCACATTATATAATTAGTAAAAGTCATGTAAAAAGAATCTTCATCTGTCTTATGCACAATTGTTTTAGAAATTGTTTCTACCTTAACATTCCCTGTCTCGTCATAAACTTTTCTTTCTGCAGAGTTAATAAATTTCTTCATTTTCTTAATTTTAAGTATTTTAATCATCTTTTGTTCACACAAATATGAACAAAATTTCCGACATTTCCAAATAAAATTCACAATTTTGTGAAAAAATAACCACTACAATAGTCGAAATCTCTATTGTAGTAGCCGAAAGTTGTTCTGTAGGAAACTACTATTTCTCTGTAACTAACTAATATATAATGTATTAACCCTATTTTTAACAATAATCTCTTCTTATCTAATTATTAGTTTTGTAAAATATTTTTATAAATGAACAATTATTTTTTAGTAATGTGTTAATATATGCGCAGAGTGCGCACATACTATCACATTAGTGCGCACATTTTACACCATACTGCGCACATTTCATCAACTAACTATACTTAATATATACTTAATAAGTATACTTAAACAAATTCCAAAGAAAAAAAAATAAGGGCTGTGTAGCATAAAACTACGTACCCCCATATATTATTCTTCTGTTGTCTCGTCTTCTGTGTAGGTCAAAATAACTTTTCTTGTTTTTGGTAATTCATTAATTTTCCCCTTATAAAAATACTTCGGATTCAAATAATATGTCGATCTATGTTTTGGATCTTTTATGATTGTTTGTGATTTTGCCAGCCCTGAAATACAGTTTCTAATCGTTTGTCTTTTTATTCCGAGATCATTTTCAATTTTATCAAAAAGTAAATCTCCTACAACTATACAATTCCCAGTCATTCCGTCATCTGGGTAAGACGAAAATTTTCACAACCAAGCTAACACTCGCAACTCCGTCTGCGTTTTTATATTCATTATTCCGGATAAATCGTTCAGATATAAATAAATAAAATTATCTTTTGTGTACTTTCTCTCTGCCACGATTGTAGTGGTTTCTTCTAAAATTTCTCCAGTGTTGGAGTCTACTACTGTTTTCTTTTGCTCTTTCATAATTTTTATACTTTTGTTAACTACATTTTTATACTGCAAATATAGTTATATTTTTTATAAAAAGCAAGAGTTTCTACTTTTTTTCGAGTATAAAGATTGTATCAATGGAGTATAAAAGTAGTGTCAATGGAGTATAAATATTATATAACTGGAGTATAACTTTTCACATCAACGTGTTATATATCAGGAACTTAACTATGTTTTTCCTATATTTATATTATATATAACAAAAAAATAAGGGCCATACAGCTTTCGCCATATGACCCTATATATTACTCTTCGTACTTTTTTAATATTTCATCAAACTTTTCCTCAGGAAAATCATCCTCCATTGCGTTGTCTATAATTTCGTACACCTTAGGTGCTCCCTTTTTAAACATATTTTTTACTCTATCAAAGTAATTTCTTCTATGCTCCTCCATTGTAACAAGCACAATTCCAAAAAGAGCCATGAAAAACATTCCTGCAAACACAGAAAGTACAAGCAAAATTGCCAAAATAATAATTGTTGCTACCATTAGTTATATTTCTTTTTAAAATAATTATATGCCCATTTATATAACTTACAATTTCGGGCAAGATCTAATGTTCTATTAAATTCACCCTGTGACGCATCGTATAAAGCAAATGCAAACACAAAGAAAGCCACTCCTACAAATCCAAATAAGAGAGTTGCTACTAGCACATAAAGGAGTATTCTAATTAAGACGATCATCATTCGGAACTAGCCACAAAATAATCAATCCAAGTAAGCCTAGAAAGAAACCAAGTAGGCCTCCGATAAGCATATTGGCAGACTTGTTATCTTTTATAAAGTTCTTCTTTCCTCCCTCTTTTATAGCGAAATAAATAATTGTGATGTAAATAATCACTGTTAAGAGCATTGTAAATCCGTCCATTTTACTATTTTATTAAATAAATCTTCAAGAGTTCCGTTGTTTTCAATTATAAAATCAAAATCGTGATTCTCTTTCATCTCTAGCACTTCGTTTTCACTGGAGTGTTGTTCTGGTGCACAATTCGGGTTGTCTATGTATATAACAATTCCCTTATGTTTTCTAACCGCCTCTAGTTCTATTTTAAAACGCAAGTCTGTAATAATCATTTTATCAAAAGTGTGCTTCATTGCCCTTTCAGCCCAAAAAGCATCTCCGAAAAGTCCCCTAACAATTTCCGTGCCAAAACATTGTAGGAGTTGTCTAATTGTTATAAAATGTGTTCTTAAAAAAGAAAAATCTTTTTCGGAAATCATTTTAATAAAATCAGATTCAGAAAGAGTTTCCTCTTTTGGAGGAAAGCTAGTTGTTTCCAGACCTCTTATATAGAAATGCTCTTTAAAATCCCGATCATAAAACTTTTCTACAGGTATGCCAAGTAAGACAGAGAGCGTATCTTTAAGAGAATCTGCAAAAGCGACCTTCTTATATGTGTCATTAAAAGCATATCGGTAATGTCGGTACATCCAGTACTTCTTAAAAGGCTCTGGAACACTCAGGCAGTACTGTAACATATCTGCTACAGTATCTTTGCCCGAGTTTTTTAATCCAGAAATAACAATAATATTATTCAACATTTACAGATATTTTTATATCATAATCACTTCTGTTAATTGTTTCTTCGAGAGCTCTAGACGCATCTTTAAAAGCTCCCTCTATGCAATCTTTTAACATAATTCCACACAACTCCTTATCTAGATCACTTTGTGGAGAGTACATAAGATATGTTCTAATTGATGAAATAGATGTGCCAACTGGAGACAATATATATTTATCTCGTAGTTGTTTTACTGCAACGGAGTTCCACTCTGGTGTATAAGAACATGCATAATAAGTAGATTGTAACAAGACTTTTACTGCTGTTTTTACATCCGAAATATCATATCCTGTAAGAAGTCTTAATCCTAGTCCAACAGAACTTTTATCTGGAGATTTAAGCAAGTCTCTTATAGAGAAAAAATCGTCTTTATTTAATTTGTTGAGACTTTTTGAAACAATTGTATCAAGATCCGTGTCTGTAATTATTGCATTTATTTGATCAGTCATAATATTATATACTAAGTCTCCTTGAGGGTAACATATCGTAACATCTTCGTATAATATTTTTGGTGTAGCATTTTCTTTAAAAATAAATGGACGCCTCTTTAAAAACCCGTACCAATCTTGTGCATATTCGTCACCGTAACGTGAAGAGGTACGATGTTGACATGGAAGAGCTCCTTGAACAACATAATAACACTCTTCACCTTCTAATATGTAACGATGTTCAATATAAAAATTAATAGGCGATTCATGTATAACAACACAATCAGATTTATCAATTTTAATAACCCTTTTAAAAGAGGTGTCCTTGATTTTAAACCTTGGAAATTTTGAATTTTTACTAAAATATAATTTTGACCCCTCTTTTAATTCTTTTGTTGTTGCATTTTTTATCTTATTGCAGTAGTCGTTATTTGAAATAGGATTTACAATGCAGTTTGCATGAAAATCACTTCAGAAACTATCCCAATACGAATGGTCTTTAATGCACTCCGGTTCCATTACATCCCAATAAACGCCTCTAATTTCATATATTGGTTTGTCTTTTAATAAAATTGGCATTATTCAAAAGTTATTTTAAAAGTTGATTTAAAATCAGAATCGTTAATTATTTGATTCACTGCTGTTTGAGTAGATTTAGTCCACTTTAGTACGAAATCTTGGAACATTTCTTCGCAACATTTAGCATCATCATCACTGTGCTTTTTCTGTTTTGTGTAATTTGAAATACAACCAATTGAATAAAAATTAGTTTGCCTTATATCGGTGTTTTTGCGAAATTGTTTTGTAGCAGTTGATTGCCACTCAGGAAGCATTTTAATACGATTATAATTAAGTCCCAATAACATATTAACAGAAGCCTGCATTGGTTCCATGTTATAATTGCTCAACAATCTAATGCCTAGACCAATACTGTCTTTATCAGAAGACTCAATAAGTGCCTTTATCTGGTGGAAAATATTATAATTGATTGCATCAAGACCTCCAGTAATAAGTTTGTCTAATTGTTGATCAGTTATAATATTGGTTGTTTTACCATTTAATACATCAATTAGCAGATCTGGAGTACTTGTGTGAAATACATTATAATTATAACTATTTATAATTTCAGAAGAAAATAGTGCATCTTTATATTTCTTGATAAAATTATCAAGATTTGCATATTCTTTTCTGTATTTATTCCAATAATTTCCAGAAAAATAGGCATGACTTTGAAATAAGTAATATTTATCCTCAGTTTCAATTATTTTGCTAAAAAATTGATTTTCTATAGCAAAATCCTTAATAACTATAAAATCAGCTTTTTCTTTTTTAATGCATCTTTTATAGCTAGTTTCTGCCAATTTAAAACGTGGAAATTTTGATGACTTATCAAACAAAAACACAGCGCCATCTTTCGGTGACACTGTGTTTATTTTTTCATTAATTTTTGCTGTTAATTCCGTGAGTGTAGCGTCTGATGCTATTAATTTATTGCAATTATATCTTCAAGTAATACTACGATGACTAGGATCATGAACAACTGCGTCAAAATCACAATAACTATAAAAAGTATAAACTGGTTTGTTTAATAAAAAAATATCCATTACAATATTTTATTTCTAATTTTAGCATTTAACAAAAGTTTGTTAGTTCTTGCTTTATATTTGCCTACGAGTTGTTTAATAATATCAAACAAGAAATCCTCAGAAAAGAGCATTTTCTTATCTGGGTCATCATTTGTGTCAATAAGATCAATAAGACGCTGTTCTACAACATCTGTTTTTGCTCCTTTCTGCTCGAAATAATACATGGAGTAGTTAAGAAGTCTGGTGTGTAAAATACTAGCTACCAATGGTTTATAATTACCGTTGTCATCATATACACATTTCTCGATTTTAGGCGCAACTTTCTTCCAGTCTCCTGTTAAGAGTTCTTCTGGAGAAATAAGTTTATCAAGTTTATTTGCAATAAAATTGGTGAAAAGAGTTCCAATTGTGTTGTCTTTATCATCTAGGAATGCACCAGATGCAATTTGCAAAATAAGAGCAAGACTTTTTGGGTCTTCCCAATTTTCAATTCCCGAAATAGTGTTTGCAAACATCGTGTAGTTTCTAGCATTAACTGGATGTCTATGTTGTGCGTTTTCTTTCATTATTTCGCTTGAGTAGGCAAGCATAAAATTTTGAGCTCGATCATCAAGTCTGGCGTTTTCTGCATATCTCGCCCAACTATTAACATCAAATTTTACATTAAAACGCATAAATCTTGTCGCGAAAGCCTCATCATAGCCGTTTGTATCATAATTTCCATCATCTGGATTTTCTGTTAAAATAATGGTAGAGTTTGGCGGTAATTTCCATGAAATATACTCCTGACGACAGATAATTTCCATAACTGCCTGCATAATAGCTTGGCTTGTACGGTTATAATCATCTAACAAAAGTATCGTCGGTTTATTAAGATCCAATCCTTCAATCCACGCTGGCACAGCATAAGACATCCTGGTTTCTGGGGTAATTGTCCATCCGTTTGCCGTATAAGCGTCGATAAGTTTTGCACTGATCCAATCGCACTCATCACCACGGCAAACGTGATATTCCTGATATGGCCAGCCAACAATTTCTGACGGGTCTGTCAATTGACTGAGATTCAAACGTATATAATTAGAGTCAATTTCTTGTGCTATTTGTTCACAAACTTGACTTTTACCTATCCCGGCAGCTCCACATAACGAAATTGAAACAGGAGATTGTCCTTTTTCTTGGAGTGCTCTATTATTCTTAATTATATAACGCAAAACGTCTTTTGCTTCATCTAGTGTTAATTCCATCTTATTTATTTTCTTTTGGTATTTCTATTACAACGCCTGGGTATTCTTGATCTGCGTGATTGGACGTTAAAACCCAGACAACATTACGTCCGTTTAAGTTATTAATATCAACAAAACCATCAGTGAACATTACGAGTGTAGAGAAATCTTTTTTATGCTCATCTTTGTACGCCCACAACTCCTCGAATGAAGTTCCTCCACGACCATTTATTTCACCGTCAAAATGACCTTTATATTCGTATATTCTATTGATCCGTGTATCAATTTCGGCTATTGTTACTTTTACTCCACTTTTCCACAAGTGGTTTATTTCGGAAAAGAAATCTAGCAATTCATTGTTAGACACACTGCCTGATGTATCTACTCCAACTAGTACACTAGGCTTTCTTTTCATTTTAATGCCCTTAGCATCAGGAAATCTCCTACTAGGGCGCATTTTAGTTAAAAGTATTTCAGATGTTATCATATTACCGATAACTCTTCTGAAATATGCTTTCCAATTAAAAATCTGCGGCTTTACTACAAAAAGACTATCTATATATTCTTTAAACTGTCCCGGTATGTTTCCACACTGTTTCATCACTTGCTCTGCTGTGTTCTTTGCAAGTGTATCAATTTGGTTTTTAACTAGTTGTTTTTCTGCCTCTGAAAGATCGTCTGCTTTTTTCCAAGTAGAATGATCGTCGATTGTTTTTTGCTTTCCTTTTCCTTTTTTACTTTTATTTCCTCTAGACCCATTGCCAATACCACTTTTGTCATTCTCTCCATCATCTTCTGGTTCTGGGAGATTTTCATAATAAAATTTGGAACCCATATTATTTTGGAAACCAAACCTAGCAGGCCATACATAAGGGTCTTTTTGTAGTACTGGGATATTTCCGTTCACTTCGCAATCACAACTCAAGTTAAACCTTTGTTTATCTGTGAAGTCCTTTCCCATAAGTAGGTGATTATAAAGCAGATGGGAAATTTCGTGCATTAGTACTCCAGTTTGTTCTTCATCGGAAAGTCCATTCCAAAATTCCTCGTTAATCACCAATTCACAATTTATGCCATTTATTCCAACGGCTGCCGTAGGTACTTCATCGGTGAAATATCTATTCAACCCAAGCAAAAACAACCCATAAAAAGGTTCCTTAACGATGAGGGATTTTACACATTTGTCAAGTGTCATTTTTATTAATCTTTCTTCTCAGACTCTACTATTTGTGCTTCTTCTGTAAAATCTGGTACTATATTCATATATTTAAAAAAGTGATTGGCAACCGCATTAACACCGCCATTTGCAGCAAAATATGCCTGTAACAAAACGTCCCGGGTTGCATTCTCCGGGACGTTCAACTCGTTATCAAAACGACTATATGTAACTATATATTTCATTATATCAGTTCTTTTGCTTCAAACTGGTTCTTTAAGTCAATTGCCAATTTTTGTATATCTGGGTGCGCTCCCTTCGCTGTTCTAAGTTCAAAAAAGTGCATCCAATCAGAAATAAAACCGGTATATATAACTTTTGTTTGTAGATCAAGTGGCAATATACCACGTGCTTCCTGTGGCTTCATTTTATGCCCCTCCTCTGTAGTAGTGAGGTACATATAATCCTTTTCTATATTTGCAAGGCAATCCCAATAAGCAGCAACACTACGATCTTTGCAAGTTAAATAACGTATAAGACTATTTCCTTTTGCGTTTGCAAGATCTTCATCTCTAAGCCCATCGGGTCCAGCATATTCTGCTAGTTCATCACGTAATTTATATGCCCACTCAGGTACAATAAAAGTCAGTTCGTTTCCAAACTTGTCTTTCGAGAAATTGCAGTAGCGGGAGCTCATTTCTACTATGCCTAGAGTTCTTGAACGATTCCACTCCCTGGAAATCCCTATGCTACAATTAGTTACAACAGTAGCTCGTTTTTCATGGAAATCACTAGGCTCATCCAGATAACAGAGATCTTCAAGCCAGTTATTTTCAATCAAAACTCGCATATTTGTAGTTATGCAATAAAAAGTAGTTGGACCCTGTTTCTTAACAATTTCTCTCCAATATAGTGGTGCATAGTTATATACACCAAAAGTCTTTATAGATACTCTAGAGTAAGGATTTTCGAGATATTTCTCTGCAATTGTTTGCCTTTTATCGTACTTTCCAAAAGGAATAGCAATTGTAAGATAAACACAACCAAACTCAGTTGGAGTAAGATGTCCTGCATTTTTAAGTTTTTCCACAAACTTTTCTGCCGTAACATTCTCGTAATAAGGGCAGGTTTCAAGGGTTTCCTCCTCTGCACAACTAGTAAGTTCTGGATAAAAAACAACTAGTGCATTTGGGATCGACACATAATAACAATGGTCGAAAAAGGCACCTTGTTTTATAACTACTTGTGGATCGTCTTTTAGTTTGTTAATCAACTCCTGCGTATTCGCGTTTTTAAGGTCATCTGGAACGCAAAAATATCTTGTCCCAGTACTCTGATAACTATAGCGTCCGGCCCTCTCTATGTCCTCGTAAACGCCCTTTAACGAGGTATGTGTTTCGACTAGGGAAACACTACTATCCACAAACTTCATCGTTAAAAATAAGTGAGTGTGAGTATCCATCTTCGCGTGGGTACATTGCGTCGAGCGTATTCATCGCCTTGAACTTATCTTCGGCCTCTATTGTTAAAATATGCTCTATTCCAGTTCTTTTAACTCGAAATTGAAATTTACTTTTCATTGAGTTCTTTTATCTTGTTATAAAATGTTTCTAGAGAAATATTTCCAACGGTTCTACCGAGTTCTTCGTCTTTCTCGTTAAGAAAGAGTAGTACCGGTATATTGCGTATTTTATATTTCTCGCAGATTTCTTCATTTTCATCTACGTCCAATTCTTCGATTGGAACGTCTGTTACTTGCTTAAGCATCTCAGAAAGTGCTCTACAAGGTGCGCACCACTCTGCACCTAGCTTCAGAACTTTATTTACCATGCGTATAATTTATATTGATTTGCAAAATAGTTAACTTCGTTTTTTATATTTTGAGGGTTTTCTCCAGAAAGAGCCCTATTTATAAAACGAGCAATTAACTCCATATCTTTCATTCCCCGAGTAGTTATTGCAGGAGTACCCAATCTGAGACCAGATGTCTTAAAAGGTGATCTAGTGTCTCCTGGAATCATATTTTTATTAACTGTTATATCACATTGTCCAAGTATTGTTTCAGCGTCTTTCCCAGTCATATCAGGATATTTTGTGCGCAGATCAATCAGAAAACTGTGATTGTCGGTCCCTCCTGTAATTATGTGAAAACCAAAATCTTGCAGTGATTGCGCTAGATTTTTTGCATTTTTAACTACTTGTTTTTGGTATTCAACAAACTCTGGAGAAAGTGCTTCTCCGAAACAAACGGCTTTTGCGGCAATTGTGTTTTCGAGCGGACCACCTTGATTCCCAGGAAAAACAGACGAGTTAATTCGTTTGCTCATAAGTTTTCCTTCATATTCGAAATCTTCTCGCATCAAAATAATTCCACCACGAGGGCCTCGTAGAGTCTTGTGTGTTGTGGAGGTAACTATATCAGCATATTTGCACGGATTTATCAAAAGGCCAGCAGCAATTAAGCCAGCAGTATGTGCCATATCAAACATCAATATTGCTTCAGATTGTTTTTTGGCTTCCAAAAGCGCTTCGTAACCCCACTCTCGTGAGTAAGCAGATGCACCAGCAATAATCATTTTTGGCTTTATTTTGCGTGCTTTATCAATAAGTTCATCATAATCGACAATCCCGTTTTTCGTAGAACCGTAGGTTTCAACGTTATAATACTTTCCTATGTAACTAACTGGAGATGAATGCGTTAGATGCCCACCACAATTAAGATCTAGTGCAAGTACAGTATCGCCTGGACTTAACACAGCTTCAGTAACTGCTCTATTTGCTTGACTGCCAGAGTGTGGTTGCACATTTGCGTAAGAGCAATTAAAAAGTTTGCATGCTCTATCTATTGCTAATTGCTCGATTTGGTCTATAACTCCGCAACCGCCATAATATCTATGCCCAGGATATCCCTCAGCATATTTATTTGTGCAGACAGATCCCAGTGCTTCATATATATCATCTGAAACATAATTTTCAGAGGCAATTAATTCTATGCCATTTAATTGCCTCCGAGTTTCGTCTTCTATAAGATTTTCTATTAATTTATCCTTCATTTTTAGCTATTTTATTTAGCTTGTACTTGTATAAAATCTCATCAGTACGTTTCTTTAAAAGATTGTACTCTGGATTGAAATAATCATAAAAAACCTTTTTAATATTATCATAATTGGCTCTACTAAGCGCATTATGTGCGTGGCCAAGCACGTTATAATTGACGATTTTATGGTTTTCTATAATTTGGTTTGCGAAAATGCAATATTTAATCGCTTTTAAGGATTGCTGTTTTTCAGACGGAAATTCTGTTTCACCAATTTTATCTAACTGTATATCAACACATTGCCTCAATTGCAAAAGATCGGTCTTCATAAGGAGTTTTACGTGCTCTTTAATAACGTACTTTTTATTCAAGCAAGCACATTCCCAAGCGAGTATATCACCATTCATAACTCTCAAAAACCAATCATTTATGTTAATCACACTATAATTAAAATCAGTATTTAAGAGTTCTTCTGGTCTTTTAAAATCCTCAGTAACAATAAAAAGATAATAATCTTTATCGGGCTCTATTCCATATAAACTACGAGGGAGTCAATAGATATATAAAATATCTTTATTGTCTTTTAATTTTGTGATAACTTCGCTAGTTTTCATCTTCTATATTTTCAACGCCTTTATCAAGATCTGCTTGTGATTTTCCGAGGAAAGCGTAGCTCTTTAACTTCCAGGCTCTTGCAATCATATCTTCTTTCTTTATAACAACTCCCTCCTGTGGTACTGGGTTGTTACAATCAGGTGAATTTGCTTCCATATAGAAAGATTTATCATTGGCCATTTTATCCCAGAACATATCATTCCAAGTTTCATAGTCACCTTTATCCCAGCCGTATAGATTGCCGGCAAGACCATAATAAAATTCAGTTACCGGTGTTAATCCATTGTTATGACACCATTGTTGTACCTCTCTAGCAGAAAATTCGTGAGCTATTCCATCAACATTTGTTATGGTTATTCGATAAACTCGTACTTTAAAATGCTTTTCATGAGTATATTCCTCGCCCCCTTTAGGTGGCACGCATCCATAATCATAACCATTCTGTATAAAACCACCGTTTGGTAGGAAACCTACGATTTCTGCATATATGTGCATGCCTTTAATAAGATGTGGTCGTAAGATTTTATCAGCCTCTGCCCAAACATCACAATCATAATAACCGCTATTTAGATGTGCGTTATAATTGGCATTTTTAATAACCTTTCTAGAGTGATATATATAATCGTAAAATACTGGTTCATTGTGAGTTAGGCGATCATATATTCTCTGGAAGAAATTACGCTCTTTCTTACAGAGAAGATATGCAGATCCAATACTTGTGCCGTGAATTTTGGAAGTAATTGATATTAAATCAGTTGGCTGTATAAACCATGGTTCCTTCTTTACCGTAATTGTCTCGTAATGGAACTTAAACTGTGTATCGAGTATTTTATTGTATTTCTTAACTTTCTTACGTAGATGATAATTGTTTCGTTCTGAAAATTTTCTTTCAACTACATATTTCTTACAGATCCAAAAAGACTTTTTATCCTTTTCAACAGTATCGAACTCAATATTATCAAGTGGTTCAATTGTTTCGTTTATATTATCCTGCAAGAAAGCAGCAAATGCATCAAACGGCAAAAGAAATCCATCAGAAACTACTCCACGTAATTTTATTGCTTTTACACGTCCATTATCCTCAAAAAAGCCAGAAATTGTTGGATTGGAATTTTTATCACTATGCCTATATAAGTTACAGTAACCCAATAAATTAGGGTTAATCTTACAATTAGTAGGAAAATATATATAATATCCATCTGCCTCATTCAACCCTACACAAATTTCATATCCGCCAACTCTAGCAATTTTCATTTTATCTGCGTTGGGATGTGGATGCCACTGTGTAATATTAACTATTTTGGCAAGATAATTAATATCGCCATTTTTGTCTTTTGTTAACGCTAGCATATGTTATAAATATATTTTTTATCACCTTCACCATCAAATATAAAGCGTTCTATATCAGCCGCTTTTTCATATCCAAATTCATCAGAAAATATACAATTCAGCATATAAAAATATTTTGCATAAATTTCCTCTAAAATTGGATCACTTTCTATTTTGCTAGTAAGGCCATTAATATCAAACGAGTCCTGGATCTGTACTGCCAAATCCAGGACTTTTCTATATGTTTTTTGTGTCATTAATTCAAACCAAAACTCCTCAAAATATCATCATCGTCATTGTCAACATTATAAAGCCTGCGGATTTCATCACAGAACTTGTGTAAATCGTGCATCATTTCTACGATTTCTCTACTTTCGTACTTATTTTCCCACTGGATAAGTGGCGCAACAAGATCTCCAGCTTTTAATGTAACATCATCATAATGTTCTGGTAACAACGAGATAAAACAATCAATCATTCCCCAAGTAGTGGAACGAATTTCAGTACAAACATCTCCAATAAAAACAACATCATCTCCTTTTGGAAAAAGGTTTTCTATAAATTGAGAGTTGTGTTTGTAAATTGGTGGTCTATCAAAATTGATTCTCCTTCTATAATCACCGTCTTCCTGGTCGAATATGCCTTTTATTTTCGCTATTCTAGGAGCTTTTGTTAAATCATTGTAATCTAGTTCCATTATATATCTTTTTCTAAACGAACAGCCTTTCAAACTGGCTGGAGTGGTACACCATCGTCAGACAGATAAAAATACGTACAGGTTGCTGGTCTACCTTTTATCTGACTTTCAAAATTGGCATACAAATCATTTTTAACTTCACGAGAACCCATTGGTTTCGCCTTAAATTGCTTCCCATCAGCAGTTTCCATAACAAAAACCATATCTTCAATTCCACGTAAACCTAGTTCAATTCCAATTGTCTTAAATTCAGAGTCTAGTCTAGATTTTAACTTAATCATATCTCTGGCCCCTGGATTGTACTTTTTATTCGGATCTCGCAATACAGCACCCTCTCAGCCTTCAGAGACATACTGGTCATGCAATTTCCACATCAATTTTTCATCGTTTGGGATTTTAACTTGTGGTAGCATCTGTACCATTAATTCATCATCTCCAAAGGTTTTCTCTGGATCAAACCCTAAATTGAGTTCCTTTTGGATCTCTTGTAGGATTTTATATCTTTCTTCAAAAGTCTTTTCAGTGTCTACAATATCATAAATATAATATTGCAACTTAAAAGGCAATTCTCCATCTTCGAGTCTTGCGCACCCAGATAAATTTTGTAGGCTCTTTCCAAAAACAAAGAGTTCTCCATCTGTCTGTATATCAGGATGTTGCCTAAAAAACTCTATAAATTTAGGATGATTCCTTATATGTGCTGTAGCGTAATCATAATTGCCACCTCCTCTTGACGCACTACGTACTTGTGTGCCATCCCAGTAGAAGAGATTTCTCGTTCCGTCGATCTTTTTACTTATGTATCAATGAGTTACACGACTAAGAGCACTTTTTGAAACGTTTTGAATTAACTTGGCCAACATCGGTTTTACTGCACCTTGTTGGTCTTGTTTTGTTTTAGGTACTGCCTTTTCTATATCATCTGGCATTGTGTCGAAAAGTTTATATCCCTTATCCAGATAACTCTTTACGTTGGAATTATACTCCAGTTCTGCCTGTTGTTCCAGTGTTCGTTTTACTTTTCCTTTGTCTATTACAATTTTAGGGTGGTCGACAAATTTACCACCAACAATGCCGGACTTGCGTGTTATTTCATAACTACTGCCGGACTTATAACAAGAAATATTTATCTGTCTAATCTTTCCCTTTGAATCTCGTGTTAATAAAATGTTTGACTTACCAAAATCGCTCATAATTACAAACTGCTCTTTCTTCAGATTTTCCGGAATCATATCCTTTCAGATATGCCTCATCTATCAAGTTTTCTACGGTTTGTTTTTGTGCTGGAGTCAAACTACGAAAAAGTTCTTTCTTAGACATATAAAATATATTAAAATTCAGTTGCCAAAAGTTGTTTTACAAGAGCAAGCTTCTTAGGCTCCTGCATATAACGCACATACAATACCCAGAGAAGTTGTTTGTTTGTTATACCAGGATAATACACATCACCAATCTTTTCCTCAAAATCGATCGGCACTGCATCGGTACCAAGGATTGCATTTCCAGCATGCTTGGATAATTCAAAATAGCGATTTCCTACTGAATAAACATCTTTTGCAACCATTTGTGGCTCAGGATATTCCTCAGATGTATAAGTTATAGCATTTTCCTTTGGTTCGGGCTCTTCTGGCTTTACTACATGCACATAGCCGTTACAAGACTCAGCATCGTCTCTCTTTTCAATCTTCTTTTCGGCTTTCTTTTGTTCATCGGCCTTCTTATATGCATCTTTTACATAATCTTTACATTCGTCTTTTAGAGCCTTAATATCCTCTTTAGACAATCCAAGCACATTAAAAAGCTCGGACAAAATATCATTTTCTGTGTACATATTTTATTCTATTTACCTGTTGATCCAAAACCACCTTCTCCACGATCTGTTGCACGGAGTTCTGTTACTTCGCTAAACTCAATTGCACCTGTTATATCAAGATGAATCTGTGCAATGCGATCACCTACATTATATGGCTCCCCATTAGGATTTACTTTATAAAAGCAGCACATAATTTCTCCAACGTACGATTTGTCGATGGTACCCAACGAGTTACAGAGTTGGAGTCCGGTTTTATATATGCTACTCCTAGGACGAACGGTGAAACCAGCAATTACATCTCCATCACCTTTATCATCTATTTGTAACGCAAGTCCAGTACCATATCTGAAAACTCCAGGAGCAATCTCTTCTTTACTAGTGGCAACAAGATCATATGCAAAATCATCAGCATGTGCTTTCGTTGGCACAACTGCCTCTGGTACAAGCTTTTTAAAATTAACTTTAATCATTTTTAATATATAATTGACAACAGCATTTATCCCTAAGTCTATAACTTTCGCAAGGACAATGCAGATCTCCATCATTTTCTTGGTGCGAACACGGGCACTCTCCGTTATTTTTCTCTATGCGGGTAAAAATCGCATTTACTAGTTTATCGTTTGGGTTCAGAGACCAACCAGACTTTCTAAGAATTGTTATCATGTTTCCAAAATTGTGATGTTTCGTCTCTCCAACCGGGCCCAATCGTGTAGTTACTATAAAATATACTATACTCGTAAAATCGTTGATTGGTAGTTGGACTAGTAAGAGGCCCTTTTTCTTCTATATAAGGTCCGAGTTTTATATAATCCCAGTTATATAAGTTGATTTCTTTCGAGAGTTCCTGTTTTCCAGAATACCAACCTGTTTTAACACCAAAAAATCGTAATTTAACGAATCTAGCAAGTTCGTCTATATATGCTGGGTCTTGGTCACCACCCATGAAACCAACACAAGTAATACCACTATTCGCATTTATAAGACGTTCTAGCTCTTCTTTTGTTAGTTCTATGCCAATATCATCAGCCAAGTAAGACGAGTGGCAATTTTTACACCCTTGTTTACAACCTGATATATTAATACAAAGTGCTATTTCCTTAGGAAACTCTCTAAGGCCGATCAACGTATCTACATATTTCAACATATTTTCTGAGATGATTAATTGTTGTTTCTGGTAATATAAATTTTTTTAACAGAATTTCAAGATATTCTCTATCGAGTTCCATTTTAAAATTTACAGCATCTGTGAATATTTTAAAATTTTTGTTAATCTTTTTATTAACTCGTCTAGAACGAACACAATACGTATTATGCTTTGTTTTATAAATACCGTGCCCGAGCGTACTTAGAAATGTATTTATAGTTTTAGGGATCAAAATACATGTTTTTTCTGAATAACACTTTGGGTAGATGCCCTCAATTTCGCAGATACAATCTTTATCTATATCACAACTATATTCCAATTTGTGTTCTGTGAATCACCTTTTAAAATTTGAATAATATTTAAAATACTCAGAAACATATACGCCTTTTGCACCGTAGTTGGAATAACCATCTATATCTTTATAATAGCATCTCCGCTCTATATTCTTTCATATAAAATATATTGAAGTATCCACATTTCTGGCATCACAAACAAAACCAAATGCGTCTGGTTGATCAATGTTCTTAATTAGTCCGCTTTTTATTTCGTCTAATCGTTGAACATACTTCCGGGTGTATCCATCAAAATGACAATCATATAAATATCTATTTCTAACCTTTGTAGTGGATTTACTGTCTATAATTAATCAATCGCCACAATTTTGTAGATATTTTTTTACCATAACAACCAATTAAGCCACAACACATAATAATCTTTAAAAGCCTTTGCGTCATCTGGAAGTACATCAAACAGATAATATGCCCAGATAGCTTTTTTATTCCATCCAGCTCCCATCGTCAATACTCTTTTTAATCTCTTCTTTAAGAGACTTATATACTTGCCTAGTAACGTACAAGTAATCTTTATAATCTTGTTCAGAAAGTTCAAACGGACGAAAACAAACATGCTGGAGCTTATAACAAGGTTCTTTTAGATCATATTTAAACCCGGCAACAGACATACATTGTTCTGGATTTTTAAAACAACTAGGGTGGATAGTAACACTAGGATAACCTTTCATATGCGCACACCCATTGTCGTCCCAATCATATTCGTTCTCACGTCCATAATAAGGATTCGGACTCCAAACAACTATGTCTATATCTCTGTTATCTGGCGGTGGATCAAACAGATACGTAGGTTTTCTGGACTCAATATTTCCAACTCTAATATACTTGTTCATCGTAATCTCCTACTTCAAATTGTTTGTAAAAATCATCGACTTCCATCCATGCAATTTCATCTGGCTGGAAATCGTTTTTATTAAACAAAAAGTCTTCCACTTGATCACTAGTGTCAAATGGAAGACCTCTCATATACAATATTTTACCTAAATTATAATCTAAAACGACTATATTCATTAATAAGAATCGTAAAAATATACTTTTAAATCTGGGTGTTCCTTGTAGTACTCCTTGAACCATTCTAAGAAAATAATATTTTTATAAAAGTGTTCAAAATACTCGTCATATTCCCAGATTGAATCTGCATTTTCATCCCAATAATCTCGGGAAAGAAAAGGTTTTAAACCTCGAATAAGCGCTGGGATATCATCTGGATCAATATCCTTTTGATATTCTTCCTGTCCCATATGTAGTACAGAAAGAACTACTCTACGAAGCCCCCAACACTTTCTCCAATAAACTGGCTCAATTTCTCCAGCACCGAGATAGTTAGTCATATCATTGTAATAAGGGATTTTCTTTTTATCTTCTTCAGGCATCCCTTTTATTCTAATTCCATTGTCTAGTCCCATAAGGCAACTTCTCCTTTTTTTGTTCTCATAGAGATTTTAATTATCACTATAAAAGATAATTCCGTTATTATAAAAATTCATCCAACGATTAAAACGCTCATTTATATCATCACCAAAAATTTCAGGAATTTCGTCGATATTCATCCAGATCTTATCTGGGTGTGAATCGTTTGGTTGGAGAACGTTGTTTGGTGGGACAAAACCGTCAGTTTCAGCAACAACTTCGATTGTTGTATCATCCTTATCTATTGTGTAGATCGATTTATTTTTTCTTTTACTTTTTGAGACATTGGAAATCGCATTTTTTGCATCCTCTAATGTCGCGTATTGCGCAGAAAGGGGCTCATATCCTATTGTATAACGTGTTACTGTATAACTCATTTTAACAAAAATTTAAAAATCCAAGCCATTCTGGGAGAACACTTGGATTTGGTTTATTTATCTCGTACTCTTGTTTTGGCCCATATAACTGTTTATATTCATCTACAGTCATTTGGAGTATTTTACCATCTGGTGTAGTTATGATCATATTAGTCAAAATTTGGTTTTGTATAAAAAACATTAGCGTGATTTTCTTTTGATAATTGTTCCCATTTATGTTTTTTTCGTAATGCAATTTCCATGTTTGAATAATTATCAAAAGAGACTGGCTGTGGTTCTCCGTTTATTATTTTATATTTATAACAAACGGGTCTTTTATAAAATTCGGACGCTAAAAGCATTATATATCGTCAACTGAAAAATATTCAATTTCTATATCTTTTCCAGTATATTGGCTTTCCCAATATCGCTTTTGTTTAAGTGCATCTTCTTTTCGAGAAAATTCTTTAAAAAAATGTTTTATTGATCTCTGGCGTCCATTTTGGTCTTTTGGGCCCCATTGATCTAGCACAACACAATGTTTAATCATTATTTATTCGATTTTGTTCTGTTACAAGATTTACAGATCATTTGGAGATTGCCTGTATTTGTTTTTCCACCAGCACTCCATGGAGTTATATGATCTGCTTCCATATCAGTAATGGCAAATTTCTTGCCACAAATTGGGCAAACACCATTTTGTTTTTCAAAAGCAGTACGTTTTTGGCTTTCTGTAAACGCACGTATATTCAGTACTTTTTCGTTATCTTTTCCAGAAAGCAGATATTCATATATTCCAGCCTTCTTGGTAACGTCATCATCCATCATTAACTTTGCTGTATCAGATTCAAGATCGGCTGTATTATATTTTTCGGCCTTATATATATTATATAACCTGCCCCAATCAATGCCCTTCATTTCTCGCCTGTAATTTGGAAATATTGCTTTAACCCAGGTAATTACCGAGTTAAAATATAACCAGATTTCATTGGCATTTTGGTCATGTTGGTGTTTGGCCATATAATTTTCAATTTCATCATTAGAAATCCAATCAAGTACTGTTTCGAGATATTCCTGCCTAATTGGACTACCTTTCATATAATCTTTTGCCAAGTTATATGCCGGACCTAATTGTTTGCTAAAATAACGTTTTGCATCATTAATCCACGGACCAGTATATATAGCATTTCGCAATTCTTGGTCAGTTAATTTCTCACCAGCAATGTTAATAACCTTGAACCAGTCGAGCTTTTCAACAATCGTGCCAGAACAAACATAAACATCGATTTTATAATCTAAAATTGCATTTTGTTCTTCTGGAGTTAAGTTAAAAAAGTATTGGTGATCAATGGAGTAATCTCCATTAATGTACTTGCAGATAGACAACGTTCTCTGTTGTCCATCAAGTAGTTCATACGTTCCATCTTCGTTTTTACTCCAATAAAACGTATTTAACGGAAAAGCAGCGCGTACCGATCTAATAACGGCATCACGCTGCTTGTCATTGTACACGAACTCACGTTGGTATGCAGGTCGTATATTTAATTTTTTATCATAACCCCAAACGCCTTCTTCATCGGAGTTCATATAACCTCCAGAAAGGTCTTTTAAGGTAATTTCTATTTTATCTATTTTCATTTTAAACTTTTTATCGACGAGAAGTGTCTAACAGATCAATTTGAAATTGTCGATATTAATCCACATTTTTTCACAATTGTTGCACAAGGAAAACCCAAACCAAAACAATTATCATTGTCATCTGTTTGTAAAAAGGATCCGTATGCAAGACTTTTAATTAAACGAATTTAATTAATATTCTAGCATATGGCGCAATTAAATAATCAGAATTATCTGAAGTATAATAAGTTGTTGTTGGTAAATGAGCAGTATTTATTGCTAAAACACAATTAATTGCATTTCCGTTTGAAATTCTCCCATTCGATGTGTGTTTTTTGGGATTGATATAATCCTTGTTTGGTGTAAAATTTTCCCTAGAGTTTCCAAGAGCGACAATTTCAAATTGATCTGGATTGTAAGAATATAAAAATGTAATAGGCACACCTATGACACCCCTATAATCTTTTGGAACATCTAACACCTTTCCTACTTCTATTGCATCGTAATTATCGTATTTTGGATATTTCTTAGGATCGTATTCTTTGGTAAGTATTATCTTTTCATTAAAGCGCTTCACTGGTAAATTTGTAAACCAACAAACAGAGCCTAATGTTGCATATTTTCCAGAAGAATCTTGTCGTTTTCACTCGGTAGCAGTATCGGGAATACGAAATTCCCAAGGAGACATTTTTCGATTTCCAAGCCATATTTTATTATCTCTAATTAACGGAAATATCTCCTTATACGTTATCGCGTTTTGGTTTCCAATAACTAAAAACTTTTTATTATACTTCATTAATTGTGCAACATACTCTCTAAATAAACTAAACGGTGGATTCGTTACGACAACGTCACATTGCTTTAAAAGTTCAATACTTTCTTCGCTTCTAAAATCTCCATTCTGCTTCAGTGGCGTTTTAACGATATCCTTTTTAGTTATTTTGCCATCACCATCTATATCTGCTTGTAGTTCAAGCTTATATGATGGCTGTTTTGCATCAAAATGTGTTGCAATTAACTTTTTAAGGCCATAATTTTCAAAATTCAACTCAAAAAATTTTCAAAAATTACTTTCCTCTGGATCATCGCAATTGCAATAAACAATCTTCCCCTTAAATCAATCCTTATAATGAATTAACTCTTTTTCGATGTCTGAGATCTGTGTATAAAACTCGTCGTTAGCTGCTTTCTTAGCTTTTGTTAAATTACTATTTCTTGGCATATTAGTCTGTTATATGTGAATAAACTCTGGTTTTTTGTTCCTGCTGCCTTCCAGCGCTCCAATTTTTTATTTTAGTTAAATAACCGATCACTCTATCGTAGTAATCTATATGCTTGCTACCGCACTTTGGACATTTTACAATTGGAACTTTTGTTATAAAACCACAATCCTGGCATTCGGAGTTGGGAACATTAAAAGTCAAGTACTTACAGCCAACATCACCGGCATATTTTAGGAGCTTTTTATATTGCTCCTTCGTTAAATGCGAGTCGATGTTTAGATGGGCTGCAGAACCTCCATCCAAATTATCTCCACAAAAGTTTTTACCGTGCAAATAAATTTTATCCAATATAGAAATTTCTTCATCGTTCGGTTTATAAATATAACTTGCATATAAATTAGTGTCTTCAGGAACCCAATATCCGTCCTTTTTATCTCTATTATATAACTTAATAGAGGCGGATTCGCCAATTCTGTTACACGCCTTCTGAGAATAATTTTCTTAATTCCTCAATTGGTGAAGGCAGATCTAATACATAAAATAAATCACGGTTTGGACCATATTTTCCAGGAAAAATCCAAATAAAAGTATATAAAATTTTATGTATTAAACGGTTAATTATTTCTAATTAACTCTCTATGTTGCCATAGAGTTCGGACTATTACATCTACATTTCTGTAGTCTCTTTATTTAGTCTCTCACGCTGCACGGAAATATCCTGCTTGCGCCTCGTTGTCCTATATTAGGAGTTTCGAGTCAATTAAAAGAGATTTATACACCGCACGAACATTGACGGTGTGAACTCCGTATTCATCATAATATCTTTAGATTTATGGAGTTCGTTTTGTTCCTTAATTGTACTAAAAATTAAATTGCAGAATTTTTCATATTGCAAATTTTTGTTACATTTTATCCCAAGAAATTCAGCAGCTTGATTCAGTCCATTAATTCCAGTAGTAAGATATTGTTTTTTAAGATCGATGAACCCGGCCGAGTAGGCAGTTAACAATCCAGCATTATATAACCTCGTAAGACACGATTTGTAAGAAATTTGGTATTTATATATCCTCTCCAAAATAGTTATTATATAATCTTGTAGTGATTGCCGTAATTCTTCATCTGTATATAACAAACTTCTAACAAAAGCCGGAGATGCCATTCCGGATTTTTCTCCTACAGTAACATCACATTGTAGATTTTTGTACCAATCTTGGATAATTCTATTAAAATCAAGAGTTATCACGTTTACAGACCCAGTCTGCTCACCTATTTGTCCATTTGTAAAATTAAACTGGGGCTTTGAGATTTTAGAGCTTAAACGGCAACATGAACTCAGACTTTCCGGGGAGTCATTTATATAAGTAAAAAACGAATTTCCCTCGGCATACTCCTGGCATGTATAATCATATAATTCAGGATCGTCGAATTGGCTATCTTTATATATAAGGGCAACAGAAACTACCGGGAACGTTAAAAGGCACTTTAAACGCTCTTGATTTAACCAATGCAAGTACTCCTTTTGGAGCCAATTAAACGTTTCCCATATAGGTCGTGTGTTATCTGGATAAAAGAAATCTCCATACATTGTGTTAAAAAATGTTTTATCGAATATTGAAATATTCCAGAAAACAGATTGGCCCCCACGTGCCGATGCAGGCTGATTGATACTATATGTTATTTGTTGAAAATATTGGAGGATTTGCTTTTTTATTGTTCTATTTTTGTTTCCAAGTGAAATAACTTTATCCAAGTTATTTATATAATCATCTCCCCACTCTTTTCTACAGAACCAATCCATACAGAGCAAAAAACCAGGAGTGGCCACGGCTCCTTTAAACTGGGCAGCAATGGCAAAAATCATATTAATAAAAATGCCACAGAAACTTTCTAAGGACTCTGGTTTTGCAGAAAGACCGCCAAGAGACTTAATACCTTTTAAGAGAAAAGGATACATTGTAATAGCAACACAATATGGCATACCAATTTGAGAACTAGAGTCATGCAGATAAGCCACTGTGTTAAAATCAGTTAGCATTTGTTTGTAGTCAAAATCTGGATAGAGTCTCCGCAATTCATTCTCAAGCATTCTATAATTAGTTTGCTGGTTGTTCTCTTTATGAATTTCTGCGTTAAGAACTGCAATATTGTGGTTGCTAACATTGGAGTTATCATCAATTGTTGCGTTTGCGGTATTATCCGATTTTATAAAATTTTCTATAAACTGTAAGTTTCTTTCTACATTTTCTCGAATTTCCCTATGCTTCTCTCTATACAAAATATAACATCTAGCAACATCACATTCTCCAAAATTCATTATTACATCTTCAACGAGATTTTGGATACTTTCTACATCTATGGGTTGTTCTCCCTCATAGGCATTAAATCAACATCTTACGTGATCTACTACTTTGTCGCAATTATCTCTGTCTTTTACTCGAACTGTTGGATCTGCAAAAGCATTCCTAATTGCCTTCTCAATCTTTCCAAAATTAAAATCTGTTACTTGTCCACTTCGCTTTTTAACTGTTAGCATAATTGAAATAAGTTATTAATTAACATTGTTTTTTCAAACCGATTCACAAAATCTTTTGTTCCTGTTATTTGTGCACATATTGCATCATAAAAATTGAACATGGAACATTCCTCGTTTTCAGATATATAATAAGGTGACCCACTATTGTTATATATTGATTCATAGGCCTTTATAATATCATTACTTGAAAGCTTTATTTTCCCATTTAGAGTTTTACTTTCATAAACAAGGACTTTATCAATCAGTTCTCCAAGAAATTTCTGTTTTTTATCTGTTGGTAAAAACGACGATTTTAATTTTCGCATATTTGTCTCAAGATCATTTACTGCTCCAAACAACTCTTTAATATCATATTCGAGTTTTTCATTTGGTTTTAACTCTTTAGCTATTAATCAGTTATTTGTAAAAGTATATAGATTCTTTGAAACTGGATTCATATAGGCTCGAAACACTTTATAAACAGGAACACGCGTATCTAGTGCATAAACGAGATTGTAAGTTTCTTTATATTCAGATTCACCTGGCACAATGGCTTGTACCCAAACTCTATTATATGTCAGGTCTTTTCCAGACCCAGTAATTGTCATTTGATCAGGAGTCTGTACATTAACAATAAACTTGTTTGTGTACTTTTTCAGTTCAGTTATAAAAGGTTCTGTATATTCTTTTGTTTCAAGAAATTCGTTGTTTTTAATTATTGTTGGTTTCCCCGCACTTAGCCCTTCTAATGTAATTTCCATTAATAATTCGCAACATTTTGTATAATATTAATATCGGGGTTCTTTTTATTAATTCAGAACTGTTCTCTTTCAACGACTCTATCAAGATCTGGATATTCTATAACAAAAAAACTAGCAACTCCGATTTCATTAAATCAAGTTTGCATGTTTCTGTTATAATGTTTGTTCAACTTCAAAAGTCGTATATGCTCTGTTATTCTGGCTTTTGCATTTCTTTTTGTCGAGCCAATATAAATATGTTCCCCAATGTGGATCTCGTAAATAGCTGGAAAAGTCCGATCATATAAATCGGACTCTCACAAAATTTCTATCATATTTTGGTCAAAAAAGCAGGATTGGAGTTAACCAACCCTGCTTTCTATTTTAGTTTCCAAATACAATATACTTTCCAAGCTGTGTACCTTTCGACGGCGTGTAATCGATAGTAAATACTCTAGCGTGTGCTTCATCTACTCGATATACCTGCTCGCAGTACATATTCTCCTTAACGTCTTTCATAGCAGCCTTAGCCTTACGAGATGCTTCACCCTTCGTTTCAGCAGTTGCTACAAGCTTTCCAGATTCTGTGTGTATCTCAAATACACGCTTCTTAGTGAGCTGGCCCTCTGTTACAACATTATTAAATGTGTACGGTCTTTCCTTAGTGTCGGCAGAACCCTTAACCTTAACAACGATATATGCCGTACCAGTAGTTTCAGTCATTTTATCCTTCTCGAACTGCTCGTTTGCAAAAGCTTCTATATCTTCTGGAGAATCAGCATTAACATATCTACGAGTAACATCTTTTACAACTGTGAGACCCTGCTCAGCAGCTTTTTCTCTAGCCTCATCAAGGCTAAATGCTTCAATTTCAACAATTTTCATAATCATTAACATTAATTAGTTATCTGTTTTTACCTACACAAATATACTAAAAATCTAGGTAAAAACAAAATTTTATACAAATTTTACTTCTTCTTCCCAGCCAAACATCTGGTAATATGCAATCATCTTAAAAAGCTTTTGGTACTCTTCTACACCCTTTTTATAATAAGTGTTATTCATTGGGCAACACTTGCTATTATAAGGAGGATTGTTTCTAACTACTAGAAAATTCATTTCCTTAGTCCAATCATTTTCGTTATACCCATATTCATGCATACAATAGAGCTTCAGAACATCTCCGTAGAGAGCTCCCTGGCGATAATAATTAAACGTTTCTAAATGTCCGCTCTTGGTAGCAAAATACTCTGGGTTATCACGAGCCGTTTTCAGATCATTCAGAGCGAGATGTTTGTTTTCTTTATCGATTGTCCAATTATCGATTTTCATTTTATATTTCAGAGTAGTGGCTTGGTTTTTATAAACTACCCAAAAATCAATAAACATAGCATCTTCGTTATGTGATTCGATTGGATCTCCAAAAATATCAGTAGGATGCAATTTTTGCATTATCTCTTTATTGTCTTGTAGAGATTTAATTGCACTATTTGCGGATTCCCAATCAGCATCACTTAAAATTGTGCCATTGCCTTTATATGCTTTGCGTGCAAAATAATATTTTAAGCCTTTCTTTATAATATCACGGATTCTAAAATCATTTATTGCATTTGCATAATAATCAGCATTTTTCATTGCTTGCTTGATTGCATTGTATCCTCCAATTCCAGATTGTCGTAGCTTTATAATTTCGTCTACACAATTCCCCAATTTTGCACTAGGTCGCCCTAATTTTGGAGCCATTTCATAATACTCATTTTGGAGCATTTGTTCGTGGACTACACTACCCATTGATAATGAGGAACTTACGAATTTAGGAGGATTTTTATATTTACTTGGAGAGCCTCCTTCATCGGGATTTATTAACTTCAGACGAGAGTTACTTACACAGTCTTTATATTTATCAGAGAAATACTCTTCATCCGTCATATCAATCCTTTTTAGGGAGTTTAGATCGGGCAAGATTTTAAAATCATCTAGTTTAATTTCTTTCATTAGAACTTCAGATCAAGATTTGTTATTCGGCGATGTTCTGGTACTTTGAACCATTTGTTATGCGGAGAGTCCATTAGATAACAAAAGATGCCATTATTAATAGCATCTTTGTAATTATCTGGTTTATCGTCGATTAACACAGACACATTATGCTCCTTCATAACAGCAATTTTACTTTCATTCCAAGGTACACAATATACTGGAGCACAAGGTAGCCCTCTTTTTTGAAGATTCTCCTTTGTCCATTCTACTGGAATAGATCGAGATGTTATATACATTGCCGGTTCAAACGTTGGCATATTCAATACAGGCAGGTTTGTCCAAAACTCTTTATCGTCCTTTATTTTATCAAGGTCTTTAAGTAGTTCATAAGAACCATCCCAATAATCGTTAAGTTTTCCAAAACGTTTTTCGTACTCCCCTTTAAAATCGAGTACAACATCATCTATATCAAGAGCGATGATTGGCCTGTCAACTATTCCTACTACTCGATCATCACCGTGTGGAAATATTTTATAATATTCAGCCAAGATAAGGGCGGACTCTGCAACGTAGGCAATATTCAAAAGTCCATTTTCATCGAAATCATTTCCTTTTTCAAACTCTATAAGATGCTTTTTAAGAGAGGAAAGTATTTTGGACCACGAAATGCCGTATTTCCATTCATTTATTTCGTGTTTATTTAGCCTGTGTTGGAGGACTTTTTCCACGGACTCTATTCCGTGAGGTGGGATAAGATCATATCTTTCGCACATTATTCTGGCTTTTTGTTAGTTAGTGTCATCAGGAGAGATGACGCCAAAAAACCTATAAAATCGAGTTTTTCATCAGACTCTTTCTTGAGATCGGATTTATATTCGAGTGTCTCTGCTTCTCTATCATAATTAAAAGTCAGAGTGATTTCTGTTCCTTCAGAGTCTGGATTAGTGAATTTAACTATTGCTGTTTCCATCTGCGTATGGTTTTATTAATTTATAAAATAAGGATTTTGGAACTATGACAACTTCTCCAACCGAAACTATATTTGCTTCTCTAGGCTCTTGTTTGTTTCATATAATTACAAACTCGTCTGGATTCACAGTAGTTTCGGAGCGTATCTTAAAATATTGTGGAGTTTGTTGTGTTGCCTTTAATTGGATTTTACATGGCAGATTACCTTTGTTATCGTGTATATCAACTTTGTTATTATCTTCTGCCTTTGAGTTATTTCGAGTAGTTCCAACATCAAAACCCAATTCTTTGAGTTCCTTTACTATTTTACGCTCGTAGGCATTTCCTTTGTTTCGGGAATAACCTGCGCTTCGTTTTCTTCCCATTTATTTATATTTAACTCGGTTTTTAGCAATTTTATTGCAGCTTCTTTGCCATATTTTTTATAAAAATCACTAAAATCTTTTGCTTCGTATTTTTCTGGGATATAAAAATATTCCAATTCTGGGTGTTTTTCTTTTATTCTAGCTAGTGCGTTCTTTCCTGGATCGTCATTATCATATCACACTATTATTCGCTTGAATTTGCTTTTAACTTTATCTAGTTGTGAGTCACTTAAAAACAGATTTTCACTATTTGGTGCAATTGCAATAATGCCTAGTTCATATAAACACATGACGTCTTTCATTGATTTTTGGATAATCAACAGATCTCCGCCATCTTTCGGCAATTGTTTTGCACCTTGTAGTTGATTTGCTTTTCAGTTTGTTAAAAAGCGCATCGTAGTTCTATCTGGTCAATATAATCGCCATTGTTCAATTCCTTCTTTTATGCCTCCGTAGTATCCGAAAATCTTTTGTTTTGGACTTTCGTAGTGAAATATATTCCCGTTAAGCCATATATTTTTACAAGAAAACACACCGAATTTCTTCAGTGTGCTTTCTTGTATTCCATATTTGGCCCATCAATTAAGTTCGTAGGATTGAAATGGGCGTATTTCAACCTGTATAACAGAGGTTTGTTTTTCATCTAGTTTGTTTCCTGTATATTTCAGCTTTGGTTCATTCACAACCAATTTATCATCATGTATGATTCCAAAATCATTTGCTATAATATGCAGTGCTTGTGAAAAGTTGCAGGAAAACTTTTCCATAACAACCTTGAAACAATCTCCGGAAAAACAACCAGAAAAATCGTGAAATATAACTAGTCCCGTTTTTGTTTTAAAAAAACTAGCAGTTGGTCTTCTGTCGTTTCGCAACGGATTTTTGAAAAGACCTTTTTTAACTGGTATTCCCAGATAATATTCTAGTATTTGCTCTTGTGGAAATCTACTCAATATAAGCTCCTTGGTAATCCTAACGGGCTCTATTGTTATCTCCATGAGTATCAATTACTTAGAACGGGAGATCCGAATCAGGATCCTCAAGGTCTGTTGCCATTGCAGAAACTACATCGGCAGTAGAAGTAGCCATGTTAGTAGGCTTTGCTGTAGCAGCATTCTCGATCTTCTTTACCTCCGAGCTAGTAAGAGTGAGATTATCACCAATAATACGTGTAGCAATACCGAGATTGCCATTGCGATCAATACGCGCAGTGAAAGATGGCATATTGCAATAATTGTCTCTGCCAGGTATGAGCTTAATTTGGGTCTTCTTTCCAATATGAGGCTTAGTGTAGGTTACAATTGCATCAACAATTTGCTTAAAATTGCCGGTGAGCTTCTTTGTGCCAGCATTAATTTCTGCGGCAACTTCTGGACAGATCGCTTCAAGGATTTCCATTACAGTGATCTTAAAATGATCAAGCGGAGATGCTGACTTACCCCACTGCATTTCCTGACGCTCTGCTGACTGAGGCTCGAAAAAGTTCTGCTGATATGGACCGTAGCCATCAATGTTTACTTTGAGAACGAGAGTCTTAAAAGCATCACCAGTCTTCTGACTAGTTACATTTGCAAACTCTACACCCTCGAAAGTAGCATCTTTAATTCCTGGAGTCAATCTAGAACCAGACTCTTTTGCATTTACTGCATCTGAAAAATCAAAATTCATTTTTAAAAAATTTTAATAATTATACTTTTGGGGTTAATTTGTAAAAGTCTTTAAACTTTTCCATTTTGAAAGAAGTACCATATTCGCGCAGAACTTTGTTCTGTTCACCCCGAAACGAAATAGTACCAGATTTTGTTAATTTATTTCCTTCATCAGAACCGAACCATTCAGCACGTCCAATAAGAGGAAATGTGGTTTCGCTATTAACTGTCCAATAATTAATTGCAATTTTATCTTTTGGTTTCACCGAAAGTGCTTTTATTGCATCTTTCGACAAAACCAAGTTGTTATCTCCTAGTTCTACAATTGCATCAGTCAGATCAATATCTGTTGGACTTTCTGTGTTAACTACAATTATAGGAGAAATGTCGATATTCATTACTGTGCAAGACTAGGGTAGATTCTATCCCAATGTGGAACAAAAGAGCCATCTTCAGCCCGCTCAGCTACAATAATATCTTTATTTGCAAGATGCTGTGGTCTAGCTCCTGTGAGAACTTCTCCATCAGTACCAAACTGTATGCAGAGATTGCTATCTTCGTCCCTATGTACGAAACCGATTGCATCAGACTTTGCTGCGAGTATGCGAGAAACCTTTCCTGTAAGATCAAGTGTTTTAAGAGATCCGTTTGCATTTTCAGCAAGTGCTGCGTCCTTAACATGCCCGCATATAATAAGATTTGGAGCACAAGCCGCAATTTTATCAATTACCCTCTCGATTGCAGTTCTCCAAAAAGCATAACCAGATCCATTTGGTAGCGATGCAGGATCTTTTACATTTGCATATTTCTCAGAAAACATTGGAGAATCTTGGTAGAGCTTTATCGCAAGTGGTTTTGCCATTTCTTCAACGGCAGTAATCGTGTCAATCGTTATATATTTATAAGGATATCCAGCCTCTTTAATTGCAGCACAGATCTCGTTAAGGTCTTTAAGTGTATTAACCTTTATTTTAAGAGCGGAGACGTAGTCAGAGCCGTTCTCAAAATCCAAAATTAGATTTCCTTCAAGTGTGGAGAGAATTGTTGTCTTTCCCACTTTCGGTAACCCAAAGAGTATCAGGTACTTAGGATCTTGTGTTGTTGCTGGAATTTTTGAAGTAGGTAGCGTAATAGCCATTATTAAAAAGAATAATTTATTTCTTCCTTCACCCCATTATCTGGAGTTGCATCTTTTATTTTATTTTTGGGAGAATTTTCTAATGACGTATATATAGAAAAATTAGTTATTGTTTTTGCAGGAGGGAGCTCTCTAAAAATTCCGAGTTCTCCGAAAAAGTTAACAGGAATTACTCTATCACTTACTCCTTGGCGATTTTTTATTATGTTTAGTGCTTTGTATCTATCCCTCAATCCTTTAAATCCACCTTGCAGAGGATTTTCTTCTACAATAATTGGGTAACCTAAGTGAGATTTTATTTTGAACTTGAGAGGGAAATAAACACCAATACATATTTCACAGTCATTAAAAGTATTTCCAGTATCTTTTAAATCTTCCGAACTACATTCCGTAAGTCCTGCCTTTCTTCTATCCATATCTGCAGAATTTCTATTTTCCTGCTGAAGTATAACAAAAGAAACTTTGCATTTCTCACGCAACGTAACACAATATGATGAAATGAGATCCATTTCTGCTTTTTTTGTATGACCATCAATTGGCATACAGAGCATTTGTTATCCAAAAAGTTTTTTATCTTTTTGTTCTTTATATTTCTATAAAGTTCAGCATATATTTTCACATAAGTGTTGGGCACTCGTGGTAATATTATATTCTATTTCTAGTTTCAACTACTATGCGTTACAGTGTTTAATTATATTATTAATTAAATTACCTCGATATTAGCATGAATATAAAAATTGTCAAAAACAGATTTTTTACGTTTTAGATATATTGTTGCATCTTCATATATATATTTATAAAATTTATATATTTCATCTTTTTTACGTATAAAAAGTCTATACATATCAAAATGTCCGATACATTCTCCAGTGGGATTAGGAAGCATAATATTTTTTCTATGTTCACAATTTATTGTTGTAAAAATATTGTGGTTTTCTAAATGTTTTTGGATACTTTCCAAAATTTTTATTGTCGGAGAACATATATTTCCTTTTAAATAAGAGCAATGATTCTTAGGATTACATACAAAAATTGTTCCATCCCCATCAAAATAACCTCGAATGAAATGTTGGATTAAATTTTCTGGTATTGGTGGAATTTCAAATTCTGTATTTGTTTTTCCGTGGATAATACCTCATTTTTGTGCATTTTTACATGCAATCTTGGAAGAAATACGAATACAATATGCTCCTCTATTGTGATTCCCGATGGTTATATCTGGGGGAAAAATAATTTCGTATATCGGTTAATATATCTAAGTCGTTTATTGCTAGACTAAGTTGGGTTTTTGAACACAAGCAACCATCAGAAAGTCAAAAGCCTAAGATATAGGCCTCTGTTTCATTGGTGATATCTTCAAATTGCCAATTTAATTTTATACAATCTCTTCTATACTTTGCTCTAAATTCTGATGCACTCAATAACACTCCAGCTTCTTTTAATATTTTTTCAGTAGTTGTGTGGTACTTTTTATTAAGCTCTCGTGCAGATACTCCAGAAAGATATTCTTTGATAATTGTATTTTTAAATTCTGGAGTTTTCTTTGGTATAATTCCTTTTGATTTTGTCATATTATTTGAATTAGTAGACCAAAGTTAGTATATTTTTAACAATTTTCTAAATATTTTTAGCCTTTTTCGATTTTGCCCAATTTATTCTCGGCCTCTGACCGAGATGATCTACCACAACTTCTATAAGTTGTTCTGGATCGTTTGGTGTATAAACGGTTCTATTACCACCATCTATTTCTGTAAATGTACCTCATTGTTCAAGAAGATTCATCAGCGTGTGATAGAATACTTTATTCGTTAATGTTTTGTCAAAAATGACTAATTTTTCAGAAATAGAGTTAAGTCATTCTCTTCCTTTTAATACATACTCATAATCATCGTCAGACAAAATTTCTTGTCAAGACATTAATTTTGTATAAGGAATTATTTTTCCAAATTCTTCGTAAATATAAATACAAAGTAGTTTGGATAAAAGAAGTTCAGCAGAAAGTTCTAGACTATAATATACAAGTTTTATATTTTTATCCGGGTGGTCTTTTAGCGGTCTATATATATAACTATATAAAGCGAGTGCTGTTTTTCCGCTCCCAGAAGTTCCAAAAATAAGTGTATATATACCTTTTCTAACTCCTCCTGTATAACTATCTAGTTTTGGTATACCTGTACTAAGCCCTGTATTTTTTCCGGCTTTTCCAGAGTTAATCATATTATATAAAATATCTACACTATTCATCTAAAATACAAATATTATCAGCAGTTCCAACCATTTCTGGATTATCTCGTAGTTCTTTTAAGGCTTCCCATTGTCTCGATACGACAAAGTTTAAGATTCCAAAAGAAATTTTGCCGTTCTCTTTTGCTCAGTCAAGAATTTCCATAACTTCTCTGTGCTTTTCTGGATTGTTTCCAATCTGTGTTGCATAAAAGCAAAAGAAATCATCAAGAGACGCAAAACGAGTAGCAATGTTTTTAAGACTAGTTAACTTTCCGTTAATATTCAACCAAGACGGATATTTTGTAAATAATTCCTCTCCCATTGTACAACCACTTTTAAATCAACCTTTTAGAAAGTTTTTGTTAAATTCAACCTCGTTTGGGTTGTAAATTGTTGGATTGTACGATTTTAATATAACACCCTTTTCCTGTAACGAGCTAAATAGGCTACGTAGTACCTCATTTCCTCCGTTGCGAAATCAGGTGTCAAAATACTCAGCTCCGTGTTCTTCATCACGTGCAAGTAAGGTAATATAAATCAAAAGCAACTCATCAGCAGATAAGTGATAAGTTGCCATCAATTTTAAAATTGTTTTTATTTCCAAGTTAAAATATGTTTATAGCCATATTTAACTCGACCGATGTTTATAACTGTTACGTATTCATCGTTTATTTTGGTTAAAATCTATAATTTTTTGTTTCTCCAAAATCTCTTTCACGAGATTCTATTTCCTCGTGATTCAAGACTTTTTGTAATTTTTCCTCAGAATCAATCGTGATATAACTAGTTGTGTTACTGTTGTTAAATCACTTCACT